TCCTCGTCCTCGTCGTCGGCCACGGCCTTCTTGGTGGTGACCTTCGCCTTCGTCTTGCCGGCGCCGCCTTCATCGTTGCGGCCGAACTTCGCCAGCGCGCGTTCCGCCAGCTCGATGTCGCCATCGGCCTCGGAATTCAGGCCGACGTGGTTGCGCTTTCCGTACACCCCAAGTCGACCGACGACGTCATCGCCGATCTCCTGCAGCTTCAGCCGAATTCCGGCCTTGAGAATGCGCTCGTCCGGGTACACCTCCCCGGCCTTACTTCCGGTGAGGACAATTACCCGCGCCCGGACCGGAGCGACCTCTCCATTGCCAAAATCCTCGACAGGCTCGATGGACTTGACGGTGCAGACCACCGCCGCTCCTTCACGCGCCAGCCCTTCCCAGTCGATCCAGTCCTGGTCGACCGTGGTCGACGCTCCCTTTAGTGCCATGGCTATTTACTCCTTGGTGGGTGTTTCACTACCCGTACTCGCCAGGTCGACGGTCGGGGTGTCTGTGACGCGCTTCCACGCGGTTCGATTAACGATCCGATGGATCGCGGGCTTTTGGACGCCGTACTTGCTGCTCAGGTCGCCGAGCGTCGCGCCGGCCGCGTACTCCCTGCGCATGGCGCGCACGTCGCCCTCGGTGAGCTTCGCTTTGTAGTGCGCGGAGCCGTGCGACATCTTGGCCCAGGCCAGCGGACGGCGGTTCTTTACCTGGTCGCTGATGGTGGCCCAGCGACAGTTCTCTGGGCTGTACGGGCCGTCGTTGTCGATGCGCTCGATCCACAGTCCGGGCGGGGGGTCACCCATGTCCTCGTAGAAGTTCTCGAAGGTCTGCCAGCGCTCGCACACCGTGATCCCGCGTCCGCCGTAGTACGCGTAGTCCTTGCTCTGCGGGTTCTGACAGCGAGTCAAGATCTTCATCCAGCGGTTGTGGATAGAGGTGCCCGTCATACCATGAGTTCGAGGCGTCATGAATTCACCTACGCAGCCTGTCCTCTGGCGAAGGCCGTCCACGCGTAGACGGGGATCTCCGGGTCATCCAACTCCGGATCAATCAACCCGAATTCGATCAAAATTCTCTCGGCTTGCGCCAAGGTGATCGTACGCGTCCCATCGTTCAGCGTAATGTCGCAACTTTCCTTCTGTGCCTCGAAGGACGGAAAACAGATAACAGGACCGCTGAATGGCGCCCACCATCTACGTTCGTAAGGCGCCGAACCAACAACAACGTTGATCGTGTACTTGTCCAGTTTCACGTAGCATTCTTCGTGCCGGGGAAAAGTCAACTCGCTCATTTAGATATCCGATTCTTGGGTGTCTGTAGGTGCGCCGCTCATCGGGTACTCGTGACGCCGCGGCTCCGCGCGCGTGACGTCCGGATCAACGGGCTCGGGCGCGATCGGCCGCGACCACGGATAGATCCGGTTCGCGGCCTTCCGCATGCGCTCGATGAGCGCTTCACGGTCATTCATCGGGTGTTACGCCATCGAGCAGCCGCTGCCGGCGGCGCACCTCCGACACGAACGCGTTCACCGGCATGCTCGGGTCATCGAGATCCGGGTCGATGAGCCCGTGCTCGATCAGCAGCCGCTGCGCCTCGGGCAGCGTCACGGTGCTGGTTTCACCCATCACCGTCGCCGAGCAGCTCCCGTCGGGCAGAAAGTGCAGCGCGACGGGCGACCCGAGCTGCGACCACCAACGGTGTCCGTCGAGGGTGCTGTCCACCCCGACCATGTAGGTATCGAGGGTGACGCGCAGGTAGTCCTCGTTCATTGCTGCTCCGACACGGGCGTGAACAACTGGCACATGCAGCCCCTGACTTCGCAGGCGTTGCCGAAGAGCTGAGCGTGGTCGTCGTGCGCGTGGCCGCAGGTGCACATCAGCCCGCCTTCGGAAGGTCTTCGGGGTGGGTGCGCCGGTGCTCGATGGCGAGCGCGCGCTTCGAGGCGCGGGTCGCCACCCGGCGGGTGAGCAGCTCCGCGAGGAAGCGCGAGCGGGTGGACGCCGCGGCGCACACCAGGCACAACGGCTCCCAGGTATCGACCAGCCACAGGAAGTCGAGCGCGCAGCAGCGGCTGCACGGAAGCCTGACCGGGTCTTCCATATACGGGGTGGGGGTATTGGCCATGGTCTACTCCTCGGGCGCGTAATTCTCGGAACTACGCCAGGTGAATTTGCAAAACGTGCAAGTGCGTTCTGTGTAGGGGCCGCTGGTGCGTTGCCCGAAGCCCGACGCCTCGATGGTCAGCCGACCGTCGGCGTCAGCCAGCAGGTTCGGCCGGTAGTGGCCGTGCTCGGTGATCGGGTGGTGACCGAGGCACTCGCACCGCGGACACGTGCAGAAGGTGTCGTTCGCGTCCCGCGGCTGCAGGTGTCCGGGCACCGCCACGATGTGCGGCCAGCACCCGATGCGCCTCACGCGTCACGCTCCGCGCTGCTATCGATCGCTGCCTGCTCCAGCTGCGCGATCTTGAACAGCGCCGACGCGAGCAGCTGTGACTGGATGACCATGACGCGATCGCCGGAGGGGGCGAGCACCTGTTCGGTGGTGTCCCACCAGACCTGAGGGTCATCGAGGTCTAGCTCGGTGCGGAACCAGTCGGCCCGGTTCCCCACCCACCAGTCGCACAGCCGCCGCACGTGCTCGGGGCTGTGGTCGTCATCGACGCGCGGAATGTAGGGCCCGCAGTGGTAGTCCCTCACCGCGTCACCTCCGGGAAGGGCGCCGGCTCCCGGTCGAGCTGGATGGTCAGCACCGCCCTCCAGGTGTCGCGCGGGTCGGGGGTCAGGTAGGTCAGCGTCTTGTTGTCGTAGGAGTAGGCGACGACCGGGGTCGCGTGTCGTCCCGCGTAGCAGATCGACATCGGCCGATCCGCGGTGAACTTCTCCTCTTCGCCCGGACGCCACGCCATCACGAGCGCGGTCACGGTGCGCGCCTCGACGTCGCGCTCGACCCAGCCGGCGAGCGGCACCTGCTTGGTGGGGAAGCCGTGGCCGGTCAGCCACGCCTCCATCGCCTTGACCTGAGGCATCACCGCGACGCTCTGGCTGAAGTCGAACTCGATGCGCTCCGGGCTCACCAGCTACCTCGCAAGCGAGCCGCGGCCATGACCGCTCGGTAGACGTCGCGCTGACGGTCGCGACGACAGCGTCGGCAGGTACGTCGCGTGTAGCCGTCGCGCCCGTGCGATACGAGCGTGTTGGCGAACGAGTACTCGTGACCGGCCGGACAATGCGTGCGGGCCGCCTGCACTTCTCCCTTGGGCATTGTTAGGCCGCCTCATACGGCGACCACATCGCCTTAGGGTTCTTGGTCTCGGTCTTGTCGACGCGCAGCCAGTAGATCGTTTCATCGAGCGCCGACCAGCCCTGAGACTCGCGTGAGAGCCAATAGGCCACTCTTTCGCCCAGCAGCTCCGCGTCGGCGGTGAAGCGCAACACCTCCGCGCCGGTCATGCGCCGCGCTCCTCACGGATGCGTAGCCACTCCTTGGAGCGCCGGTAGCCGGCGTTGAAACCGGTGGTCAGCCGCAGCGCACGGTGGAAGATGTCGTGGCGCGCCCGGTCGGCGACGAGCCCGCCGCAGCCCTCGCAGGAGAACACCTCGGTGCTCCCGAACAGGCCAGCGACGGTGTAGCCCTCCACGAAGCGGCTCATGCCGGCTCATCTCGGCCGGCCTCGATCGCGCATGCTCCGCAGTACCAGGTGACCTCATCGGAATGGATCACTGACAAAGGCCAGAGCCACCCGTGCGGACAGGTCTCCACGCATTCCGGGTGGAATGTGCCAAACCCTAGAACGACCGTCGCGTTACCGGTGTTAGGTTGACCACATTCGTCACACTTATTACCGCGGCTGGGCGACTTTCCACTTGCGGCGGGCGCATTGTTGGTGCAACATTGCGAGTGCATGTCTCCACGTCCTCACGCGAGGGAGATGTGCCGATCGCGTCAGCGGCTCGAACCCGCTAACCGATCATGATGTGCCCGTCAGGCGAGCATCTTGACGGGTGTTGTGGAGACCAGCGCGGTGTGTTGAAGGTGCTGGGGAGCGACCTGGCCCGCGCTGGTCTCCACTTCTTTCTATCGTGGTGCCGGGGAGCGAACGACTACGGCGCGCACGCCCTGTCTTGCTCGTGCCCGCTCCGGGATTCTGGGGAGCTTCCACGTCTCGTTGCACTGGTCCTGGGGGAGCTTGCTGATCTAGTGAGTCGAGCGCGTGGTGAAACGAATACTAGCGGCCGGACCGGTCGGTGACTATGCCTCTCGTCGCCGGAAACGACCGTCCGGCGGGGGCTTGAAATCGAGGGTCATCCTCGGCGCCCGCGACCACCTCCAGCGTCGCCGAATACTCCTTCGGAGGCTTCTTGGCGGGGTCGGGCTGGCGGCCATCGTGGGTGTAGGTGACGGTCAGGATCATCCCGAAGCCGGGCTCGCGCACGCCCGCCTTGCGGCAGGCGACGCCGAGCGCGCGCTGGATGCCAGCTCGCACGTAGAGCGACCGGAACCCGTCATCGTCGCTGGTCATCCCATCCGGCAGCTCGACGTAGCCGGACACGATCGCCTGCATCCGGGGGCGCGTCTGGTTGGCGTCCCACCACAGCAACTTGCCGTCCTCGACCTGCTGCTCTTCCTCGGTGGGCTGGCTGATGTGCAGCACGTGCGAGGTGCCGACCGCCGGGAACTTCAAGGCCCGTCCGCGGGTGGAGAAGAATCCACTACTCATGATCGTTGGTTGCTCCTAATTTAGTGAACGGGGGATCTGTCTGGACAGTACTAGATCACTCCTCGTGCCTCTCTCCCCAGGCACGCCGTCGGTATAGCTCGGTCAGCTGCCCCTGCCCGCGGTCGAGGGTGTCGAGGCGGGCGTGCAGCCCCGCGAGGTTGTCGCTGTTCACCAGCAGCTGCCGCAGCGCCAACAGCACGATCGCGGTCAGCGTCCAGAAGCGGGCCAACGAGCTGTTGTCGGTGAACAGGTAGACGAACGCGACCAACGCACACGCGGTGATCATGACCGCCAGTCCCCAGCGAGCGAGCAGCGGCCACGTGATGCGGAATCTACTGACCATCACCAATCCAATTGGTTCGTACAGCTAACGATGCAATATAGGTCGCGGGGGCGCACAATCGCGCGGAGCACACCTACGCACCCGATCATGGGTTCTCCTCTTCCCACTCGCGGGCGAACTGGTACTCCGCGCACGGGAAGGGCATCCGCTCGGGCTCGTAGCGGCTCCCGTCATCGCAGTAGGAGCATTTCAGTCCACGGTCGTAGCCGTAGGACTCCTGCGGAGCGTGGCGTTCCAGCACCGAGCGCCGGAAGCCCGTGGCCTGCTCGATCAGCACCTTGTGCTGGGCCTCGGCGCGCTTGATTTTGAGCTTGAGTTCGGCCTTCGCCTGCTTCTCCTTGAGCTTCCGCTCGCGCTCGCGGTTCTTCCAGTCCTGCTTGCTACGCCAGGCCTCCTCCGCGCGCAGCCAGGTCACCACCGCCGCCTGCTCGGGCGTCGCGCCCACCATGTTCACCACGACGTGGGCGCCATCGGGGCTGGTGTACTCGTAGTCGATGTTGATCGGGAGTGTGAGCCGCTTCGGCTTCTTCACCACTAGTCGATCCGCTCCGGCCAGTGCCAGGTCCCGCCGGCCTTCGACTCCTCGTCCTGCTCGACGCCGCGGTTGAAGAACATGCCGGTCGGGTTGAGCACCGCGAGCCCGACCAGCACCCCGAAGCCGGTCTCCTCCCCGACCTCGGTGATGACCGCCGCTCGGCACTCGCTGGTGAAGGCCTGCGAGCCACCTGGCTGCACGGGCGTCCCGTAGCTCACGTAATGACAAATCCGCCCTACCGAAGGGGTGGTCATCAGGCCCTTCCTGTCTCTGCATAGCGTCGGCGCCGTCTAGCGAGGCGACAGGGCCGGCATTCACGACCGTTCGGGCGCACGATAGCGACGCCGGGTTCTGACCAAGCGTGCTCTCCGCGGCGGCAGTGGGTCGAGCGTTCCGCGATGCGCCGATTGTTCTCTCGGTGCGTGACCCATTCCAGGTGCTCGACCGCTGTACAGCTGCGCACGTTGCACGTGTGGTCAGGCTCCAGGCCCGAGGGGAACGACCCGCGCTCCAGTGCCCACGCGACCAGGTGCGACTTAACGGTTCGGCGAGCTAGGTGAAACTGGCCGTAGCCACTGGTGTCCAGGCTGTGATTCCACAGTCGGCAGCCATTCTCATTCGGCGCGTCGACCTTGGAGACAAACCGGATCACGTCGCGCTCAGACAGCACGAGAGGGAGTGGGGCGCTCACTCGCTCTCCAGCGCGGCCTGCGCCTCCTGCTGCAGCTCGCGCAGGCGCTGCCAGTCCGCGCGCGCCTCTCGTCCAGACAGGTTGACGGTATCGATCGTGTGGCTGTTCAGCGCCTCCGCGATCAGGGTCGCGCTGCCCTGCACCTGCTCCAGGGAGAACCCGTAGATCTCCGACAGCTGCTCGGCGATGATCTCTTGCGTGGTCATGCTCGTTCCCTTCGTCGGTTCCGGCATTGCTCGGGGGTGTGCTCACCCCAACTGGCGAACAACTGATCCCACGCTTCGTGGATGTCGAACTCACACAGTGTCTTCTCCTGCTCGAACCCCCACGGGTACACGGCCACCTTCGCGCCGCAGTTCTCGCACGGCTCCAAGGGCGGCGGTGCCCAGGTCAGCTCAGCTCCATTTCCTGGTCGAGGCGCGTCAGCTCGTCGGACGCCACCAGCGTGATGTCCGAGGTGTAGTTCTCCGGTTCCACCCGGCACGGGTAGTGCCGTCCCGGGTGCGCGATGAGGGCACGCATCCCATCGATCTTGTGGACGTAGCCGGGGCACTGGCAGGTCGGGCAGGTGAACAGTTCATCCGGCATCGAGGTTCTCCTTCACGTAGTGGTGGCCGGGCGGGTGCCCGAGGTGGAACATCCCGGAGTCGCACTTGTAGACGGACAGGTCGCTGATCTTTTCTCCGTACTGCCTGATCTGCGCGCGCCGCCGCTCGCGTGCCACCGCACGGTTCGGGTAGCCGCGCTTACCGCACAGCGGGCAGCGCTCCCAGCGCTGCTCGGAACTCGGGTGCCACTTCGGTCGGTGGAACTCGTGGGTCATCGCTATTCCCCCTTGTCTGTCCTCCTCGATACGTCCCAGTGGTCTGGGTGGTGCGGACAGCTGGAGCAGGGACCGTCCTCGCAGATCGACCATCCGGTCAGCGGCCGCTCGAACGCGAACCCGAGCTTGCGGTTGTAATTTGTCCACGGCCGTCGGGTATCAGGGTGGATCTCGTAGGTCCGGAAGATGTCGTCGAAGGCGGTCAGGCAGACCTCCTTGACGTGCGCGAGTGTCTCCAGGTCGGTCGCGTCCGGGATGTAGACCAACGTCTGCACGTAGCCCTCGCTGGCGCGGGAGCGGAAGTCGGTGATCTCGCCGCGCAGCGCCGCCATAGCGAGCGCCATGTGCAGCTCGCGGGTGGCCCGGTTGGCGCTAGAGACTGTCATCGAGCGCCGCGTGGTCGCCGGGCCAGTAGCCGCGGATGAGCGCGGCCGGGGCGTGACCACTGCCGCCGCCCACGCAGTAGCGCTCGTGCCGGCTGGGCAGCGAGCAGTCGGGCAGGTGGTGGCCGTAGGTCTGGCCCTCCGGTCGTAGCTCCCAGCTGATCGAGCCGCACTGCGGGCACGCCCCGAAGTCCTCGTTGGGGCCCTCCGGACCTCGGTGGATCTCCGGGCAGTCCGCGCGGGTGAACAGATAGCCGGGCCAGGGGTTCACCACGGTCGGTCCTCTCGCTTCGGTTTGCGTGGGCGACCGCGTCGCTTGGGCAGCGGGGTCTCGTAGACCTTGCGCCACTTGGACTGACGCTCCTCAGGCAGGCTCGCCAACCACTCCTCGATGGTCTTGAACCCGGCCTTATAGGTCTGGTTGATCAGCGAGATGCGCGCGAACTCCGGGGAGCGCCCAGCCTTCGACCACTCCTCGTCGTCGTGCGACATCTCATCGTCGGAGCGCGGTCTCATCTCCTCGCGGTCCACGTCTCACTCCGCGAAGGTGATGAGGTCGGTCCAGTTCGTGCCGTCCGTGGAGTGCCGGACATCGACCGTGACCGTCGGGGGAGTGTCAGCGGTGGGCGCGGGAGGGTTTCTCGGAGCGTCCGGGATCCTGGCGATCACGTACTTGCCCGGGTAGGTGGGCGCGCCGGTCAGCACGAGCTGGTTGCGCTCGTTGCGGTGCGCCGTCCAGACGATGCGTTCGAACTGTTCGAGGTACCTCCCGGCGTCGAATCGCATGCCGAAAGGCTGTAGGTAAGGTCCAAGATCCGCGGGCATGGTCAGTCCTCCTTGCTCTTGAGGTCTTCTAGGTCAGCGCGACAGCCATCGCACAGCGTCGCGCACTCGCACGGAGCGCGCACCTAGTTCTCCCGCGGCTGCTGCTGGGCGAGGCGCATCATCGCCGCGGCCAACGCGGTGGCCAGCTCGTGCTTGCTGTTGTTGTGCGACCAGGTGTGCGCCATCGCCCACCACAGGGTGGTTGGGTCGAGGCGGGTGAGGTCTTCGCGCATCTCGGCGAGCATCCGGGAGACGGAGTCGTCCACGAGAGCGCGGGCTTGATCGGCCTGGTAGAGCAGGTGCGCGGGGAGCGGGGGAACTGCTGACATAGGGAACTCCGAGGCTGGGGACTTACATGCTCAAACGAGCGGGGGAGCGCTTGAGATGCGGCAACTTCACGCCGATCTTAACGCTCCCCCGCTCGTTCAGCTCGCGCCCCTCCGTCGGGCGGTGGTGACGAGACGCGTACCCAGCTCTAGCAGCACGTTCTCGTTCGTCATCCACGCCGAGAGCTGCGCGGCCAGCACGCGCGCGTCCTCGGTCCAGGCCAGCTCCAGCGAGTCCGGAGAGGCCGGGGTAGGTTCGGGTGCCGACACCTCCTTGACGGGCTCAGGCTTCGGCCTGGGGCCCTCGATCGAGCCGTTGTACGGGTCTTGGCCTTCGAGCTTCTTGCGCCGACGCCACACCGAGCTGCTGGCCCTCGGGCCCTCGAAGCCCAGGTGAGCCGCGATCTCCTTGTCGGAGCGGTCCGGGTCCGCGAGCAACTCTCTGTCGATCAGCTGCGCCTTCGACCACGGCTTCGCGGGCGCGGCGGGCTCGGGCACGGAGGCGGACTCCGGTTCGAGTACTTCAGTCTGTCCAGACTGGACAGCTTGAAGTACTCGAACCGCCTTCACCGTGTTCTGCGAGACGTCCAACGTCTTCCCGATCGAGTAGTCACTCGCCTCTGGGTCGCGTTCGATCTCAGCGCGGATGGCGGCTCGCTTCTCCCCCTCTGGGTCATACGGGACGAGGTCGCCGGCCACCTCCATCTCGGAGCGGTAGGCCCCGACCGTGGTGGCCGAGCACCCGACGAGCCGAGCGACCTCACGGTCGGACACGCGACCGAGTCGGTCGAGCAGCAGGTTGCGGATCTGCACCCTGATGCCGAGCACCGTCGCCGGAGACTCTCCGCCGAGCGCGCGGGTGATGCGATCAAGATCAGACTTTGTCCAGCCCGCCTGCCCGACGTTGGCCGTCCAGGTCAGCGCGAGCGCCTCCCGGTCATCGGCGACCTTGACCGTCTGCACGTAGAGCTTGTTGTCCCACTCGATGCCGAGCTTCTCCGCCGCGGCGATTCGGTGGCGGCCATCGAGTACGCGCCCGTGCTGGTCCTTGAGGATGTTGAAGATCGACTCCTTGCGGAACCCGAACGCGTCCATCGAGGCGGTCAGCTCCTCGACGCGCCGCAGATCGAGCGGGCGGATGCCGCCGCGGCGCGCGTCCAGCTCGCTGGCCAGCTCCGTGATGTACATCGAGGTCGCTTCACCGGCACGCTCAGCGCGCTGCTCGTCGGTGTGGACGGTGACTCGGACCGGCTGCTGTCCGCCACCGGCGGTGATCACGGTCAGCGCCTTGCCGGGGGAGAACTTCGGGGTGACCGCGTAGCGCCCGGAGGCGTACGCGGTCACAAATCCCCGGGCGATGAGCTGCTCCAGCGCGTCGGTGATGAACGCCGACCAGGGGTTCGCGCTGTCGTAGATGGCCTGCAGCCGGGCGGTCTTCTGACCGAGCTGCCCGGAGCGAACAGCCGCGATGAGGGTCTCCTCGGAGGCGTCACCCTTCTCGTGGAGGGTGCGCAGGATGGGTTCGAACAGCTCAACCAGGGCCAGCCCACCACCGCGGTCGTCATTACGACCGCGTCCGGTGAGTCGGCTAACCCGGGCGGCCGCGATGGTGGGCTGTGCCATGGTCAGTCCTTCTTCTCTTCCTGGAAGGCCCGCGCGGCGGTCAGTACCGCGATCGCCCGGGTCAGCACATCGGTGTGGGTGTCGGCCAGGGTGGGGTTCAGCTCCACCAGGGCGCGTGCATTGTCCTCGTAGCCCAGCACGAAGCCAAGCCGCTGGCGCAGCTGCGAGCTGTGCGCCGGACGTGACTTACCGATCGCGGAGTACTCCGCGATCTGCTCCTTGCGGTCGTCGCGGACCTTCGAGAGCAGCTCAAGGGCGGCGGCGTCGCTGCCGGCGTCCTTGACCTTCTTGATCAGTTCGTTGATCTCCCCGACCGAGAGTCCCGCATCCTGGGCGAGCTTGAGCAGGGCCACGAACGGCTCATCGTTGAGCCCGGACTGGCCCAGGCGACGCAGCTGACTCGACGGCACCGAACCGTTGACGTGCACCCCGATGCGCTCCGCGCGTTCACGGGCCTTCTGCTCGGACAGCACACCGTTGACGAAGCCCGCCGACACCCCGAGCAGGGCCGCGATGCGGCTCGCGTCGTAGTCGGTGCCGGTGCCCACCGCGAGAACCGCGCTCATCTGCTCGGCCCGGTCGATGCCGCGACCGTTGCGGACGTTGAAGCCCGCCCCGAGCAGGTGCATCCGACGCAGTACCGCGTCGTTGGCGCCCTCGTACTCCCTGTCCAGGATGAAGGCCGGCAGCGTCGGGTACTTGTTGCGCCGGGCGGCCTCCGCGCGGGTGTTGCCGTCGAGCAGGTATCCGTCCTTGGTCACGACGATGGGCGGGAAGGCGTCGTTGCGGGCCATCGCGGCCGCGTACTTCGTGACTTCCGCGGGCGGCGCGTAGTGCGCGATCTGCCTGACCTGGACGCGCTTGCTGACGTCGGGGGTGGGGTAGCGCTGGTCGAGCGCCCAGTCGAAACCGAGACGCTTGATCAGGTTGGCGGTCTGGCGAGCCTCGTCGGGCAGCTTGTTGTGGTCGGTGATGTGTGTAGCCACTGAACTTGCTCCTTTGTGTGTGTGTAGCCCGTCTACTTTCCTGGGCGTCAACACAAGGTAGCAGAATATCTCCGTATTTCGCAAGGCAGTCTTCCAGATCGCACACCAGGCTAGATAGAGAACGGGTACTGGCGGCCAGCCAGTCACCTAGCGCATACTGGCGGCATGACAACGCGGACTAGTCCACTCCTGAACTGGCCACCGATCATCGCGCGAGCGGCGGAGATCGTGGACTCCTACGACATCCCGATCACCTTGCGGCAGCTGTTCTACCGACTCGTCGTCGAACAGCTGATCCCCAACACCCAGCAGGCCTACAAGACGCTGTCCGCGAAGACCGCCAAGCCAAGGCGGCGCGGTGAGTTTCCGGCGTTGTTCGATGCCGGTCGATCGATCCGCAAGCCGCTGGCGTGGACTAGTCCGGCCGACGCCATCGACTGGGTCGCGCGGAGCTACCGCGTCGATCGAGCGGCCACCCAGCCGGTGAGCCTGTGGTTGGGTGTGGAGAAGAACGCGCTCGCGGGCCTGATGCAGGAGTGGTTCCGAGATCTCGGGGTGCCAGTGCTGCCGCTGGGCGGCTACTCCTCGGAGTCGCTGGAGCGCGATGTGCTGAGGGAGATCCGAGACGATGGACGCAAGGCCGTGTTGATCTACGCCGGAGACTTCGATGCGTCCGGGATGGACATCGGACGCTCGTTCATCGAGACCACCGGCTGCTGGGACGAGGCGATCCGAATCGGGCTGAGCGAGGAGCTGATCGAGGCGCACGATCTCGTAGTGCAGGCCGGGAAGGTCACCGACAGCCGGGCGCCCGGCTTCATCGCACGCCACCCGGAGATCCATGCGGCGCACGACTTCGGGCACATCGGCGGCAAACGCGTGCCAGTGCAGGTGGAACTCGACGCGCTCGACCCGGTCGACCTGCAGCAGCTGTTCGTCGACGCGATCGGGATCTTCTGGGACGAGCCCGCCTACGAGGCGCAGATCACGCAGGAGGACGCCGATCGCGACGTGCTGGAGGAGCTGAGAGACTGACTAGCTCTCTCCCTGCAGCCGCGCGCACGCCCACGTGATGACGCGCTCGCGGGCCGCCGGGGTGAGTGCCTCCAGCGCTTCGAGCATCAGCCGCATCGCCTTCAGCTCCGGGTCGACGGAGCTGACCCGCAGGTCGGTGGCGTTGAGCGTCACCGACACCCGCGGCCTCTCGCGCAGGATGGCCAGCACCGCCTTCCGTACGCCGCCCAGGTCGGAGCCGAGCTTGGCGATCGCCTGCGCTCCCATCCCCTCCCCTTCGCGCAGCAGCGCGAGCAGCAGGTGCTCGGTTCCGATGTAGTTATGGCCGAGCTGCAGCGCCTCCCGCAGCGCCAGCTCCAGCACCTTCTTCGAGCGTGGCGTATAGGGGATGTGGCTGGAGCTGGGGGACGACCCCGACCCGACCAGCTCCGTCACCGCCTCGCGGGCGCTCTCCAGGGTGAGACCCACCGAGACCAGCGCCTGCGCCGCGATCCCCTCCCCCTCGTGCAGCAGTCCGAGCAGCATGTGCTCGGTGCCGAGGTAGTTGTGGTTGAGGGTGCGCGCCTCCTCCTGGGACAGCACGGTGGCGCGCCGGGCGCGGTCGGTGAAGCGCTCGAACATGGTCTAGTCCTCTGGCTCGTCGGGCAGCTCACCGTCACCGAGGTAGCGCGCCCACACCTGCGTGCCGCGGCGCTCCGCCTCGAAGTCACCGGCGGGCCGGAAGGAGAACAGCACACCGCGATTGATCTGGTTCGCCATCGTGTAGGCGCGGCTGTTAGTTTCACGATCGGTGAGCATCCGCCACTCACCCGGGTTCTCGCGCAGCTCGTCCGCCTCCTGCGTCCAGGTGGGGAGGCCGGTGTGCTCACCGACGAGGGCGGTACGCGGTGCGATCTTGGCGCGGTGGGTCTGGGTACGCCGGGTCTCGCAGTCTCGGCAGATCAAGCGCGTATACCCGTCCTTGGGGTGGACGTACACCCGCGTGTTGTCGGAGCGGCGGGTGTGCCCGGATCGACACTGGGTGAGCCGAGGGTTCATCTAGCGGCCGTCCTTACCCACCGAGCTGTAGTAGTCGTCGCCGTTCAACCAGCGCAGCGCCCGCAGCGCCGCGAGCCCGGCCAGCGTCGAGAGCGCGAGCACCCAGACGATGGTGTAGCGCCCGAGTCTTTTGATCATGCACTTCGGGCAGCAGGGGAGCTTGAACTCGATCTTCATTCGTGGTCCTCGGTGCAGGTGCAGCCATCGATGACGCTCCAGGACAGGCAGCTCGACTCCCAGTCGAGGTGCCCGCACGGGACGTTGAGGCTGCCCGGGTAGCGGACGTTGGTCACCCGCTCCTGGCAGTCCATGCAACGGATGTAGGGGTTGGCGAAGACATCCGGGGGCCTCGGGATGACGCCGGTCAAGGGGTTACTCCTCATCATCGGGACAGAGCTGTCCGCCGCAGCGCGGGCAGCGCACATCGGACGGGCAGTCCTCGTGATCGAGCGCCCAGTGCTCCCAATGGCCCGGATCGACCTTCTCGGATAGGTGCAGCAGCTGCATCGAGAGGCGGCTGGAAATCCAGCGCCGTCCGGCCGAGGTGAACTCGGGCTTGTCATCGGGCTCGTCCCAGTTCATCGAGTACACCCGCTGGTAGGTCTTCACCCGCGACAGCAATCCCCCGAGTACGAAGATCACTTTTGCCGCCGGGGTGCGGAAGGTGTTCACGATGCTCATGGCCGGGAGCCCCTCATGGTTTTATAACCGACGAACAGCTCGACGAGAATCTTCGCGGAGAAGTAGGCGCCGATGCCGAGTAATCCGCCGGCTAGCAGGGCGCCACCAACGGCAACGCCCCGCCACCCGAAGTAGGTCACCCCTGCGCGGCTTCGTAGGCTGCTTGCACCTGAGCCGGAATGCGGCCGCGTTCCGCGACCTTGTAGCCGTTGCTGTTCGCCCAGTCCCGCACGGCCGAGGTGACCTGCGAAGACTTGCGCGGTGCCGAACGGGGCTTGTGGCTCGCGCCCGCCTTGCGGGCGGCGTTCGTCCACTCCGTCAAGCCCTCGCGCAACAGCTTCGAGTTGTCGTGAGAAAGATCGATCTCGTAGCTCTTCCCGTCGAGTCCAAAGTAGACAGTCTCGTCGGCGACGGTTCCGTCGAGATCATCGATGAGTTCGACCTGAATCTTCTGGGCCATTGAATGCTCCTTGCGCTCGGATTTGCTCGTTCACTGGCACTAACGGCCCCATCATAGTTTCGTTACGGTCGAGTTTTAGTCATCGGGTTCTCCGTGCTGCGACAGCCAGTCCTCCACTGACACGCCCCCGTTGTCGGGTTTCGTCGGTCGACGGCCGGGTCGGATGACCGTCGGGCGACCGCTGTTCATCGGGCGGCCGGGGTGCACCCCGATCAGTGGCTTCGGGAAGCGGGTGCGCAGGCTGAAGCAGGGGGAGCCGCGCTTCGCCCCGCAGGTGGTGCACTTCAGGTAGCGGTCGTAGTGCGATTGGTTGATGACTAGTGACTCTTCGGTCATGGTGTAGATCCTCTTCTCGAATACGCGTCGGTGAGTGTGTGCCAGGCCAGCGAGAGGTACACGAACTCCTCATCGATCCCGGTGACCAGCGCCCCACCGATCCGCCGCGACTTCCGCTCGATCACGTGGACGACGTCGCCCACCTCGATGCCGCCTCCGTAGCAGTCCGCGAGGTCCGCGTAGGTTCCGTTCGGGGTGCGCCGGCTGTTGTCGATGGTCACCCAGGTGGTCACGACTCTTCCTTGCCGGCAGCCAGCACCGCACGGGCGCCGCACACGGGGCAGTCGACGAAGTGCCTGGCGGTGCGCTCGTCGGTGCACGGATCCGCTTCGTCCGCGATCTCGGTCAGCGCGGCGGTGAGCACCTCGACCCGGGTCTGGAGCGTGTCCCGCGCTGATTCAGTACGCAGGTTGGGCCAACACCAGTGCGCGGTACCGTCGCCCGCGCGGACCACTACCTCGCCGTCCTCGCTGAACGACAGCAACGTGCCGGTGATCGAGGCCCTGTTTGGCTCATCCTGAAGAACCACCGTGACGTTCTTGCCCAGATGGGCACGCATGTTCACCGACCATTCGCTGTCGAATGCCGGCCAGTCGTTGACCGTGGGTGCCATGCCAGCTGCGGCTTGCTGGTTAATTAGCTGCCGCTGATGCTCGATCGTGAACGCGTCGCGTTCCAGCTTCTCCTCCAGCGCCTCGATCCGGGCCTGGAGCGGGCGCTCGATCTCCTCGGCGACCACGGAGGTCACGGCGTCGACCACTGCTGGCCACGGCTTCGAGGCCAGGGCGTTCTTCGCGGAGAAGTAGGCGGCCATCGCCTGTAGGGCGGCGCGGCCCCGGACGTCGGGTGGCAGGTTAGTTGCCATTGGTCGCGTTCCGCACCGCTTGCAGCATCTCCGGGCTGATCTCCCAGGTCTTAACGCAGTCGCACTCCGGGCACTGCATCCAGCCGGAGACCGGCATCCCGACCTGCTCGTCGGGATACCCGAGCAGCCGGTGCGGACCCATGGCATGCCCGCACTCGCAGGTGTCCTCTTTGTCGAGATCAATTTCCATCGGATCGTTCACCCGATCAACCTCGTCAGCTTGTCCCACAGCACCTGCTCCAAGTTCTCCGCTCCCTTGACGTTTCCGGGGTTGCGACGCAGGTTGATCAGCGTGCGCAGGCTCTGTTCGACCTTGAGCAGCCGGTCGTAGTTCTCCATGAGCAGGGCCACGTCAGACTCTTGCTCCTGGAGTCGGTCGTACTCGGCGAGGAACAGCGTCAGCGCCGCCCCGTAGGAGCGCATATCGTCCAGCGGAATGCGCCCCGACCGGATCAGTCTCTCGGCCTTCACCAGCGCCCAGGGCTTGTGGTGGCTCATGTCGACGCCTTCCAGTTCGGGGTGTAGGGACGGGGCGGTCCGCCCACGGTGCGCTTCGCCTCCCACACTTTCAGCTGTGCGCGCAGCCGTTCGTTCTCCTCGGTGAGCCGGTCGCACTCCGCCTCAGCCCGCTCCGCTCGCGCGAGGGCACGCGCGACGACGCCGCGCTTGCGCGCCAGCTCACCCGTCGGAGCTGGAGGCTTGGTGCCTTCCACGCACGGATACTCGACGCGGTTGATCGCGTACCGGTGCCGCCCGAGGGTGCCGTTGAGCAGCACATGGACGGTGCGCCCGCAGCGCGGGCAGATCTCGAACTTTTGCTCAGCCATCGGGGATCACCACTGCGGTCGTTCCATCTGGCGTTGCAGCCAGTTGAGTTCATCGCGAGCGAGTTTGCGCTCGGCGGGGGTGAGCGCCGCCTCGATCTCCTCGTTGCTCAGGCCCTGCACGGAGAGTCGCCCGATCTTGATCAAGGCCTGCGCGCCGGGAGTACCGAGCGAGGAGGCCTCGATCAGCTCCTTCATGCGCTTGACGCCCTTGTTGTATTCACGACGCTGCGCGATGCGACAGTCGGGCGTGTGGTCGTAGGCGGACGAGTGCTCATCGATGGGCGTCGCGGGGTCGCGCAAGGGTCCTCCGCACACCGAGCAGCTGTGGTCGGTCATGACTTCCTCCAGGGCCAGTGCCGGTAGACCAGCACCGTGTAGACGGCGCCGACCACGAAGTAGATCGCGGCGGGCCACCAGCACCCGAGCGAGACGGCCACCACGAACCCGAACGCCATGATGATCCACATGATGGACACCACCGCGAACACGCGCGGGTTGACGTAGCGGCTGGGCTCGGTGAGCATCCGGTGCAGCTCGTGTCGCAACGTCATGACCGCGCCGACCACTTCATCGGTTCTTCCTTCTGTCGTACCGGTAGCGCACCTCGCGCACCCAGTAGGTGGGTCGCAGGTAGTAGCCCAGCCAGCGGATGTCGACCCAGCGGACGTTGTAGGGCAGCACGAGTACGTTGCACGTGGAGCAGCGGCAGGTGCGCCACTTCCAGTACGGCTGTCCGTAGGGCACCGAGACGCGCCCGTTCTCGCAGCGATCGACCTTTGCGAACCGCATGCCGCCGCCCGCCCACCCGGGGCAGCGATGCATCTTGTCGTAGCAAGGCCGGGAGATTCTCATCGAGACCCCCTCTGCCGGCGGCGGCTCGCCCACGTCGCGGCGGAGTTATCCCACGGGTTGGTGATCTTCATCGTCTCGACGTTCAACAGCAGGCTGTTGCCGGTCAGCACACCATCGCAGTCGAACCCCATCACCCGCAGCGGCCCGTACCCGAAGTCGACGGAGCTGTCGTGCAGGTGGTGGAAGTGCCCGTGGAACAGCCACTCCGGGCGCACATCGTTGACGACGGCGCGCAGCACGCGCCGGTGCTCGATGGCGGGCCCCAGCTCCCACCAGGCCGGCACGGTCTCGTTGCCGTGGCGCAACGCGTTCGGTACGCCGTCGGGGCAGTCGTGGGTGACCATCACATCGACCTGACCTCCGGCGCGAGCCGCGGTCACGTCCTCGTAGGTGAGCGCCTCACCGGCCCACCAGTCGACACCGACGGTGCGCAGCGTCCGGTCTACTGAGGTCGCGCCACCGAGCGCGAGCCACGTCCGGTCGTGCCAGCGCCACCGGTAGCCACGCGGCAGCCAGGTGATGCGCTCGGTGATCTCGTAGGGAGCGGTGTAGCGGTCGGTCCCGGTGCGGGTCTGGCGTAGCTGGTAGAGCTGTGAGTGGTCCTCGTGGTTGCCGTCCACGAACCAGAGCTGCGCATCGGCTTCCTTGAGCGCCTCGGTGACGTCGTAGAGGTAGTCCTCGCCGGCACGGCCCGGCCAGATCCCGAAGTCCCCGAGCTGCAGCAAGACCCGAGGACCCTCCGGAATGAACTCGGGCACCATATCGATGACGCTGGTGGCCCAGCGGGTGTTGCCGTGCCAGTCCCCGCACAGCAGCACCTCGGTGGGATCAGCGGTATCCGGTGAGCCCGGCATGGCTGTAGATCACCCCGATGTTGCCCCACTCCAGCGCGACCACCAGCAACAACAGCGCGACGCCGTACCAGAACCCGGAGCCGAGCAGCCTCTGCTTGATCGGAGGCATCGAGGCGCCGGCCAGCGGGGGCAGCAGGTACAGCACCAACCCGGCCAGCGCGCACAGCCCCGCCAACGCGCACAGCACGATCCCGGTCATGTCGTAGCCACCTCTTCCTCGTCTCCAGCCAGTAGTTCGTTCAGCAGCACGCGCGCGGCCGGGTTCTGCTCGGCGGCGATGAGCAGCGCGGCCATGCGCTGGCGCTGCCAGCGCACCCCATCGACCCATCCGCGTTGGTAGTCGGGGTTCGCGCCGAGGCGTGCGGTCACGGGAGGTCGAACTCCCCGTCCTTGCACTCCTGGATGAAGTGCGCCCAGCTCTCGGTCGTGACCGTGCTGAGCACCGACTTCTTGGACAAGTCCTTGTAGTCCCAGACCTCGACGCGCTCACCGTCGTCGCTGAGCTTGACGCCGACGCATCCTCCGTTGCCGGAGTAGCTCGACTTGTGGAGTTCCTTGTTCACGGCCATTACGCGCTCTCTTCCCAGTCCTGGATGGCGGATGATCCGAGCACCGAAATGCTATCGAACTCTCCTGCTTTTATTTGCTCCACGAACTTGATCCACACCGTCGGGGAAAAGAACACCGCCACCGACGGATAGTCGGAGTTGCGGACCGACATCGTCGCCCCGCTGCGCCGCACCTGGACTCGACCAGGGAGGTGCTCTCCGCTCATATCCCACCCTTCTTCAACACGGTCAGCGCGAGGGTGGTGCGCCGCAGCGTCGCCTCCATCTTGTCCAGCTCCGCGTAGCCGAGCTGCATGTGCTCGACCAGCTGCGGATCGCGCGACTCCAGGTCTTGCATGGTCAGGCGGATCGTCTCGCAGAGCTGCACTTCGACCTCGGTGAGTTCCCGTATCGCGGCGATGCGCTTCGGCCAGTAGAAGTAGAGGTGGATCACCACCGCGAGCAGGATCGCGGTGCACACGATCAGTACGTAGTCCGAAGGGGTCACTCGTCGTAGTCCTCTTCTTCCATCCAGCTGGGGAGCCGGTTCTTCGAGTCCTTGGTCAAGTTCGAGTTCGACATATGGACGAAGTTTGTGGCGACCGCGTCCCCGATCTTCATGCCGCCCGACATCTCGCGCAGCGCCTTCGCCCTCCGCGACAACGCCGCTGGTCCGCCGGGCACCGCCTTCATCTGCGCGACGAGGCGACGTACGTTGATCTTGTCTCCGTGGCGCATCAGCACCATGCCCAGGCCGGTGATGATTTCCGCGCGCACCCCGTCGGGGTTGTCGTCCCAGGCGGCGGTGATGATCGAGATGACGGACTCGACCGTCGAGAGGTTCTGGGACTTCTTCGGGCCCCAGCCGGTGTAGATGCGCTCCAGCGCGGTGACGGCCTGGAGGCTGTGGCGGGACTTGTTGGGCTGCACGATCCACCCGTAGCGGGTCAGGATCTCGGTCAGATCGGTGGCGATCTTCTCGCCTTCGATCACCCTGATCCGGAAGTTGTCGATCGGGGTGACCTTCTTGCGGTCGTTCAGCAGACGGAAGAGCAGCGCCTCCTCGGCGAGCGTCATTCCGATGTAGACCTCGCAGGTCAGGGGCTCGTGGTAGTCGACCGCGAGGGCGAGCGCGTGGCGGTGCTGGCCATCGATGATGTGCTTGAGGCCGTTGCCCCGCAGCGACACCGTCAGCACGTGCAGAGCGTTGGGCGTGAAGCTCCCCTTGCGGGCGTTGACCCAGTTCGTGTCGATGGTCCGCTGCACGACCGGATCGACCGAGAGGTCGGTGGCGATGAAGCTATCGATGAACTTGCGCCGGGAGGCCACCGTCGGAGCCTCGACGATCTTGGCCTGGAGGGCTTCGGGTATTCCAGAGAATTCGGTGGTCAATGGTGAACTCATGACTGCTGTTCCTTCCGCTCTTTGAGTAGATCGCAGATACGTCGATACGCGATGTGCTTACGGGACAGTTCGTAGAGGAAAGCGCGGGCTTCCTCGGGGGTGATGCCGGGGTCGAGCGCCTCGGCTGCGTCGATGATCGTGCTCAGCGAGGACAGCGTGTCCAGGAACTGCGTGACGGTCTGCTTGCGCACGAAGCGGTGGCGGTTGCGCATCGGGGCGCGGGCGGGGGAGCGCGGCTCCTTCGGGATGCGTGCGAGCCTGCGCTCGGTGGGCTTGGCGATGAAACGAGGGTTCTCACCAGCGCGTACGCGCTCGACGAAGCGCTGCTGCACCGCGACGTCGGCCTCGCTCATCCGACACGCGGTGGTCAACGGAACCGACCCCTCAGCGGTCAGCTCGATGAGTCCCGGCACCCCGTGCTGGTGGATGAGTTGCGCGCGGTAGATGGTGGTCGAGCTGACGCCGGTCAGCTCCTCCAACCCGCGTCGCGACGGGGGTTCACCTACACCCCCAGTGGGGGTCCCGACGAAGCCCAACATCGGGACCTGCCCCAGCACCATCGCTCGCTGCGACTCCGGCAGGTTCTTCAGCTGCTCGGAGTTCGACGCCAGGATGTAGTTCCAGGGGTTGACCGTTCGCTCGACCCTGGTCACCGGCGTGATGCCCGCTATCTTGCAGGCCGCCCACCGCCCGCGGCCCTCCAGCATCTGGCCGTCGGGGGTGAGCACGATCGCGGTGAGCTGACCCTCGATCTTGATGCTCGCGGCCAGCTCGTGCACGTACTCCTCGTCGCCGGTCGGGAACATCTTCGCCGCTGGGTGCACGATCTCAGCCCCTACCAGCACTCGTCCCTCCGAAAACTCGATCGCTACCACTTCTTCGCCTCCACTCTGGGTGGGTAGAGCCGCTCCCGGAAGTAGGGCACGAGCCGCACCCACGGCCACCCGAAGCGCCGCAACCTGCGCGCCCTGCGCAGGTTGATGTAGATGCCCTCCATGTCCCCCATCGTGGCCGAGAACTCCGCCTGCGAGATACACCCGACCGCTAGGGTCATGAGGTTCATCTGCCAGGTGGTGAGGATGAAGAACCAGGTGATGGCGTTGAGCACGGTCACGAGGCACGCGTCCCGTCGGAGTTGTAGCGGGTCTCGCTACCGTCCGCCTCGCCCGCCCAGTACGCGACCCCGAACGGCTCTCCCGAGCACCCCGCGGTAGCCGTGCACGGTGTGTCCGACTGCTCTGGGTCGGCCCACTTCTCACCGCACTCGCTGCACATCCAGGTGACGTTGTAACGGCTGTCGCTCGTCATGGCTTCTCCCCCGGCGGCATCGACGTCAGCGTCCAGCCGCGATGCATGCACTCGGAGATGATCTGGTGCCACAGCCACCACTGACGCAGCTTCGGGGTGGTCTCCACCTTGCTCTCCCAGATGATGGTGTCGGGCAGCACGCCGGTGGCCCGCCGCGCATCGTTGCCCGGGTCCTGGTCCCACCGCGCCACCTCGACGCCGTTCTTGTCGCGTGCCACCAGCGTCCGGCCGGGGACCGCGATCTCCTCGGGGAATCCGATGGGCCACGGCTGGTGGTCGTAGAGCACCTCGATCACGGCGTGTCCTTCGGGGGCAGCGCGGAGCCGGCGGGGTGGCGCTTCATTGCGGCCTGAATGGCCGCCTCCAGGCCAGCCTCGGTGTCGATGCTCTTCTCGATCACCCCGACCAGTTCGCTCCACAGCTGCTGCACACGCGCGTCGAGCACCTTGTCGATGGCGCTGATGCGGTCATCGAGCCACTGGCACTGCCAGGCGTCGGGCGGGAAGGCCTGCTTCTGCCGCATGACCAGCAGGATGTCCTGGTATCCGACGAGCTTGGACTGCGACCAGCTCTCGAAGGGCGGTCTAGCCATGGCTGGGGAACCTCCTTAGTGAGTGCGCTTGTAGGGAGTCGGGCGAGGGCGGACCCCGGCGGTAGTGGAGCGGATATGGATGTCGAGCTGCGACCGCAGCAGCGCGATGTCGCGCTCAAGCTTCGCCTGGTGCGCCACCACCGCCTCGCGCAGCTGTTGATCGGCCTTTTGAACGACGTTCATATTGGCGATCTGCTCGTCGTGCAGGGCCAACCAACGTGCGACGATGAGCACTGCGGCGATGAACGCCCACCCGAAGCTGCGCCAGGCGTTGTTGTCGGTAATCAGCTCGAACAGCGCGATGAAGGTCGCCAGAAAACTGGCCCACAACAGCACGACGGTGCGCAGCTCCCACACCTTCGACCAGACGGTGAGCACCCAGATCTTCGCCTCGGTCATAGGTTCCCCTTGTCCAGCAGATAGTCCGACGCTTCATCGAGTGCGGACAGCGTACGGTCCATCACCGCGTCCACCATCACATCGATCCGCGCGCTCTCGAAGCGCCGCAGCAGGTCGAGCGGGCGCGCCTCATCGTCGTGCGCGGTGGTGACGGCGAGGTTCAGCAGGTTGAGCCGGTCGCGCTTGCGCTGCGACACACTCTCGCTGTCATGGTCGTGGCGGTCGGTCGATTCCGGCGGGGTCATGGTTTGCCTTGTCTTTGGTGCGGCTGCGACGCAGGTGGATGGCTAGGGCGTAGAGCAAGAAGAGCAGCAGCGGCAGGCAGATGGCGACGCCCACCCACTGGAAGAAGTGCAAAACGTACAGAACGCCCTCTAGCTTACTCACCTTCATCAGCACGTCCACGCTCGCGGGCCAGGAACTCGCTGACCAGCGCCCACCCGATCGGGGTGCCGCAGTCGCGGCACTCGTTGGCGGCGCACTCGGTCTCCGCGTGCGGGCACTCGCGTAGCCACTCGATGGTGGTGTTCTTCTGCGGGTCCTCGACGACCCCGTACGGGTCGGTGAACTCCCAGCTGTTAGTGATGTCCAGGGTGAGCATGGGGAGCTGGAAAAGAGTGGTCTGATCTTGCACGGGGGAGCACATCCTCGGGGTTGGAGTTGAGTCACTGTGGTCAACGACCGTCCGCGATACGGGTCACGTTTCGGACGAGTGCCTGGCGCGTGGGGTGAACGCCGGGTTACAGTGATGTCAGCGGCCCTCTTCGTCATGGTCTGGGGCTGCTGCCCGCTGGTCGAGGTTCACTTTCTCGATGCGGATCCTTTGGTTGCTTCATGGCTGGGGCACCTAACAAGTAGCGGGTCGTTCCCATGGGACGGCCCGCTACTTGTATGTGGGGCTGGCGCGCAAGTTACCCCACCGCCTCTATCGGGGCTTCTTCGGGTGGGGACTCATCGTCTTGTTCGCCGCTTTTCGCGCGCGCTCGACGGGCATTGAGTGTATTAATTTGCCGCTGAAGATCGGGAATGTTCCAGCGCGTCTGACCGCGGGCGGTCGTGGCCGCGGGGATGACCAGACCTTCCCGGTACCAACGGGTCAGCGTGTTGGGGTGCACACCGAGAGCCTCAGCTGCGGGGCCGGTGGTCACCCAGTCTGGATCTTGTGGTTGTCTCGGCCTCATGCCACGTATCGTGACAGGTGTGCGAGACGTGCGCAAACATCACTACTTGCATTCCCCCCAAAACGCACTATGGTTGCTCTCACCGCCGGGCTGACACTGCTACTCAGCACCTCGGTTCGGCGGTCCCACGTTCCCTGACTAAGCGAGGTCCCCAGCCATGGCAGTACGTAACCGCAGGCTTAGTTACCGAGGTAAATCGCAGGGCGAGATCCTCGGCATGTACCCGAAGCCCTTCCGGGACTGTCGCACGAACCGCCACTCCTGGTCACCGCGAGCGATCTACACGATCGTCTCCGCCGGGGTGCGGGAGCGTACCGAGGTCTGCCCGCGCTGCGCGGCCACCCGCTCCTTCCTGATCGACAACAGCGGTCACCGGCTCGACTACGGGCGCCGCCGCCACTACGAGCCCGGCTATCTGGTGCCGCGCAGCGGACTCGTCCAGGCGGACTTCGCGGCCGGCGCGTACAACGAGGACTTCGAGAAGGCGCTGACCGAGGGTCGGGTGCGCGCGTCCGCGGCGGACGACAATGTCACCCAATTGCACTCCGCTAGTTAGCGATTCTCGCGCTAGCATCATCAGCCCCTGAGTGTTTTGTCCAGCGGATACGGGAGGGCCAGAGCGCCAACCACCGGGCAGGGCCATGTGCGCTTTGTCGACGTGTGTTGATTCCGCCTCTGGCCCTCCCTTATCCGCTGGAATTAACGCTGTCCTTTGAGCAACTAGGAAGTGGGCCGAGGCGCGGCAATAGGCGCGCGGTCTACCGGATTTAACGCGGGCGACGTTGTCAACCGTCCGTGCGGAGGCGAGAGGCTGACTCCCTCGACCTCGGTCCCTTCCTAGTTGCTCAAAGTCGAGTAACTAATCGCGCCGTGCGACCCAGCGCGGTGGCTTCCCCGTAAACCCAATCACAGGAGAAGACTGACCATGGCAACTCTGCACGTGCTGGACTCGACCGGAGACACCACTCTCACCTGGGAGGCCAGCCCCGAGCTGATCGCCGCGGTGGACGAGGCGTTCGCCGACGGGCGCTCCGACGCCGGTCGCGTCGCCGACGCGGTGGTCGCTCACGACCTCGCGCTGGCCGAGGCGAAGTTCAAGGAGATGCTGGCGCTGGGCTACCGGGCCCACATGACCGCGAGCGAGACCGACACCGGTAACGACGCGGTCATCACCCGCAGCTGGGATGAGGCGAGCACCGCCGCGGCCGTCATCATGGTCCCCCAGACCGTGGGCGGCTGAGCGTAGCCTTACCTAACAACAGAGAGTAGCACGATGACCGAACCTCCTTCGGGGGGAGCGGACGGAACCGACGGGCCCGTGGATGCCACGGGCCCGTCGGCCGCTCCCCACCCACCCTTGGCCTACGACCCCGAAGCGGTCATCGGCCGCATGACCATTCGGGAAGACCTGAAGTTCGTGCTCTGCTCGCCCGACATCCGTTCCGCGTACATGAACCCGATCGGGGATCTGCTGTTCGCGGAGGAGGACGGCCAAGAAGTACGCCGTTTCTGCTTCCGGTTCTCCACCGCCGCCCCCGGCTACATCATCACCGCGGACGACCTGCGCGCCGCGATCCGCGGCGACGTCGACTCCGTCGAGCACGGCGTCTCCCGCGGTGATGACGTCGACCGCTACGACCGCCAGAGCTACACGATGGTCAAGATCAGCCTCCCCCGCCCGTCCGCGACGCCCGCCCAGCGCGGCTGGGCTACCCGTCGCTTCAACGCCTGGAAGGCCGAGCGCGACCGCGAGGATGCACTGCGCGAACACCACCAGCGCGAGCGCCGAGAGGCGGTCACGAAGGCCGACAAGACCGCCTGGGCGACGCTGCGCCGCTACCTGACCGAGGAGCAGCGCACCTCGCTGGACGTCAACGACTGGTTCGTGATCACCGGCTCGCTGGGTACCCGCTTCCGGGTGTTCGGCGCGAAGACCTACGGCTCCCCCTCGGGCAACGTGTGGTGGCTGGACAAGGACGACAAGAAGCGCGGACAGCTCTGCGCGCACTCCGACACCTACAACACTCTCGCCGCACGCAACCTCCCGCTGGCCGATCACATCCTCGCCCAGATGCTGGAGATCGTGACCGACGAGGGGCGCTGGATGGGGATCGCACACCACCTCGATGGCGAGGTGCACCCGCTGCACAAGCGCAAGTACTCGGCACGGTGGTGAGCGCGATGTTCGGGATGGGGCAGCAGCGGCAACGAGATCGGGAACGTGCTCGGGAGCTAGCCCGCCAGACCGCCGCCAGGAAGCGGGCGCGCGATACCCGGTTGGTCGCGCTTGGGCTGCGGCTCAACGACAACGACACGGTGACCGGCACGGCCGAGCACGCTCTCGTCGACGGAGCGCGCGTCGAGATTCGGTTCGACAACTACCCGGCCGTCAATGCCCTGGAGGCCTTCACCCGAGAGATAGATCGACTGCGGGCTGGACTCGTCGGGCTGGACAACGGCTGGGTCGATGTCCGTATCGGTGGTGCGCCTATGCAGGCGCGGGCGCGGATCACGGAGGATAGCTCCGCCGCCCAGGCGAAGGCCCAGGAGACCTTGAGGAGCTTCCTGAACGAGGACCAGCGCAAGACCTACCGGGACTGGAAGTACTTCGAGGTGGTCGGCTCGAAGGGCACGCTCTACCGGATCAAGACCGACGGCAACGCGAGCGGCAACGTCCTCTGGCGCAGGTCCGTTGCTCTTGGCGGCAGCTCCCGCATCGATGCCGGCAGGTACTGCGCCTATCCGAAGGGCTACACCCCCGATGGGCGCTACCTGCCGGTGGAGGACCAGTTCCTCGGGCAGATGCTGCAGCTGATCACCGACGAGGACTCCTTCCTCGATAGTGCGAACCTGTTCTCGGGCAACTACCCGACGCACCACCCCAAGCACGCCGCCTACGCTCGTCGCATGGCCGCGGAGGGGCGGCTGACCGATGTCGCCCCGTGCGACTGCGCGGTGTGCAAGGAGCTGGTGGCGACCATGGTGCGCCGACCTGACAACTACGCGGGCATCCCGTATCCCGGTGGCCGGTATTACCAGTTCAACCGGATCGGCCGCATCGGGGGGCCGTGGTGAGCTTCTCCCTCGACGAGTATGTGCGCGACGAACACCGCCGATGGTGGATGCACGCCTACCCCGGCACCCCGCAGGGCAACGCGCTCGCCCTGCTGATGCGGATGCTCGACGACGCGCAGCGCGAGGACTATGCGCGGCTCGGGTACTTCGAGCTGACCGGCTCGCGGGGGACTCGTTACCGGATCTCCCGAGGACACATCTTCAACGTCGCGTGGCTCAACAGCGCCGGACGAACTCGCGGGTCGCTCTGCGCGGCGCCCGATCAGTGGCCCAACGGGGCTCGCCGCCCGATCCCCGATGAGGATCTGATGCTCGGGCAGTTCCTGGCGCTGGTCACCGACGAGCGGGCGTTCGTGCGCAAGGCCAACCTGGAGATGGGGGGATACTGGCCTCCGTGCGTCAAGGCTGGCTGGCTCTGGCATATCCGACAGTTCTTCCGAGAGGCCTGCGAAGGAATCCTCGGACGGTAGGTAGTAAAGCGGAGAACATTTTACTGGAGGAAGTGACACGCAGCAATGCCGAGACAGAATACCTGTCAGCTCCGTGGTGAATTGTGACCGATCTGATGGACACACAACCGGAGCGAGCACACCCGGAGCGGGTGCCGGATTTTATCGTGCACTTTTTCCGGTTGTTCCCGGAATGTTTACCCCGGGCTCGAAAACAGCATCGCGCCGCCAAGGATGGGCTATGCCGCGACTGCGGTAAGACCTCTCCCTGCTCGGTAGAGCTATGGATCCGGCACCTAGCGCCGGAACAATCCGGTGGGGAGGCGCCGATCAACACCGCGGAGACCTGACCCGGGCAAATCCCGGGAACCCTTGACGAACCGCCCTAGACCCTGGCGGCGAGCCAACCGGTGGCCGCCGTCCTACTCGATTGGAGAGTGAAAGACGTGGCGGCTATAACGGTGTTTATCGACGATAGACGGGCGAATATTCAGGTCTCCGGACGACTGGACGTTCACTCCATGCACCAGTTGCGCTCCCAGGTGGAGACCCTGCTCGATTCAGGTATCACCGATCTCCTGGTCGATCTGGTGGACGCCTACGATCTCGACCCCGGACTGTCGGAGCTGTTGTCGTACGCCTCTTCGATGTTGAGTGTCCGAGAGGGACTGCTGCTCACCGAGTCCACCCTGGTGCCGCTGCCCGGCGACATCACCGCTCAGCCCCTCACTGATCTGTTCAAGATCTACCAACGGGTACGGGAGAACCACGGTGTCGACGCTGGATGAGTGCGGAATTTGGTGCGTACCTGCACCAAATTCCGCGCCTCTCGGTGTGAACTACTTCAAGCTGCCCAGTCTGGACAGTTTGAAGTAGTCCCGGTAACGCCGAGGCGCTCTTGAGCGACGTAGATGGCACCCGGACCCCCCGGTGGCAAAACTCCCCCAACTCGTGCAATACTCACTCAGCACGACATCCAGCAAGGAGAACGTAGTGCTCTCTCATCTGAAGTCTCGCGGCCTGGCGCTGGGCGGTGTGGTGTCCGCGATGGCGCTCGCCGCCGTGCTCACCGCTCCGGTGGCGCAGGCCTCCACCCCGACGTCCGCGCCGGTGGCCACCTCGGTGACCACGGTCGCGTTCGTTGCTGATCGCCGTGGCGACCATCGCGGCGATCGCTGTTGGCGCTTCTGGGGCGGACGCTGGCACTTCGTGTGCAAGCCCGCCTTCCACCCGCGTCCTATCCACCGGGGGCACCCGATCTTCCACGGCCCCATTCGTCACCACCCGGTGTCCCACGGCCCCATTCACAAGGGGCCGGTGCATAAGGACACCAAGCACTGAGGTAACCTCCCTCGGGCACGGAGTGGGAATACGGGGATCGGACGTTCCACTATTCCCGCTCCGTGCCTCTAGCCCCAGCCAACGAAAAGGATCATTCATCCGCCCGCGCGTCCCCCGAGCCTTGCATTACCGCGCTTCCCCCATCACTCAATCAAAGGAATTGACGCATGGCCCGCATTGCCGCTGACTCGATCGACAAGGACGACATCATCACTGGTGATGAGATCGAGTTCCGCACTGACGAACTGCAGTTGTTTACGCTCCCCCGCGAGATGACCTACTCCAAGGCCATCAAGATTTTCGAGGCGAAGCGCGAGGAAGAGTCCCGCGTCTCGAACTTCACCAAGATCTTCAAATACCGCTGCTACGACGGAGCGGTGGCCACCGCCGTGGTGCTCAAGTCCCGCTACGGGATCACCATGGGCAAGGACATGATGACCATGTTCGGGCCGCAGCCTCCGCAGGTGCTGGAAGTCCCGATCGGACCGAACGGTAAGACCGTGCAGGCCCCGTGGGGGTTGATGAGCATCCCGGTGCTCGACAACGCCGAGGTCTACCTGACCGGCACCAACGACCGTGACCTGGGTGAGGTATTCGCCATCAAGGTCGAGGCCAAGAAGCGCTACGAGAAGGAGGTCCAGGCCTTCTTCGCCGATGTCTCCGAGCAGCTCAAGAACGGCTCCATCTACCGCGGCAAGGCTGTCGCGGGCGCGAGCCGGCTCGACTTCATCGAGGGGTTGGAGTCGTTCGATCCGTCCCAAATCGTCTTCGCCCAGGACGTGAAGGCGCAGCTCGACGTCGCGCTGTTCGCGGCGATGCGCTACCCGCACTCCTACCGCGCGGAGAAGATCCCGCTGAAGCGGGCGGTGCTGGTCCACGGCCCCTACGGGACCGGCAAGACCAGCATCGGGCAGATGCTGGCCAAGGAAGCCGTCGCCAACGGCTGGACCTTCGTGATGGCTCGCCCAGGCCGCGACTCCGTGCAGGACGTGCTGCAGACCGCGCGCCTCTACGCTCCGGCCGTGGTGTGGATCGAGGACGTGGACGTTGAGACGTCCGGCTCCTCGAACCCACGCAAGATCTCCGAGATGCTGGACGCCTTCGATGGCATCACCGCCAAGGGTGGCGGCGAGATCATGGTCGCGCTCTCCTCGAACTTCATCCAGCGGATCCCGCCGGGCATGCTGCGTCCGGGACGGTTGGACTACGTCATCGAGATCGCGGAACTCGATGCCCCGGCCACCGAGGAGCTGCTGCGCAAGGTGATCGACCCCAACAAGATGGGTGAGATCGACTTCGACGCCGTGCACGAGCAGATGTGCGAGCCGAAGGCGCCCGGTAGGTTCCTGCCGGCGTTCGTGAAGGCGACCGCCGACCGCGCACGGAGCTTCGCCATCAACCGGATCGGCGGGGAGCTGGGCTACCGGCTGGAGACCGAAGACCTGGTGTACGCGGCGAAGAGCCTGCACGCCCAGCTCAAGCTCCACAAGGACGCCGCCGACCCGGAGCCGCTGCCCACCTTCGATCGGGTGCTGCGCGACACGATCACCGACACGGTCGACGACTTCCGAGTGCTCGACGACGACGGTGACCCGGCGTTCACGCTGCGTCGCCCGCAGCTCGAAGTCGGCCGTAGCGCCGCGAGGAACTGACGATGTCCCCTCTCGGAGATCCGCGGCGTCCTGACCTCAACATCGATATCGCGGGCGCGGTCGAGATGATCACCGCCAAGATTGATGCGGGTCGCGATCTCCGAGAGGGGCTCGCCTCCATCCTCGGGCTGCCGTACGGCGTTACGAACGACCAGATCTTCACCGCCGTGCGCATCCTGAAGTCCAGTCACGCGCGGCTCCGTCGAGATGACATCGCCCGGATCGAGGAGCTGGAGCGCGAGTTCCCGCGCCTGGATGCCGAGCACGCTAGGCTCGTGAAACACCTGCGCGCGAAGGGCGTGCTCGAATGACCACCAGCTCCGGCGAGTTCAAGCGCCACCTGTCCGGGATGAGCGCGAAAGTCACCCACGCCGCGATCTGGCTGGGCGTGACCAACCTGTTCATGCACGCCTGGTGGTACGGGATGCATCCGACCCAGATCCTGCCGTTCACCTGGTGGTCGCAGATCCCGCAGGTGCTGGTCTTCACCTCGATCGTGGGCGCGCTCTACCACGAACGCAACGTCATGTGCCTGCCGTGCATGAGCGCGGTGCCCGCCGACGGACCAGTCCGGGCGACGGTGCCCGGCTGGCCGCGGCGTCTGCTCTGGTACTTCCATCTGGCGGTCAGCTGGAAGTTCATCATCCCGCTGCTGCTGGGCGTCGATGCGGTGGTGGCGTTCACCGACTTCTACATCGTCCAGATCGTGTGGCCGCTGGAGACCGTGTTCTTCCTGGCCTCCTGGCGTGAGCACCGGCTGCTGCGCCCGTGGTGTCCGTGGTGTCGTGGCTGGGATGGTGACGGCGAGGAGGAGCTGACGCCCGTGCCCGACCCGAGCATGGAGAAGACCTCGTGAACACCTACCGCGCCGAAGTAACCCGCGAAGATGGCTGGTGGATGATCCGCATCCCCGAACTGAACCTACTCACACAAGCGACTTCGTGGGACGAAGTAGAGACCATGGCACGTGGAGTGATCGCCTCCGATCAGGACATCGAGATGTCCGACGTGGCAGTCACCGTTGAGGCCGAGGGCTGTGAGGAGGGCTGCGGCTGCCAGACGCGGTGCGGTCGGTGCGGAGCCGAGGTGGACTCGCTGGAGGTCGAGAGCGTCACGGTGGTCCACTGGATCGCCGACGAGCCCCACAACGAAGTCGCCGGCCACAACGAGCCACTCAACATGTTCTGCATGGCGTGCTGGAGGGCGATCGTCGCGGTGATCCCTCCAGCGTGACCCTCAAAGTCGTACGAGCACTACTCATCGGGGGAGTGCTCGTACTGGGTGCCGGCGCGGACGCGAGCCCCCCGAGCTACGCGCCGGCATCCTCCCTCCACCGGGGAATCTTGATTCCGCTCGCACCGCTCGGAATTCCACCGACCTACCAGCTTCCGCTCGCTACCCTCGACCTCTACGACATGACGCTCAGCATCTAGGAGAACCCAGCCATGGCCTTCCACTTCGGCAAGTACGACCCGCACACCGGCGACAAGCAACAGGACTACCGCACCCGCGACTCGCACGAGGCCCAGGAGAAAGACGACCAGGGCAAGGCTCCCCAGTCCCACCAGGACAAGGTCGCGCGCATCCGCCAGGGTGAGGTCGATAAGCAGGAAGCCGCCAGCAACAACAGGAAGAGCTGACTCATGGCCCTGTCCAAGAACCACAAGATCGCACTGATCGTCGTCCTCGTCGTGCTCGATGCCTGGGCGACCTACGACTCGCGGCGCCGGATGTACACCCGGCTCTACCGCGAGGCGGCCAAATCCGACGACTGAGTCGGGCCAGAAACGAAGAAAGGGGCCCTCGGCCAGCACCGAGCCACCAACCCACGACACGTGGGAAGAGGCTACAAAGCGCTGGCCGAGGGCCATTTTCCATCCGCGCCCGCGAGCATCGGGCGGGGATGGGTTCTACATAAGGACGCGGGGAGGCCGTTGTGGTTGCTCCCTCAGCACAACGGCTCCGACGAGCAGAGGTAACGGGATGAGCAGGGGCTACTTCGGAACGGCGATCTACCGGCCGCGTCGCGAAGAGAACGTGGGAGGGCTGTGGCGCACCGCGGCCTGCTACGAGGCCGCGTTCGTGGCGACCGTCGGGGGTACCCGCTACCAGAAGCAGTCCAGCGACACCCCCGACACCGCGCGCCACGTCCCGCTGCTGCATTACGCCGACATGGAGGACATGGTGATGCGGCTGCCGTGGGGGTGCGCGCTGGTGGCGGTGGAAATGACCGACGACGCCGTCCCGCTGGACCACTACGTCCACCGAGAGCGCGCGCTCTACCTGCTCGGCTCGGAGACCGAGGGGATCCCGGCCTCCATCTTGACGCGCTGCCACGATGTCATACAGATCCCGACGCCGCGGGCGTTCTCGCTCAACGTGGCGACCGCCGGCTCGATCGTGCTGGCACACCGGCACATGACCCGCTCCAGCCGCCGCCGTGGCGATCTGGTTCCGATCGAAGTACCCGCCAACTGAAGGAGAAGCCCAGCCATGACCGACGCCAGCTACACCGCCATCATGCTGCTCGTCGACCGCAGCGGATCGATGCAGTCGATCAAGGCCGACGCCGAGGGTGGCGTCAACGCCTTCATCGCCGACCAAGCGAAGGCCGACGATCGACGCACCATCCGGGTCGCGCAGTTCAACCACGACTACGTGCTGGTGCACGAGTCGCTCGACGCCAAGAACGCCCCGAGGTTCGCGCTGAGTCCCGGCGGCAACACCGCGCTGCTCGATGCGATGGGGCGCTCCATCACCGAGTTCGGGGAGGAGCTGGCGGCGCTGCCCGAGGAGCAGCGCCCCGGCACCGTGATCGTGGCGATCATGACCGACGGCATGGAGAACTGGTCGCAGGAGTACAGCTGGGACGCGATCAAGAAGATGGTGCTGCACCAGGAAGAGAACTACGGCTGGCAGATCATCTACCTCGGCGCCAACCAGGACGCGATCGAGGTCGGAGGGCGCCTCGGCATCCGCCGCGACCGCTCGATGAGCTACAGCGCATCTTCGGTCGGTACGCGTTCGGGACTCGCGGCGATGGGCGGCTATGTGGCGCAGGCCGCAGGCGGACAGTCGGTGGGCTTCACCGAGGAGCAGCGTACTGAGGCGATGAAGGGCGACAAGAAGTGAGCGCGCCAGCAAAGATCACCACCCGCGAGCGCACCGAGCTGCGCTCCATCGTGCGCCACCACATGAAGGTGCTGCGCGCGGAGGTGGCGCAGCGCGAGGCGGAGATGATGGCCGAAGCGGGCGTTCGGATCATGGATCGCTTCCGCGAGGAGGACGCGAAGGCCGACGACCTGCGCCGGGAGATCGCGGCGGTGACTGAGGAGGTCAACGCAAAGCTCAAGAAGGTCGTGGCCAAGCACGAGAAGCTCTTCGAGGGCGGGAAGTGGGACCGCGTCGGTAACTACAACGCCCCGCAGGTCTACCGCAAGTACGAGGACCGTGACCAGCTGCGGCGCGCGCTGGCGGCCGGCATCAGGGCACAGGCGAAGACCGCGCGTGTGACGCTGGAGCGCCAGGAGGCGGACCTGCTGCGCAACCTCGCGCTCGATGCGCTGGAGACGCAGGCGGCTCGTTCCTTCCTCGATCAACTGCCAACCGTCACCCAGCTCATGTCGCTACCGGAGATCGAGGCACACGTCGACGCGGTGGGCGAAAACGCGCTACACTAAACTCGTGCAATACGAACTTTAACACCACGCCCCCAGCCAAGGAGCACAACCGCATTGAACGTCCCCTACCCACGGCTCATGCCGACCGCTGGCGCCCTGGAGAACGACCTGCGGAGGTTCGAGCAGGAGTACGACCTCAGCTCTGACGTCGAGCGCGGAACGTTCGTGCAACGGATGCTGGAGCACTGGCGCACCGAGAACTTCAGCACCTTGCGCGGCGCCGCCGAATCGTTCGACATCGACGTCACTCCGCGTACGTTGCACGACGAACTAATCAAGAAGGTCGTCGGTCGGTGGATCAAGGCGCTGCTGGAGCACCGCGCCAAGCCGAAGTTCGAGGTCGGCGACAAAGTGCGGTTCAAGATCATTCTGGACCGCTCCGACGCCGGCATCACCGTGCTGGAGGCCGACGTTAAGCAAGTACGCGTCCAGCAGGTCCACACCTGGTGGGTCAGCGCGGGCTCGATCGAGAAGGTAGAGGAGGGCTGACATGTCCGGTGTGATCATGCTGACCAAGGACGACAACGGCAACGTGACCATGGGTCTCGGCATGCCACCCGAGGAGGCCATGGGGATGCTCATCGAGGCCGCCATGCGACTCGCCTCGGAGTACAACCTCACCCAGTGCGACTGCCCGCCGGGCACGCACGACGCGATCCCGGACCTGCCCAGGGTTGGGGGCTTCGACCAGGTGGTGAACGAGAACTCCTCGGTCATCGCTCCCGGCAACGACTTCTCCGGGCTCGCTGCCTCGCTGCGCCGCGCGACCGAGCTGGCCGAGAAGAAGGAGGACCAGTCGTGATCGAGGGACTGAACATCCCGAACTTCCGCAAGACGCTGGAGATCATGGCGGCGGATACGAGCCTCGTGAACATGGACACCTGGTGGAGGCCCACCTCGTGCGGAACCACCGCCTGCTTCGCGGGCCATGCCGTGACGCTGGTCGGAGACTACGTCGATGGTCTAGCGAACGCAGGCCTCGTTGAGGTGGACGGGGAGTACCGGTCCATCGAGTACGTCGCCGCGGACGTGCTGGGACTGTCCAGCACCGCCCTACGAAACGCGTTCTTCTATCACACCGCCGCCCTGAAGGGGCGTCAAGCGGTGGCGGTGCTCTACCAGATGGCGGAGGTGGTCACCGACGGAGAGATCCAGATGCCGCCGGAGTTCGACGCCGACTACCTGGACGTCGAGCAGTGGCTGGGCGCCGAACCCGCCACGCTCTACCTGTCGGAGGTGCCCCGCGATGAGTGAGCGGCTATCCGTGGAGATCGGGACCGTCGAGGTGCTGCGGTCGCGGGTCTACAAGACCGACAGCGGCGATATGTTCGTCGAACCCGGCACCTACCCGGTGCTGCGGCACCCCGACAAGCACGTCTCGTTCCTGATGACCGGGCGCTCCAGCCATCGCACGCCGGGCTCCTTCGAGAGGCTGGAAGCGGGGCTGTTCGCGGTCACGAACCCGCTCGATCACCCGGCCGGTGAGCTGAAGGAGTTCGCGTACGGGTACTGGTCGCCCCGGGACTTCGCCAACCTCCAGGAGTGGGAGGGCGCGATCGAGGGCCACTCCAGCCAGAGGCTGCGGATCACGCTGAAGGAGAGCGTCGATGCCTAAGCACCCGGACATCACGGTCGAGCTGGTCGGCACCGACGGCAACGCCATGATGCTGATCGGGACGGTTCGCAGAGCCCTTCGGCGGGCTCGCGTGCCTGCCGAGGAGATCACCGAGTTCACCAAGCAGGCAACGTCCGGCGACTACGACACCGTCCTCGCCACGATCCAGGAGTGGGTGGAGATCGCATGACTGAGCAGCCCGTGCCCGGCGTGGGCATCCACATCCGCGCCGAGCAACCGATGATGGTGGTGCGCGCCCGCTACTACCCGGAGATGCCGCCGGGGTTGCCGGGCGAGACCGACGCGCAGTACACCGACCGGCTCACCGGCGCCGATCGGACCGAGCGGCGCCCGTATGACCACTGTCGCAACCGCCAGTGCTCGATCGGCTACCACGACGAGTGCTCGGACCCGGCTGGCGAGATCTGCGAGTGCCCGTGCCACGAGGAGCAGGCGGCCGCGACGGACGAGGAAGTGCACACCAACGCCGAGTGGGAGCAACAGGCCACGGCGCTCGATGAGAGCTTGCACGCCGCGCTGCAGAAGCTGGAGCGCGATAAGCCGATCATCGAGGCGGCCGTCAAGCTAGCGATCCGCTGGAGGGACTGGGACGGCACCGAGAACATGGTGCCCTGGATCAACGCACTCTGCGAGGCCGTCGATCGGTCGACGCTCGATGCGGTCGCCGAGGCCATCAAGAAGGGAGAGGTCTGATGAGCGGCATGTACGGGCTGGTGTTCCCGGACCCGAAGCGCCCCGAGCGCGTCTCGCTGCTGCTGGGGTTCGTCCACGCCCACGCTCCGGTGGACGTCGGTCGTCTGCGTGACGCCTGGCTGGAGCCGGACCGCGACGGTGAGCCGGTGGTCTGCACCTACACCCGTAACGGTGGCGGCAACCGCACCTGCGAGCACCTCGAAGTAGCTCCGCAGGCGCACTGTCCGGCGTGCGCGATGCAGTCGGTGGTCAACCACCCGCTCTACATCCGCGACGAAGACGATGGCTTCGACTGCACGTACGCCCGGATCTGGTTCAAGCTGCCCCCGTGGCTGCCCGAGGAGATCCGCGCCGCCCTGAAGACCAAGCTGATGCTGCCCGTGGCCGTCGACACCGACGAGCGCTGGCAGCGCGGCATCGAGGCGGTCGGGAAGGGTCCGCTCACGCCCGAGCAGCGGGAGTTCGGTGACCGGCTGGTCGCATCGCTCTCCGACATGATGGACCCTCCGACGAGAGAGTCCTGAGATGTGGGGCTGGCTCGCTTTGATCATCTGGGCACTCGCGGCCTGCTGGGGCGTCTGGGAGATCATCGGGCAGCTCGCCTTTCGCCGGCAGGCGAAGGAGCTGGTCGCCGAGGCCGAGGCGGCGCTGAAGAGCAGCGCGGCATGACCCATGGTTACTCACTGGACGCCCGCCAACCGGACTGACCTCGGCCTCACCGCCCGCGACTTCGCGGCTCGATCACTCCTGGTCACCAACCGAGGCTGGTACCTGCTCCACCAGTTCGTCAGCAGGGCCGGCGGTCGTTCCGCCGATCTGATGGCGGGCCGCGACGCCTACATCCCCACCTCCCTGACCAACCACTGGGGCGCGGTCATCATGGCCGCCGACCCCGCCGACTGGATGCAGATCGGGCAATGGAACGGCACCTCTGTGGTAGCGACCGGAATCTGTCGAGCATCGGACGCCGATCCCTACCGCGATACTCACGAACTCTCCAAGCTCACCGACACCCCGCTGCATCCGTGGCTGAGTGAGATCGGCATGACCCTGGCCACCGCTCCATCGGGCGTGGTCATCAGCGGCAAACCAACGAAGGGATTTCCCATGGCTATCAACTTGAGCAAGGGCGGCAAGGTCGACCTCACCAAGGAGGCGGGCGGCACCCTCGCCAAGGTCCGCGTCGGTCTCGGCTGGGACGTTCGACGCACCGACGGTGCCGCCTACGACCTCGACGCCTCCGTCATCGGCCTCAACGCCTCGGGCGCGTGCGTGAGCCCCGAGTGGTTCGTCTTCTACAACCACATGGCGGCCCCGGACAACGTGGTTGTGCACCAGGGCGACAACCTCACCGGCGGTGGCGACGGCGACGACGAGCAGATCGTGGTCGATCTCGCCCGGGTGCCGGCGGAGGTCACCGAGCTGGTGGTCGCGGTGACCATCCATGAGGCGAAGGCACGCGGAGACCAGAACTTCGGGCTGGTCGAGAACGCGTTCGTCCGGGTCATCGATGAGTCCAGCAACACCGAACTCGCTCGGTACGACCTCACCGAGGACACCAACGCCGGAGTCAACTCGCTGGTGTTCGGGAAGCTCTACCGCCGCGACCAGTCCTGGAACTTCCGGGCCATCGGAGACGGCTTCAAGGACGAGCTGCAGGGGCTCGTGACCGCGTACCACATCGGCTGATTCTCAGCCCCCACCCCAGTCAGAGAGGCAAGACCATGAGCTTGTTCAGCCGCAAGTCCGAACCCACTCCCACCTCCGGTCCGGCACGGACCATCAACCTCACCAAGGACGCCACCGGCAGTTCCGCGATCAACCTCTCGAAGGTCCGCGACGCCGGCCACATCGATCTGGCCAAGCGCGCCGACAAGGCCGGTATCGCCTTGAGCAAGCGGGGCCTGGCCGGCATCCGCGCGCAGGCCGTGCTGGTGCTCGATCACTCCGGCTCGATGCACGCTGACTACTCCAACGGCAAGGTGCAGACGTTGGTCGAGCGTGTGCTCGGCTTCGCGCTGCAGATCGACGTCGATGGCACCGTCCCGGTGATCCCGTTCGACTCGGTCCTGCACCCCACCGTCGATGTGACCGTCGAGAACTACCGTGGCGTCGTCGACAACCAGATCTGGCAGCCACGCCAGATGGGCAGCACCGACCTGGCGAAGGCCCTGGTCGCGGTCCGGGACCTGGCGAAGACCACCGACGAGCCGATCTTCTGTGTGGTCATCACCGACGGGAACCCAGACTCTCAGTCCGCCGCGACCAGGATCGTGGTGGAGCTGGCCGGCTATCCGGTGTTCGTGAAGTTCCTGGCCATCCGTGACGTCCCCTACCTGAACGACCTCGACGACATGAACCCCGATCTCCGACTCGTCGACAACGTAGACGCGAAGTCGTTCGCCGACCCCGCGTCCGTGTCCGACATGGAGTTCGCCGACGCCATGGCCGACGAGTGGGACTCCTGGGTCGCCGCCGCGACGAAGGCCGGAGTGCTGTCGTGATCGCAGAGACCGAGGCTTCGGCCCGGGTGAATCTGTGGGCCATCTACGGGCCCTCCGCAGTCATCACCCTGCTGGCCTGGGCAGCCGTGGCGTCGTTCGGCGGCTGGCTCAGCCTGCTCACCGTCATGATCCTGACCGCGCTGGAGGTGACGTTCAGCTTCGACAACGCTGTCGTCAACTCGAAGCTGATCCAGCGCCTGTCCCCGGGCTGGCAGCGGGCTTTCATGACCGTCGGCATCGTGTTCGCCGTGTTCGTGGTCCGCTTCGCCCTACCGATCTTCATCGTGCAGGTGGCGGCCGGGCTGGGCTTCACCGAGGTTGTCAGCCTCGCCGTGCACCAGCCGGCCGTATACGCGCAGCACCTGGCCGAGGCCGGCCCGATGATCGACGCGTTCGGCGGCACCTTCCTGCTCATGATCGGAGTGAGCTACTTCCTCGACAGCGAGAAAGATCTCCACTGGATCGGCTGGCTGGAGTCGCGGCTGGCGCCGTTGGGTCGGTTCGACAACATCACCATCTTCGTGATGTTGCTGGTCGCGGTGATCGCGTTCTTCACGGTCGAGCCGGCGCAGCGCACAGCGGTGTTCGCCGCCGCGATCATCGGGGTGCTGCTGCACGTCGGACTCGACCTGTTCGGTGCGGTGTTCGACAGCGACGACGAGGACGGGCACGCGAAGCTGACCACCCTGGTCGGTGCCGCCGCGGCTGTCATGTTCGTACGCCTGGAGGTGCTGGACGCCAGCTTCTCCTTCGACGGGGTGATCGGCGCGTTCGCCATTACGACCAGCGTCTTAGTGATCATGGCCGGACTGGGCGCCGGTGCGATGTGGGTGCGGTCGATGACCGTGCACCTGGTCCGCACCGGCACGCTGGCCAAGTACGAGTTCCTGGAGCACGGCGCGCACTGGGCGATCTTGTTCCTGGGCATGGTGATGATGCTGAAGCTCTACGGGGTGGATCTGCCGGAGTGGTTGACCGGCTCGCTGGGCATCGTGTTCATCGGTGCGGCGCTGGCGACCAGCGTCACTCGGAAGCGGGCGCAAACGAACGACAACCTCCTGCTGAACTGAACATCGTCCAATTTTGCATGAAGGGGTGAACTAGATGGCGATCGCGCCACGCAACTGCACGCACGGATCCACGCACGAAGTACCGATCATGGACGGGAAGGGCAACGTCGTGGCGTGGCACATCGTGTGCGACGACTGCACAATGATCATCGGCACGAAGTGAACGTTCCCCGCCAGGTGCCGGAGCTTCGGTTGGTGCGCAGCATGGACAACGAAGCGAGCGGAGAACACGCGGACTTGATATTCAACCTGGTGATCACGATCCCGCTTTGGGTGCTGGGGGCGGGGCTCATCGCTCACGCGAAGAGCCCGCTGGGCTACACCTACGCCGCGCTCGCTCTCCTGCCCGCCATCGCGCTCATCGTCCGATCCGTTATTCGGCTCCGCAGCATGAGAGACCCACGATGAGCGAGAACGCGTTCGTGATCTTCCGCTACCGCGACCAGCAGGACCAGCGCTGTTCGGCGCCACGTCGGATGAGCCTCATCCCGCGCAAGGGTGAGCTGGTGTACATCAACGACCTCGACATCGAACACCCTCGTCGCGTGCTGGAGGTGGCCTGGATGGCGGAGCGCGACCTCGACCGCCCTCAAGGCGCCGCTGCGGTCACGGTGTACCTGGGAGCGCCGGTAACGGAAGACCCGCCGGCCTGATGGCACTACGGGTGTGCGACGAGACCTTCTACTGGTTCCTGACGGTCAAGGTCCCGAACAAGATCGAGACCGACGAGGAGCGTGAGATCCGGGAAGCCCTCGGCCTGGAGATCCTCGAACAAGAACTCAACCTTTGGCCGTGCCGCCTCTGCGGCGCGATGGTGCTCGGGTCGCTGCGGCCCGTGCACCGCGAATTTCATGCGAGGGACCATGACTGAGAAGACCTACATCAACCCGGAGATGGACCGCACCGGCTGGGGACCGGGGCCCTGGGATGGTGAGCCCGACAAGGTCAGCTGGACCGACGCGGTGACCGGCATGCCGTGCTTGGCGGTGCGGGCCAACCCGTGGCAGGGAAGCTGGTGCGGCTATGTCGCGGTGGACCCCGGCCATCCGCTGCACGGCGAAGGCTACGAAGAGGCGGACGTGTCCGTGCACGGTGGGCTGACCTTCGCGGCGAGCTGCAACGACGATGGACCGATCGAGCACGCGGTCTGCCACGTGCCGGAGCCCGGACAGCCGGGCGATGTCTGGTGGTTCGGCTGGGATTGCGGTCACTACAACGACATCATGCCGGCCTACCGGACCCACGCGCCGGAGATGTGGGACCTCTACGCGCGCACCGGGGCGACCTACAAGACACTGACCTACGTGCGCGCCGAGTGCGAGCGGCTCGCCCTGCAGCTCCACGACATTCGATGAACGTCGCGGAGCTGCAGGCGCTGCTGAACACCTACGATCCCCGCGCGGAGGTGTTCGTCTACCACGGCAACGGCTACGACCGCTATCTGGCGATCGAGGGCGTCGAGCCGATGCCCTACGTCCACGACTCCTTCAGCGGTGAGCAGAAGTACGGGTTCGTGCTGGCCTGCTACGACGACGGCCACGGGCTGCCGTGACACGCAGCCGGTGTGCGGACTGTAACGGGCTGCGGCACGTGCACACCTACCGAATGGCGGTGTACTGCGGGGGGCTGCCGCTGGAACAGGCGATGGCCGACCCCGACCGCTTCGGGAACGGCTGCCAGGACACCCCGTGTCCAAACTGCGACGGTGAAGGCTGGGTGTCCGGATTCACGCCACCGCTGTGATCACCGTGCTGGCCCTCGTGGTGTTCTTCTGCTGGGCATGGCGCAACAAGTAAGGTGAGTCCCGTGATGAGGTGGCGCCGCTGCCCGCCGGACGAGAACTGCGACGGCTGCGATCTGCGCCGCTACGCGCTGGGACGGAGGACCCATGGCCCTCAATTGGGACTGGCGGTGCTCCTACCCAGGCTGCGGTGCGCGTTCCGGCAACTTCCACAGCTACTCGCTCATGTGCAAGGCCTCGTGGGAGCACCGACGCAACTACCATCCGAACTCGATCTGGTTCGGGCGCCTGGTGTGCCAACGGACGCCACAGACCATCGACTCGATCGAGATGCAGCACTCGCACCCCGCCCCCCGAGACAGTAGGAGACGCCGTGTGGCTGTCCGACCTACCCCAGGATCACGTGCGCGTCGACGAGTACTCGGACGCGATGTTCAACGGCAATCGAACAAGGGTCTACCGGTTCGCTGACAACAGCACCCGCACCTTCAACAACCGCGGGACCGCGAGCGGCTGGACCGAAGTGACCAAGGTGGCACCGAGCGACGGTCTGATGCCGATGTTCGTCGAGCCGCCGCTAGCCGACGTGCAGGCCGAGCTGCCCGATTAGTCCTCCGCCGTCGGACTGCCGGCCACCGCCTCCCCGTTCCACAGGCTGTGGACGCGGTTGTGGATAGCTCGGGTAGGTCGGCTGCTGCGCCGGATACGGGTAGGGCTGCTGTGGGTAGCTCGGGTACGACGGGTAGCCCGGGTACGGATAACCTGCGCCGCCGTAGCCGCCCGGGTACCCGCTCGAATACTGATACGGCGGCTGGCCCGGGTATCCACCACCGCCACGAGGCGGCCACTCGCCGCCGCCTGAGCCGCCCACGGGCGGCCACTGGCCTCCACCGCCACCACGGGGAGGGCGACCGCCCGGTGGACGCGTACCACCGTCTGAGGGCCAACCACCGCCCGACGGGTAGCCCCGAGTCGGCGGGTAGTTCGGGTACTGCGGCTGCTGGTATTGCGGCGGCTGCTGGTACGCGGGCTGTTGGTACTGCGGTGCCGGAGGCGGGTAGTACGGCGGAGGCGCCGGCTGCTGTCGCGGGCTGGGTGCCGCCGCCTGCGCTGGCGGACGACGGCTATCGATGGAGTTATTGATCATGTCCTGGATCTGCTGAGGGGTGGGTGCCGGAGTCGCGGGCGCGGTGCTCGGAGGCGGGAGCGCCGCGGCTCGGTTGCGTACCGCGTTATCGATCATGGTCTGGACTTGCGGACCCGACAACGCGGCGGGCGGAGCTACCGGATCGGCCTTTACGTTCTGCGCCGCATCGCAGAGCCCCGCGCCTTGTAGCCGCAACGCGACGTCCCCACCCTGGCCGCACAGCTGCAGGATGGGGTCAGCCAGTCCTTGGCCTTGCGCCACCGCGGCGGAGGTCTGCGACGCTTGGCGATGCGAGGCCGACACCCCCACCCAGGTGATCAGGCCGACCGCGACCACACCGAGAGTGAGGAATACCCCGAGCGAGGTGCCCGGCGAGTGCGGCCAGGGTAACCAGGCGGGTCGCTGCATGAGGCCTCCCAGGGCGCTACTTCGACGGTGGTGCACTCGGCGTCGTCGGAGTCGGCTTGGGTACGAGCGGAGTGGTGCAGCTCAGGTGCTGGTACTGGACGCGCATCTGGCCGAACACGTTCTCGTAGGTGGCACGATCAAGTCCCGGCGCGCGGGTGTTCGGGTTGTAGGTCCCGAGCCAGCTTGCGTACAGCGGACACAAGATCTCGTTGCGCGTATCCGCCACCTGAGCAGCGGTTTGCTCCTGTCCGATGTACACGATCGTGATGCAGGCCGTGAAGATCACGTCGATAATGACCGCGATCACGATGCCGGTGATGTTGCGTCGCGCTCGATCGGCCCGAGCCTCCAGGCCTTCGATGGCAACGCGTAGTGCCCCGATCGCCTCGATCAGGGGGGTGACCAGCGCGGCTGCACCGCGCGCACCGGCCTCTCCCTGTTCGCGTGCCGGGCCCTCGTGTTCATCTTGGCTCACTCGTCGTCCTCCCCCACGTGGCCTTCTTCAAGCTCCTTGGCGAACTCGGCCACGAACAACTCCAGCTGCTCCACGGTAGCTACCAGCTGGGCGCGCAGCTCCTCGGAGTCCAAGATGATTTTGTCTACGCTGTGGTTCCGTCGGTGGAGTGGGCTCATGTGCGGCCCCGACCGCTGGGATGGTGGCCACGGCCATCATCGCGGGCGTTCCAGAGGAAGTCCTGCAGCACGTCGGTGACACGGGTCAACACGGGAATGTACTTCCCGTGGATGTCGGCGTTGAGCTTGGCGATCTCAGCTTCGAGTCGATCGGCTCGATCTCGTTCGCGCTTCATGTTGTCCTGCGCTTGCTTGTAGAGGGTCCATGCCCAGAACATCGCCGCTGTTGCCAGGACTCCTACCGCACCGTACTGCACCAAAGGCTGGGACAGATCGATCCCATTGTCAGTGCCGGTCGTGGCCGCCTGACGGAACAAGTCGGGAAACAAAGCTAGCTACCCCCGTTCACGAGCTTTGAAACTGGGCCGAGCTGGGGCAGCTAGCTCACACGCAACGCGATCAGTGGAACACTCCCGCGCTGCCGGCCAGCATCGCCACCGACAGCAGGATGACCGCGACCGCGAGCAGCGGCCAGTTGTTAGCGAACGGGACCAGGCTGAAGATCGCCAACAGCAACGCGATGATGACCAAGATCAAAATAACCATCGAAATCTCCTTTGGGCAGAAGAAACCCCCGCTCCGATTTCGGAGCGGGGGCCGGGTGTCATCTTCGTTTCAGTTAGTCGAGCAGTGCGTGGGAGCCGCGGCTGGAGACCATCTCAGCCGGCACCGGAGCGGTGACCTGGGTGCGCTGCCACATTGCCACCAGAGCGACCACGAAGGTCATGATCGAAGCCTGCACCTGCGGGGAGAGCAGGAGTCCGAAGCTCAGCGCGACCGAGAGCGTCGCCTGCACGACTCCGGAGATCAGCGGGAGCGCCCTCTCCTCGGAGACCACGAGCGTGTTGATGAAGCCGATGATCAGAACCACCGCTCCGTTGATCAGACCCTGCTGGTCGACCGAGACGTCGAGCCCGAGCCCGGACACGAGGCCGAGAATGGCGGCGATCAGGGCTCCGATCTTGACTGGTTCACGCCCGAGGTAGGCGAGGATAGTGTTCATTCAGGCTCCTTAGCTGGGGACTCTTTCGATTCTTGTAACGAGACAACGGCCGCCGCGATACGGTTGATGTCCGTGTTGGTCAGGTGCGGCGGTGGCGTGCTGGTGCGCTTCGACAGCATCGAAGTCTGGTTCGCCAGCTCCGCGACCGCCGAGGCGAGCGCGTTGAGCTGGACGTTGGTGCGGCGCTGGTAGTCAGTCGCCGTGAGGTGCTCATCCGTCCCGCCCGGCCACGTAGGCCAGCCCGGCCAGTCCTCGCCTTGCGGCACGACGTCAGCGCTCCCGGTGATGAACTGGTAGGCGGCGGTGAGCTTCGCGTCCTGATCCGGGGTCAAGCCGGCCATAGGGTCGTCTCCCGTCAGTTGATCGAGCGGCCGCAGCGCGACATCGAGGTCGACCGCTCCGGCGACTCCGGAGACCTGTCCGCTCTGCGAGTACTGGTGCATCACCAGTCGCGGGCTGGAGTAGCCCGGCTGTCCCGCCGGCACCCCGTAGTGGGCCAGCCAGAGCAGTACGTCGTCATCCATCCAAGTCTCGGTGATCTGGTGGGTGAAGAACGAGACGCCGGAGTAGAGCATCACCCTCGTCACGCCGGTCAACCGGCGAAGCTCGCTGAAGAAGGTGTTGGCCCAGACTCCGAGCGATCCACTGCCGGCCTCTAAGTCAAGGCACGGGGGCAAGTGTCCGACGATCGCTCCGAGGGCATTGATCTGCGAGGCGAAGGCATCGGCGTTGGCCTCGGCCGAGTAGCTGGTCTGCGCGTAGTGGTAGGCACCGGTGACCAGTCCCGCGGCTGTTGCCTCATGAAACTGGGCGGCGGCGGTCGAGTAGGACGAGGAGGTTCCGTCGCTGACCTTGACATAAGTGAACGCCTTGCCGGCGGCCTTGACCGAGGTCCAGTTGACCGCGCCCTGCCACTTGCTGACATCGACACCCTGCACGAGATCAGCCACGGCGCTCCCCGTAGAAGGGGCCAGCCGGCCGGGTACCACCACAGAACCCGACCGGCTGGCGGTCCATCATGAAACTAACTTCAGCTCGTGGCCGGCGGTACGAGGTTCGCCACGTTCGCGGCGTCCGCGCCGACCGCGTCCACGCCAGCGGAGAGCTGGCTGACCGCGTCCTGCAGCCCGCTGACATCCACATCAGCCGGCTGGTTAGCGATCCACGCCTGGACCGCCGCGACCCCAGCCTGGAGCTGGCTGTCGTCGGCAGTCACCTTGGCGGTCAGGTCGGAAACGGCCTGGGTAAGAGCATCAACATCGGCCTGGGTGGCCATCGAGACTCCAATCTGGGTGAGCTTCTCCTCAATCGCCGAAAGCCGGTGATTGATGTTCGTGAAGGGATTCCAACTCGGTGGTTCCGGGGGGTGATGCGGAGGCGGCGGCGGTGGGTGATGGTTCATGTGCCACTCACTCTCTTGAGGAAGTCCCGAGCGGGGGGAAGTGCCGACATCATGGCGTCGTGCGCGCACTGAAACAGCTGGCAGGGCCAGCGGTACTGCTCGAAGGCGCCCTGGTGATAGCACCAGCCGCAGTGGTCGGGGATGTGCTGCTGCAGCATCCACCGTGCTCGCTTCAGATCGGCGCGCAAGAACTCGACGATGGGGTCATATGCCTCATCGGTGTGGTACCAGTCAGCCAGCGGTGGGACGCATGGAGACGAGGACGGCATTCACGACATCCTGATCTAGATACCGATGATGGACCTTGTCCACAGTGCCGGTGCAGGTGATCAGGTGAAGTTCTGAGTCAGGAGTGTTGTGAAAGATTGAGGCGGGGAACTGGGTCTTGGGGAACGTCTCGTTGCGGGTCACCTGGAAGGTCGCGGTCTGACCGTCGCTGCGGTCGATCTCCACGATCTCCCCGGCTTGGAGCTGGTTCAGCTTGGCGAACAGCCCCTGATGACCATTCTGATCAACGTGAGCCACCACGATCGCTGGACCGATGTCGCCCGGTACGGGTGCGTACTTGTACCAGCCCAGCTCTCCCACCGCGGACAGTGGCGGGACCGCCATGCTCTTGTCGGGGTTGCGCCCGACAGGGACGACGTCACGAGACGATACCTGGATCGAGGGGATTCTGATAGCGACGGGGTGGACCTTCACCGGGGTGCTCGTCGCGGCGGAGGCGGTGGTCGCTTCGGGGGGTGCCGGCACGGTGACCGTGGCGGTTTGCACGACGGTAACGGGCGGTTGAACAGTAGTGACTCTGGATGGCGCGACCGGGGACTGCGTCGGTAGCGGAATGCTGACCGTCGAGGCGCCGGGAGAGGTGAGGTCAGGGGGAGTGGGTACTGATGCGGGGGTCAGGGCTACGCGGGGCAAGATGATCAGAACCAGCGCGATCACGAGGGCCGTACCGAAGGCGAAGCGCCGGCCGACCTTACGTGAAACAGCGAAGGGCATCCCGGACGTATCGACCAGCGACAGGGCCCGGGGACGATGAAGCCGGAAGCGGTGGAGCGTCATGCCCCACCACCCCCGGCTTCGTCGAGTGTCTTGCCTCCGACGCACCCGATCACGCTCGGCTGCGTCCATGATTATTTAGAAGTGCAGGCCACGGTGGATGCCGCGCAGGCCTCCGAGGCGGCCGAAGTAGGCGCCGGACAGGCCGCAGCTACCGTCGCCGGTCTCGATGCCCCGCACGACGGTCGGGACCTGCACCACCTGCGGGGTGAGGACCACCGAGTCGGTGCCGCAGCCGCAGTCGCTGACGCCGTAGTTAGCGCCGTTCAGGATGATGGTCTGGTCGCCGTCCCAGCGCCCGCCACGGAAGTGCCCGCCGAGCCGGTGGCCGCGACCGGAACCGCAGTTGCTGCCGCTCAGGATGTTGCTGGTCAGGGAGCACACGATGTTGCCGTTACCGATGCCACCGAAGTTGGTGGGGGCCGGAGTCGCGGCGTTGGCCACGCCAGCCATGCCCAGGGTCCCGCCAACCAGGACCGCGGCGGTGGCAACGGCCGTACAAAGCTTGCGAATCATGATCTTTTAAGCCTCTCGTCTACGTCTGGGTTGGAAGAGCCCGACCCATCCGGTCTGATTCCGGCTGGGACCTAACGTCTAACGAGACGCACGGGGTCCCGTTACGTTGCTTTCGGATTCATCTTAGTTTTCGTTACGTCTGTTTGGCGTAGCGGTGCGTGCACGACCAGCAGTCGCAGACCAGCTTCTCGGGCTTCGGCGTCCAGTCGGGGCACTCACGCCCGACGCCGTAGTGCTCCAAGATCTTCCCGCAGTTGACACAGGCGCGTTGGTGGCGGCACGACCAGAACGCCTCACCGGTCGCCGTCCAACGCTTCCCGTGCAGGAACGCCATCCAGTGGTGCTCGCACTGCCAACCGCAGCGGACCCGCGCGTAGTGGCTGTTCTTGCTCTTCTGGATGACCAGCTTGTGATCGACGCCGACCTTGCCCTTGCACCAGCGGCGACGGTCCTTCTTGGCGCGGGGAGTGGGGGGAGCCTCGGGAGCGATGACCCGGGCCTCGTCGAGCTTGGGCTTCGTGTCCCAGCCCTTGTACTTCTTGCTGCCCATGGCGCGCTACCCTACCGACCGCATGGGAATGTAACGACCGATATGATGGTTGCGAACTGCAGCAAGACACTCAATACTCACAACTCACGCCCCCAGCCAAGGAGTCCCGTGTCCAAGTCTGCGCAGTACAACGAGGCGCTCGGCCAGCCGCACCCCCGCCAGCGTTGCCGACACTGCCGGTGTGTCATTACCACCTTCTCCTCATCCAACAACGACGGTGTCGCCTGGTGGAAGCACGTCGCGTCCGGTCGGATCACGTGTAACGCCGACGGTGCACCGCACATCGCCAACCCGAATACCTACGCGCTCAGCGCCTGACGAAGGACGTCTCATGACGGTCATCATCATCGGAATCGTCGTACTCCTCGCGGTAGCGATCGCCGCAGCGATCTACTGGAAGCGACGCCAGGCAGCCGAGGCTCTCGACGAGCAGCACTACGCCGAGGAGCCGACCACGTTCGCTGACGATGACGACGATGAGTTCCTGTCGGTCGATCGTGTGGTGGCGATCCAGCCCGCGATCGAGGAGAGCGCCACGTTCGACGGCATCCCGGACATGTACCAGGCCCCGCGAGGGGGTGAGCAGATGCGCGACGACAACAAGCACTGGTGAAGGACAAGCGCGACGAGTGCGGCTGCCACCGGGACTGCACGCAGTCACTCGATCTGTTCGTGCCGCTCGACCACGTGTGTTCCAACCCGTGCCGGTGGCCGGGTTGCCTCACTGAGGAGGAGCACCAGCAGCTCCTCGAAAGTCTGAAGGACGACGAATGAGCAACGTCTGGTTCACCGCGGACAGCCACTTCGGGCACCGAGCGATGGCGGCCACCGGCAAGGGTTGGCGGCCGTTCGCCACCATCGAGGAGCACGACGAGACCCTGATCGAGAACTGGAACAAGGTCGTCAAGCACGACGATCAGGTATGGCACCTCGGTGACGTCGGGATGGGCTCGGAGATGGGGATCCTAGAGAAGATCTCCCGGTGCAACGGCAGCAAGCACTTGATCGCGGGCAACCACGATAAGTGCTGGTCAGGCGAGCGCGACGCCTACAAGCACATCGGGCTGTGGATGTCGTTCTTCGACTCCGTGCAGACCTACGCGCGGCGCCGCCTCGACGGCAACCAGAACATCATGCTCAGCCACTTCCCCTATGCGGGCGACCACACCAGCCAGGAACGCTACAACCAGTACCGGCTGCGCGACGACGGGCTGTGGCTGGCCCACGGACACGTCCACGACGCGTGGGCCAAGAGCGGCCGACAGGTCAACGTCGGGGTAGACGTGCGGGACTTCACCCCCATGCACCTCGATGAGTTGGTGGAGGCTTTCCGCTCCGCCGAGCAACCAATGAAGGAGAGCGCGTGACGAGCACACTGCTGATCCAGAACAACACCGGGGACACCCGGATCGAGTGGGACAAGAACAACGCCACCGAGGTCGAGCTGGCCCGGAAGAACTTCGACGAGCACAAGGCGAAGCGCTATCTGGCCTACAAGACGCGCACGGACGGTTCACGCGGTGAGCTGCTGCGCAACTTCGACCCGGACGCGGAGCGCATCCTGATGAGCCCGCAGCTTGTGGGTGGCTGAGAGATGAGTGAGCCCCAGCCTTCGAAGTCCTACTCCCGCAAGCTGCTCGACATCCCGACCCTCATGGGCGTAGGTGCGCTCGTTCTCGGCTTTCTCGTGCTGATCGCGGCACCGCTGGTGCACCTGATCGGGGTCTTGCTGTGCCTCGGAGGGGTGGCATTCCTCGCCTGGTACTGCACCCGCGACGTCGTTCGGTGGGTCCAGGAACGTCGGGCCCGGTAGGAACTCACGATGCCCCCTCGTAGGGTGATGAAGCGGCGCTCGTACCCATTGGTACGGGCGCCGCTTCATCCTGCTGACGAGCCTGGCCCGCGGCTCGCCCGGCGCACCGAACAGCTCGCCGAGCGGGCGTGGGGCGTACGGCGACTGACCGCCGGAGGCGTGGAGTGGACCGACTGGCAGAACGCCGGTTCCACGGTGACCTACTCGTTGGCCACCGCGATGCAGGGGTTCTCCGGCGCCATCACCACCGCGACCACCGCGTTCGGCAACCTCGCCAACGTCACCTGGGGGACGACCATGGGCACCGGCAATAACACCATCTTCTACGACCCCCCGCCGCTCCAGGTCCCTTACTACGACCCTCCTCGCGTGCGCACCCCCGAGGAAGAGGCGGCCCGCGCCGCGCGCATCCTGCGGCAGAACGAGGAGCGCACCGCGCGCATCGCCGCGCAGGAGGCCGCTCGGACACGAGCGCGTAACACCTTGATGGAGTTCTTGACCCCCGAGCAGCGGGCGGAGTACGAAGCTGAAGGTCACTTCGTGTGCACCGGGTCGGAGGGCAACCGCTACCGCATCGAGCGCGGTAACGCCGGCAACGTGGTGTACCTGGATGAACGAGGTGAGGCTGCGGGCAGGCTGTGCGCCCACCCCAGCATGAGTGAGCAGTGGTTACCTGATCAAGACGTCGCGTTGGCGCAGATGTTGGCGCTGATGACCGACGAGCAGAACTTCGTGCGGATCGCCAACGTGCATCGCGGTCGCGCCCCGGAGTTCGCTGGAGCAGTACTGCTAGGCCGGTAGGACCAGATGGGAATTAAATTACCCATCCTCGTGCTACTGTAGGCATGCAAACCACCAAGACACTCATTACACTCACCTGACCCCCGGGACACCGATCACCATGAAGATCGTTGCGCTGATCCCTGCCCATAATGAGGCCGGATCCATCGAAGCGACCCTGCGAGCGCTGCTCGCGCAGGAGCGCATCCCCGACAAGATCGTCGTCATCGCGGACAACTGCACCGACGACACCTTCGAGCGCGCGTCCGAGTTTTCGCTGGTCACGGTGTTCAAGACCGTCGGAAACCTCCACCGCAAGTCGGGTGCGCTCAACATGGCCTGGCACGCCACGTGCCGTGACGCCGACCTGGTGATGTGCCTCGACGCCGACACCGAGTTGCCGCCGCACGCGGTGCGCGACTGGGAGTCCGAGTTCGCCGCCGACCCCTACCTCGGTGGCTCTTCATCAAAATTCACGATGCTCGGAACCGGCCTGCTCGTCAGGCTGCAGCGTGCCGAGTTCTCCAAGTGGACGGACACCGGACTGCGCAGGCGCTGGACCAGCGTGCTGGCGGGCACCGGCTGCGTCATCCGGAACGCGGCGCTACGCGAGATCGCGTACCGCGCAGACCGGGAGGGCCCGTGGACCTACGCCAGCATGGTGGAGGACTTCGAGCTGACCTACCGGATCCGGCAACTCGGCTACCACTGCCACATCTCGCCCACCGTCCGCGCCTACACCGATGCGATGCGCACAGTGCGCTCGTTGTGGGCGCAGCGGATGAAGTGGCAGGTCGGGACTGTCGAGGACTTGCTGTCCTTCGGCGTCACCAAGCTGACCTACACCGACTGGCGGCAACAGGCCGCCGGGATGCTCGCCGCGGCGGTTCGGGTCAGCTGGGTGGCTTTCACGCTGTTGGCGCTGGCCAACGGGTCATTGCACATGGCCTGGCTCTGGCTGGTCGCCCCGGCGTTCTTCATCGCTAACGACGTCAAGCAGGCGCTGCGGATCCCGCACCGGGACCGCCGCGACGTACTGCTCGCGGCGCTGCTGTTGCCCCAGGAGTTCTTCGCGTGGTTGAGGGCTGGTTGGTTCCTCGCCGCGTGGTGCTCGGTACTGACCAGCCGAGTTACCCGACGGCGCAAGGACCGCTGGGCCATGCAGTACGTAGCTGAAGGAGTTGATCGCTGATGTACGGCCAGAAGAGCGCTATGGCACTACCCGCCGGAGCGGGCGCGAACCTGTTGCTCGACTCGGTCTGGATGGTCTTCGCCGCGATCACGGTCGCGTTCGTGCTGATCTCCATGTACCAGCTCGTGCGGCCCTCCGGCGACCACCCGCGGCCCTGATCTCCCGATCTGATCATGAGGGGAACCCCATGTACGGCATTACTCGTCGCCATGGACTCTGGGCGGCGATCACGGTGGCCCTTGCGGCGGCCCTGGTGCTGACCACGTCGGCGTGGGCGTCCGGTAGCGGCTGGACCACCGCTACCGGACGCTACTGCGCCTACAGCCAGCACTCGGTGAGTCGCTTGGCCAACCTGGGGCACCTCGTCGGGCACGACTACGACTGTTCGATGTTGTTCAACGACGAGGCAACGAGCTGGGACAACTGGTCGCACCCCTGGTTCACCACCTCGAAGGGCGACCAGGACTGGGTCAGCTGGAAGAAGGCCGACCCCAACCGCCGCGTCGTGATCTCGCCCGGGTTCGTGCCGGAGAACGCACCGCCGGACTGGCGGTCCAGGGCCGCGGCTGGTGAGTACGACAGCTACTTCACCGCGCTCGGCGTCGAGCTGGTCAAGGCGGGCATGGGGGACTCGGTGATCCGTCTCGCCCACGAGGGCAACGGGAACTGGCAGCGCTACTGGTTCGGGGATACCGGAGCGGCGCAGCGCCAGTGGGTCGCGGGATGGCGACACGCGGCGCTGGCCATGAAGGCGGTCCCGAACAGTTCCTTCGTCTTCGACTGGAATGTGGCGGCGGGCTTCGACAACGTCCCGCTCGACTGGTACTACCCCGGCGATGATGTCGTGGACATCATCGGCTTCGACTTCTACGACCTCGATCAGATGACAGCCGGCGCACCCTCTGGCGATCTCGCTCGGTGGGACCAGGAGTACGCGCGCGCCAACGGACCGGCGGTCATGATCGCGTTCGCCGCCGCCCACCACAAACCGATCTCGATCCCGGAGTGGGGGCTCGTCCCGATGGACCGCCCAGCCGCTCCGGGCGGTGGCGACAACCCGCAGTTCGTGGATGGGATCTCCACCATCCTGGCCAACAACAAGGTCAGCTACTCCGGCTACTTCGATGATGACGTGACCGGTACTCGGCTCCCGATCGGGGACGCTCCCCGCGCCCTGGAGGCCTACCGCCACCAGCTCTCGCTTCGACACAGGGAGTGATCATGAAGCAACGTTGGGGTCCGCACTCGGCGTGGATGGTCGCCATCGTGCTCGTGACGGCGGTGGTGCTGACGTCGAGCATGTTCGTGGTCGCGCTCAAGACGCTGCGGCCGAACCTGGCCGTCGAGACGGCGCCGGTGGTCATCCACACGGTGACGGCGCCGGTGTGCAAGGGCTACGTCGGAATCACCTACGACGACGGACCGACCGAGTTCACCCAGCCGCTGGTGGATGCGCTCAAGCGCAACGGGCTGCACGCGACCTTCTTCATGATCGGCTACAAGGTGCGCGACACTCCAGGCTACGCGGCCTATGTGCGCCACGCCGGCATGGAGATCGGGGTGCACACCTGGGACCACCCGCACCTTCCGACGCTGAGCCCCGACGTCATCAACTGGCAGATCTCGTCCACCGTCGATCAGATCAAGGCGGCCACCGGCTACACCCCGACGCTGTTCCGACCGCCCTACGGCGACACCAACCCGGGCATCCGGACAATCGCGGCTAGCCAGGGGCTCACCGAGGTCATCTGGACGACTGACCCCGATGACTGGGTCGACGGGGAGACCGCTGCCCAGACGACGAAGGTGGTCGCCGGCATGAAGGCCGGTGACGTGATCCTGATGCACGACGCCGATCAGGCCGCGGTCACCGCGGTGCCGCTGATCGCGCAGACCCTGGCCGCGAAGGATCTGTGCGCCGGTCGGATCGTGCCCACCAACGTCCCGGTGTACGTCTGGGAGGGCCTGACCTACAACGCGGGTGTCGCGCCCTGGGACCGACGATGAGCCGCTGGTGGGTCGGGCTGCTGCACAAGTTCGGGTTCGAGCAGTGCGCGGAGTGCGGGCGCCTCATCCGGCGGGGTCAGGTCATCTGCAACGTGTGCCTGGACCGAGGTCGCTGACGACCTCACGCCGCCAGTCGCTGTTCTCGTGAGCGCGAGCGGCCCGGCGAGCGCGTGCGTCACCGCCGGGGCGTTCGCGTCGGCAGTACCGACACGGACACGCCTTCCAGCCCTGGTAGCGGCTGGCACGCAGCATCTCTGCCATGGAGGGAATGTACCGCGCGGGGCTCTTGTTGTGTAGTGTAGAAACGAGCAAAACACTCATTACACTCACCAGGAGCCAGACCATGACGAACCTGACCCTCGACGCCCCGCCGCCCTTTCCCGTTCCGGCAGCCAAGTCTCTGCCGAAACAGCGGATCAACTGGGGCGTGCTGCTCACCCTGGCCGCCATCATCGGGGTGATCGCGGCGGGGCTCGTGGTCGCGGCCTACGGAATAGTTCGCTACGAAGACTCGACTCGGGCATCCGCTACCCCGGCCCGAGCAGCGGGTACCTGCGCCGCCAGCGTGGCGGTGGCGTACCCGAACGCCCGCGACGGAGTCTCGGTCTTCGTACGCTCGCCAGGCACCGACCCGATCCAGGTCGACGTCTACGGAGCGTTCCATGCCCGGGGCATTCAGCAGGTCACCCATGGCTACGACGGCGCGAAGTTCGACTTCGTCTACATCTGGCCGCGCGGCAACATCACGATCACCTCGAAGCGCAGTGGCTGGACCTGCACCATCCCCGCGCCTCCGGCGGACAACCTGATCAGTCACATAGGTCGCATTTAAGGGTTGCGCAAATTGGTTGCAGCCCCCAACATTCACAAGCCCACGAATCACTGCTCACGAGAAAGCGACGGGACATGACCACCTTTGACTGGCGTCACCGCGCCAGCTGCCGTACCGGCGTCGACCCGGAGATCTTCTTCCCGGTGTCCACCAAGCCCGAGTTCGCCCAGGAAGCCCTGGCGGTCTGCTCGGCATGCCCGGTGCGCGAAGAGTGCCTCTCGATGGCCCTTGATGAGGGCATCGACGTCGGCATCTGGGGTGGCGTGACCGCGGATGGGCGCCGGCTGCTTCGACTGGAGCGGACAGCCGCCTAGCGCCCCGGCGAGCAACCCCCTGAGCACAGCTCGGGGGGTTGCTTCGCGCTGCAGCACATCAACCGATCAAAGGATCCCAGCCATGGACTTGCCCACCATCGTCGAGAAGGACGCCACTCTCCGTATCAAGATCCACGATCCGTGCGGGTTCACCTGCACGTTCTGCCACAACGAAGGAACCCCGGTCGTCGCCGACAACCGTCGGCGCCCCGTGGGCGACTTCACCACCGCCGGTCCGAGCGGCCGGATGTCCATCTACGCGGCCACCAATGGCGCCACGTTCCTGCCCGGAGTGGTGCGGCCCGACGAGCGCTTCACCGAAGCTCTCACCTCGCTGCGCGAGGCGCTCGATCTGTCGGAGGTGCACTTCACCGGCGGTGAGCCCACGCTGCATCCATCGCTGGCGCAGCTGACCCAGCTCGCGTCCGACGCCGGCTACGGGGTGCGGATGACCTCGAATGGGGAGCGGGGTGCGGCGGTCATCCCGGCTGCTGCCTCCGCTGGGCTGCGTAAGGTCAACTTCTCGGTCTTCGGCACGACGGCGGCGGAGCTGGCGGAGGTGCAGCACACCCGCTTCCGTAACGTCGAGCTGGCGGAGCGCAAGATCGCGGCGCTGAAGGAGTCGATCGCTACCTGCGAGGCGCACGGGGTGCGGGCGGACGCCAACATCGTGGTGCTCGACCACAGCCACGCCGCCCGGGTACACCGGCTACTGGACGAGTACTCGCCCCAGCTGTCCGTGCGGTTGCTCAACTCCCTCGACCACGGGGCGATCTCCATCGAGGCGATCGAGGCCATCCTCGCCGAGCGTGGGGCCGTCGCGCGGGCCCACTACGTAACCGCTGGGGTGTCGGGCGCGCGCACCAGCTACGAGCTGCCCGACGGGCGCACCGTCTACTTCAAGGAGATCCGGCCGGTGCGACTGCCGGAGACGTGCGCGAGCTGCCGGTTCAACAACGACAAGGACTGCCAGGAGGGCTTCTACGGGGTCCGGCTCTACGTCGACCGGGTGGGCACCTACCAGGTCGGGGTGTGCATTCAGCGGATGGACCTCTGCCTGCCGCTGGAGGAGTTCCTGGCCAGCTCACTGCCCGACGAGATCGTCGGGCTGCGCACCACCGAAGCCAGCGCCCTAGCGGTAGCATAGGTACGAACCTCAGCCGAAGGAGCACCATCATGCCAATCGAGCATGAAGCCAAGATCCTGAACATCGACCCGGACGCGTTCGAGCGGAAGATCCACGACAACGGGGGCTACCGGTTCGGGGATACGCGCTTGATGCGCCGCTACGTCTACGACATCGCGCGCGACGATCCTTCACGGTGGATCCGGCTGCGCGACGACGGTGGGAACGCCACCCTCACCGTCAAGCACATCCTGCACGATGGCATCGACGGTACTCACGAGATCGAGATCGAGGTCAGTGACTTCGAGGGCACCAACACGATGCTCACGATGATGGGGTTCCGGGCGAAGGCCTACCAGGAGAATCGTCGCACCAGCTATCTAGTAGGCAGCGCCAGCGTCGAGGTGGACCACTGGCCGGGCATTCCGCCCTACGCCGAGATCGAGGCGCCGACGAAGGCGGAGGTGATCCGCGTCGCGGGGCTGCTCGGGTACTCCGAAACGGACCTCACCGGGGAGAACACGGTCAAGGTCTACCGACGCTACGGCATCGAGCTGGAAGGTGTGCCTGAGCTGCAGTTTTAGCCAGAAGGGTAACCCGGTGGCGATCTTGAACGGCAACACGCTACCGTTACCCGCGAGGGCAGGCCGAACGACATGTCGGTTACCCATTTGGAGGGCGTAGACCAGGTTTGACTCCTGGCCCCGGGACCACAACTCGGGGTGGTGTAACGGTAGCACGCGTTTATTCCGGCGGTCATTACATGCCCGCCCTCGTCTAACTCAATAGTGAGGATGGGCCGGCGGTCGTCGGTTAACCAATAATCTGTGGGTCGCTGGTTCGAGTCCAGTCGTTTTCACTCGCGTGGGAGCGTAGCTCAGTTGGTAGAGCAATAGAAATTTTTCCGGCAGCCACAAACATGCCCATCCGCCTAATGAGGACAGGCCGACTGGAATCAGTTATCGGTTCGACTCCGGTGAAAGGCTCCGCGAGGATCGCCTTCATGGTAGATCTGGTTCTGCCTGAACATGCCTGTCCAACTAAACAATTTCATATTAGGAACGGGCCGGACGAGTATCGGTTATCGCATCTGGCTGACGGAGACGAGGGATAACACCTGAGTTTCGAGCGGTTCGAGTCCGCACTCCGGTGCTGCTCACCATGTCCGTTCTACCTAGGACTAGCCCCAGGCACACGGTGCCTCTCCGCCCGGGCGGAGGAACTAACACCGATGGGATGCGAGTCCGGGCTCCTATAACTCAATATTGGACGCGGGCCGGACGACGGTCGGTTACCCTCGAAAGGTGGGGATGCGGGTTCGAGTCCCGCCGCTGTGTTAGCACACAGTGTGGACGAATTGGTAAGTCACTTTCCCCGGCAGTCACTTACATGTCCGCGTTCGCATAGCCAAGGATGGGCCGAAGGCAGTCGGTTACCTCTGGGGTAGTGCAGTCCGGGAGCACGCGGGACTCCGGTCCCGAGGCGTGGGTTCGACTCCCACCCCTAGGCCTCCGTACCGGTCGTCGAACTCCATGCCCATCCCTCTACAACTCGATATTGAAGGACAGGCCGGAGATGGTCGGTTACCCTTGTAACGGACAAACACCGGTCATCATCACATGCCTGTCCCCCTATAAAACTAGATAATGGACAGCGGGCCGGAGACACATCGGTTATCTTTCTGCGAAAAAGAAGGTCGAGGTTCGATTCCTCGCTCGGGCTGGATGCCGCTTAACCCCGGTACGTCACAACATGCCCGCTGTCGCAATACAATTCTATAGTGAAGATGGGCCGGAGACAGTCGGTTAACACAACTCTCACTTGAACCGGTTGTCGCTCACATGCCCATCCCCTACACGGGCCCGCGCGGGCCGGACGAGGCTGGTTATCTTCCGGCTTCGGGAGTCGCACCAAGGCAGGCTTTACCTGCTGGAGGTGGGACCTCCAGTCTCGATATGTGCATGCCCGCGCGGGTCCACTCATGAGAGGAAAGACCATGGCCGACGCACTGACCGCAATCAGTACCCGCAAGACTCCCCAGTCGGAGAAGGCTGACCCCCGCCAGGTCAAGAACAACGCGGGCGGCTATGTCTTCCAGGTCGGCGATGAGACGCGGGTCAACCGCTTCCTCACCCTCGGCACCGATGGCGGTACCTACTACGTGACCGAGGCCGACCTCACCAAGGACAACGCGCAGGTCATCCTGGCCGCCGCGCGTGACCGAGGTGAGTGGCTGGTCGAGCGCATCGTCGAGATCTCGGTCGCGGGTCGAGCGCCGCGACAGAACCCGGCCATCTTCGCGCTCGCCGCTGTGTCGGCGCTGGGCGGCACAGAGGCGGCCCGGCGGGCGGCCAACGATGCGGTCTCGAAGGTGTGCCGCACCGGCACGCACCTCTACCTGTTCACCCGCTACGCGGAGCAGTTCCGCGGCTGGGGCGGTGGGCTGCGTCGGGCGGTGCGCAACTGGTACCTCGATAAGCCGGTCGAGTCCGTGGCCTACCAGGCGATCAAGTACCGGCAGCGCGAGGGCTGGAGCCACCGCGATCTGCTGCGCCTGTCCCACCCGCAGACCGACGAGCCGGAGCGCAAGGCGCTGTTCGACTGGATGGTCAAGCACGAGGGCAAGGACAGCGACCCGAAGGTCAAGCCCGCGCTGGTGGATGCGTTCGAGAAGGCGCAGGAGGCGACCACCGTCGCGCAGTGGGTCGAGCTGGTCACTAATTTCCGGCTGCCCTGGGAGGCGCTGCCCGACGCCGCGGTGACTCAGGCGGAGGTGTGGCACGCCCTGATCGCCGCTGGTGTCCCGATGACCGCGCTGATCCGGCAGCTGCCGCGGCTGACGAACCTGGGGGTGTTCAACTCGGCGCAGTCGCTGGCGACGGTGACCGCGCAGCTGCAGGACACCGACAAGCTGCGCAAGGCCCGGATCCACCCGATCAACGCGCTGGTCGCGCTGCGTACCTACAGCCGCGGCCAGTCGATGATGGGGGAGAACACCTGGAGCCCGAAGCGTCAGATCGTGGACGCGCTCGACTCCGCGTTCTACCGGACCTTCGGGACCTTCGAGCCCTCGAACAAGCGGCACCTGCTCGCGCTGGACGTGTCCGGCTCGATGGGTAGCCCGGCTCAGGGCGCGCCCCGCAAGGGTCGCGGCGGCTACCGCCAGCCGAACTACTCGGCGATCACCTGCCGGGAGGTCACGGCGGCGCTGGCGCTGTTCACGATGGCGACGGAGCCCGCGTGCGACGTCATCGGCTTCACCGGTGGCGGTTGGGGTCGGAGCCAGCAGTTCACCGACGTGAGCGAGCTGGCGCTCAGCCCGCGTCAGCGGCTCGACGATGCGGTACGCACCATCGAGCGGCTCCCGTTCGGCTCCACTGATTGTGCGCTGCCCATGCTGTGGGCGGGCGCGCTGAAGAAGGAGTACGACGTCATCGAGGTGCTGACCGACAACGAGACGTGGGCGGGGGCGATCCACCCGCAGCAGGCTCTGAAGCGCTACCGCGAGACCTCCGGCATCAACACCCGGCTGGCGGTGGTCGCGCTGACGCCGACTGAGTTCACGATCGCGGACCCGGCCGACGAGGGAACGCTGGATGTCTCGGGCTTCGACTCGAACGTCCCGAACCTGCTGGCCGACTTCGCACGAGGAGCGATCTAGATGAGCGAGGGCACCCTGGGGTTCTACGAGGTAGTCAAGCGCTACCTGGAGCGCCAGGGTGTCACGCGCATCGACCGCGTCCTGTCCGTCGACCAGGAGACCACCTGGGGCGGCTACTGCGAGACGTGCTCCTACTCCGACATCGAGGTGCACATCGTCTACGAGGACGAGACCACCGCCCGGACCACGCACATCCTGCACAACATCGACCTCGGTGAGTTCATCCGGAAGCTCGACGATCTCACCGCTGATATGAAGCGCGAGCGCGGCTTTTGAGCTAAGCTCACCGACGCGACCCCCGCTGGCGAAAGGGCCCCTGGGCCCTGCTGAACAGCTAGCTGGCGGGGGTGTCGCACAGAGCGGTTTAGGGGAGTTCGGCCGTCCCCGCAAGGCTCATAACCTTGAGATCCCGAGTTCGAATCTCGGAACCGCTACGATGACAGGGCCTCGAACCGGGGCGTCCCAAACTCCTTCTGGTCGGGGCCCTGTCGTCACCAGATGGGCGCTCATGGCGAGCCGGCGGTCTCCAAAACCGCCAGGCGAGGGTTCGATTCCTTCCGCCCGTGCGCTAGCCGGGCGCGCCTCTGCGCGGTCATTCTCTGGGTGCACCCACGATGGCGAAGGGCTGATCTCCGGACCCGGCTGGACTACTACCTCACCGGCTGACCCACGTCACGGGGTAACCACATGAAGCTCGACTTCTCCCAGTTCCACCCGCTCGATCACTGGCCCGGGTCCGCGTACTGCCGCGGCCTCTACGGCGGGACGCGCAACCACCTGCAGATGACGTGGTCCTACCGGCGCAAGGATCAGCTCCTGGCCGCGACCCTGTGCAGAGTCGGTCGCCACCGCTGGGCCGAAGTGTGGGAGGGGCGCCCCGAGGAGCGCCGGCCGTGGAAGCATCGGCCCGCTGACTTCGAGGGCTGCCGCAGCTGCGGTCAGCGCCGATAGAGTGAGCACATGGACTTCGATAAGCCCGCGCTGCTCACCGACAAGGTCGCGGTCTTCGACGACGTGTTCGACGCCGACTACGCTTCCCAGCTGTTCAACTGGATCAGCTCCAGCACCTTCCAGAATGTCCATGTGACGACCGTGTCGAAGGTGTGGCGTCCGCACGATGGCTTCCCCTTGACGGGACAACGCGCTCCGATGCCCGGACCGCGCGTGCTCGATCGGTTCTGCACGCTTGTCGGGTCCGCCCACGAACACGAGCTACTCAAGACGGTGGTGGACGATCATGAGTTCGTCAACTTCGCTCCGTGGGTGTACCCGCCAGGTAGCGGTCTCTCCCTGCACGCGGACGAGCCAGGCGGGGCCGGGTCGTACATCTACTTCGCGCACCCGGAGTGGCGCCCGCACTGGGGAGGCATCCTCTGCGTCCTCGATCGCGATACCCCGTCCTGCGGAGACATCCTTCCGTGGCTCGACGATCGAGAGGAGGCGCGGCGCGCGTTGTCACCGGGGCATGGGTTGTTCATCTTCCCCAAGCCCAATCGGCTGGTGTTCATGGCGGCGGACGCGTTGCACTTCGTGACGAAGGTAGAGGGGGCCAACCGGATCTCTATCGCGGGGTTCTTCGTGACGGAACCCTTGAGCGAATCGATGTTCCCGAACGCACGACAGGCCACGTGGATAGAGTCGGACTAGTAACTCGCCGCCCGCATCCACTTACGGCGGTTCCTAGCTGCCGCGATCGTGAACAGGACGCCCCACCCACTGCCTGGGGTGGTGAGCGATGTAGAGGGCTTGTTCGCGTCACCACTGATCGTCGCTGCGGCCTGCTTGGCCGGGATGGCCTGTCCAGCGTTGGAGGGGACGATAGCCCAGTCGTGCGCGAAGGCCGGTTCATCGCACTCCGCCCCGGACCCGCTAGCCGGTGTCACCGTAGTAGTGTTCGAGACGCCCCCCGCGGCCCACGTTAGGCCATCCGATCCACCGGTCACCACGCCAATAGTCGTGTTGGTCGTGTTGGTCTCGTGGTAGACACATGCGATGGCCAGCGAGCCTGCCTCGGCGTTACTGGCCAGGGCAGCAGTGGGGCCGAGCACGGTCGTGCTAGTCGCGGCTGCATAGTTGATGCCGGTGATCGTGTTGTTGTTGTCCGCCGGATTGGACAGATCGAGGCCATTGGGTGGTTGATCAATTACCTCCGCGAACACTGTAGAGTATTTAGACCCGGAACACTTAAACACGTGCGCGGTCATGGTGTCCGTAAGAGTATTACCAGCCGCGTATGTCACAGTGGGAGCGGTATCCCCCGATACCCAGGGCTTACCGAACAGTAGCCACCGAATCGTATGAGCTTGGAGATTGGGGCTACCAGGATACGCACTATTGGTGTCCCCCGCCGCAAAAGGCATATGAGTGCTGATCAGCTTTGTCCACCCAGTGGTGATGCTCGGCGTCGATGGAGCGGTAGGTGGCCCGGGAGCTTCCGAGGTGGCAGCCGTAGCGCTAGTGGTATTGATACCTCGACTAGTCCTAGTAATGCAGAACACCATATCTCCGAGGACAAGTCCAGTGGGGAGCGCGGGAGTAAGCGTAATTCCGGTACCTCCCGACGACAGTGGGGTAGTCTGGTGACCAGATGCCTTAGCTCCCCACACCACGCTAGAGACCGTATCGGGCGTATCTGTTCCGCGTGTCTGTATCGAAGTGTCGGTTTCTCCATTGTGATGAGTACGGAAATCGCGGAACGCGGCCTCTCCGTATTCATTTCGATCTGTCTCTAGACCTAGGGTACCACTCCCAGTCCACTTCGTTTGCAAATACATACCACATTTGAAGTAACTGTTCGCCCCCGAAGTGTTCATAGCTGGCATGTTCACGTTGTCAGTATTCTTGACGGTCACTGAATTACAGCTGATCTCATATCCCGTGGATCCCGAGTGGATGGCTCCCACGTAGATCTTGAGTCGGTACCAGGTGCCCCACACGTGTGTGGTCACCAGCTTCGGCCAGGTGTAGTAGACCGGGTTACCGCCGCCATCCACGCCGATCTGGACCTGACTGGAGCCATTAACCCGAGCGACGATTTCCAACAGGCCGGTGGTGGCGAAGTCCGTCCGCCGCTGCAACGCGATCTCGATGATGTCGTCGTTGTTGTCGTGCATCTGCAGCATGACGTAGGAGGGCTTGATCGGAGGCAGGTGCGTGGGACACTCCCACACCTCGGCCCAGTGATCTCCGCTGGTCGGGGTGAACGCGCGCAGCGTTGAACCATCCTGCTGACGCTCCCGGAACTCCGAACGCGGGTAGCCGTTGGTGGCGATCACATCGACGTCCACGTCCGAGCGCAGCATCATCGCGCTGCCGTCAGTAGAGGAATACATAATGCTACTGATACCGGTGGAGCTGGCCAGCGTGGAGGGAGTCGCGGTGGTAATCCCAGCGCCAGTGGCCGTGCTGTAGTCCAGCTGATAGTTAGACTTCCCGGCTCCGACTCCAATATTGCAGAAGGTCGCGGCTGGAGTTGCCATAACTGATCCCCCTAGGCTTGCAAGGTATAGCCGCCATACATCCACCCGGCCGCGCAGTACTCCCCGAGGATGCTGGCCGTCTTCCCCGTCGGGACGGTGATGGAGGATGTTGCGTTATCCGTGGTGCCCAACCAACCCGAAAACGTAACGACCCAGTTACCGCTGAATGCAGTGATTTGCGCCCGATAGGTCGCTCCTACCGATCCGTTCGCGGGGGCGTTCAGCGTAGTGTTCTGGCTCAATGAAGAGCATGAACCCACCCTAATCAAGCCATTCTGGCAGTCGGGAGAGAGGGTGGAACCGTCCGCTAGCGTCTCAACGAAAGTGGACCACGATGCGGTGGGCGCAGCCGCCGTCCACGTCGTGCCATTACTGGTGATAACATACCCGGAAGTCTGAGTTAATGCCGCGATCGCGGTGAGATCGCCATCGAGCGGTTGCGCTCCGACGTCACTCGCCACGATTCCGGTTGGACTATTGATTACCGGACTGGTGAGGGTCTTGTTAGTGAGTGTGGCGGTTGCGGAATTCTTGGTGGCGTCAGAAGTGTTATCAACATTCCCGAGACCAACGTCGCCCTTCACTATTCCGGTTGGACTATTGATTACCGGACTGGTGAGGGTCTTGCCGGTAAGTGTGGCGGTTGCGGAATTCTTCGTGGCGTCAGAAGTGTTATCGACGTTGGACAACCCGACGTCCGCCTTGACCAACACCAACGCCGTCTTGAGTGAAGCATAGGTTTTGCTGATCCAGCCGCCGCCGTCCGCCGCCAGCACGTTACCGGAGCCCGGCGTCAGCGCCGCAATGGTGGTGAGGTCGGAGTCCAGCGGTTGGTAGGTGGTGGACAACGCCAGGTCAGTGGACAGCTGTGCGATGCTCCGGTTGACCCACGCTCCCGCCTTACGTTGAACAATGTCATCGTTCGTGGGAGTGAGTGCCGCGAGGGCGGTCAGGTCGCTGTCGAGCGGCTGGTAGTTCGCCGCTAGGCCCAGATCCGAAGACAGCTGCGCCATCGTGCGGTTGGTCCAAGCACCGGCCTTGCGCTGGACGATGTCGTCGTTGCTGGGAGTCAGCGCCGCGATCGCGGTGAGGTCGGAATCCACCGGCTGCGCACCGACGTCGCTGGCGACGATGCCGGTCGGGGTGTTGATCACTGGGCTGGTGAGCGTTTTGTTGGTGAGGGTGGCGACGGCCGAGTTCTTGGTGGCGTCGGAGGTGTTATCGACGTTGGATAGTCCAACGTCGGCCTTGACCAGCCCCAACGCTGTTTTAAGAGCGGCGTAGGTCTTCGAAATCCAACCACTGCCGTCGGCCGCCATCACGTTGCCGGCGCCCGGCGTCAGGCCACCGATGGTCGTGAGGTTCGAGTTCAGCCCCTGCTTGCCGGCCAGGTCGGTCGTCAGGCTGGTGACCTGCGACTCCGCGATGGTCAGGTTCCCCGGATTGACCTTTACCGTCGGATTGATCGGGTCGGTGTTGTCGACGTGGATCGTGGTGTCAGCGGCGGTTACCGACGACACTCCGCCGGGCGCGGGGTCCGCCCAGTGCACGCCCAGCGTCGCGGACGACGCGGCGGTGAGCACCTGTCCATTGGTGCCCACGGCCAGCGTTTCCATGTCGTTGACACCGTGCGCCGCGATCATGTCGCCCTTGGCGGTGGCCAGCGCGTTGACGGCACCGGACGCCTCGATGGTCGACGTTCGGCTATCGAGGTCATCGATCGCGGTGTTGTAGAGATCGAGATTCTCCGCGTCGATCGGGTCGGAGGTCGTCGGGTCGTCCGTCCAGGAGGGCAACGGGTAGGTCATTCGGGGCTCTCCTTAACGCCTGACGGGAGTGGGAACGGCGGAATGGACGCCTGCCACCGGTGCCGCTCGCGCGGCCGTAGTCGCACCAAGCGCGATCGCCTGTGCGGCCCGCACTCCCGCTTCGAGAGTGGGCCTACCGGAGAAGGCCTCCCAGGGACGCAGTCTCGCGGTGGCCACGAGCACCGTGAGTGCGTGCAGCACCGCTGCTGAGTAGACGGTGTCTTTGCCGGCGGCCGATAGGGCCGTATGCGCGGACAGGGTCGCCCTGACGACCACCGTGATGTGCTCGGTGGCACTCAGGCTCGTGCTAGCCGAGAACGTCGCGCGAACGAACGTTTCCGGAGTGGCCTGCGCGTGTAGCGCCGCGAGGGCCGCGAGGGCGGCCGTGACGTGGTAGCCGAGCGTGCAGCTCGCCGTCAAGGTGGTGTTCTCCGCCAAGTGAGCGGAGGGCAGCACTGTGTTGCGCGCCGACGTCGCCATCGTGGTGTGTGCGGCGAAGGTGGCGTTGGGTCGCTGAGTGACGAACGCCGCCGAGGTCATACCGGTGGTAGCGGACAACACCGCCGACGGAAGCTCGGTGACACGCGCCGCCGAGGTCATCCCCGCCGTAGCGGACAGCACCGCCGAGGGGCGCTTAGTAAGCACCGGAGTCGCCGTCAGTCCACCGGTCACCGCCAGCGCCGCGGCTCCCGGCCGAGAGAGAACGGGAGGAACGGCCGAGATGGCTGTGCTCGCCGCCAGGGTCGCTATCGGACGCACATCGACGTGAGCAGCGGAAGTCAGCCCGGTGGCCGCCGCCAGGGTGGCGGACGGACGTTGGGTAACCTTCGCCGCCGAGGTGAGTCCGGCGGTGACCGTCAAGGCGGCGGACGGATGCTGAGTGAGGAATGCCGCCGCTGTGAGGCCGCCGTGCGCCGTCATCGTGGACGCGACGAACAGGGTGCCCCGCGGACGTTGAGCTGTCAGCCCAGCGTTGGCCGCCAGGGTGGCGGACGGACGCTGAGTGTCGCGTGCAGCTGCGGTCAGTCCACCGACCGCGTGCAGCGCCGCCGCCGGCAGCTCCGTGTCGTGGACCTGTGACGTGAGCCCCGTGCTGGCCGCCAGAGTGGCCGACGGCCGCTCAACAACCAGCGCGGCCGAGACGAGTCCGGCGGTGGCGGACAGGGTCGCGGCTGGCCGGTGAACAACCAGAACGGAGACCGTGAGCGCCGAGGTAGCCGACATCGCTGCCGCTGCTGCCGGAATAGTGCCGCGCGCCTGTGCGGTCAGATGCGTGGCCGCGGCCAGCGGTGCGGCCGCCTCGACAACGTCAAAGGCGTTCGAAGTCAACCCGCCATGGGCAGCAAGGATCGCGGTGGGCAACGCGGTGCGCGCCGCACTAGCGGTCAAGCCTGTCGTCGCCGACAAGGCCGTCACCGGCAAGTGGTTGACCTTTGCTGCCGCCGTCAAGGTAGTGGTAGCGGCGGCCAGGGTCGCGCTCGGGAAGGTTGTGTCCCGAGCAGCGACGGTCAGCCCGGCCGTCGCGTGCAGCGTCGCACTCGGCAGGTAGCTGATTGTCGCGGTGGAGGTCAGCCCCGAGGAAGCGGTCAGCACCGCGTTCGCCGGGCGAGCGCGGGTCGCGGTCGCTGTGAGCGTCGTGGAGGCGCTCAGGGTGGCGGAGAGGTTGATATGGCCGCCGGCCGCCGCCGCGGTCAATCCCGCGGTAGCAGAGAGGGCCGCCGTCGGGAAGACATGGTCCCAAGGTCCAGTGGACGGGTAGCGCGAAGCACTCGGGAAGAGGAACGTGGACGGGAACAGCGGGTAAGGGCCAACGTTGATTTGCGACTGTGCGGTGAGGGTCGCGCTACCCTTCGGCCCCGAGAGGGCCGCTGAGGTCAGCCCTGCAGTGGCCGACAACGTGGCGGTACCGGCGTTACGGGCGGTGACCGCGGCGGCGGACAGGGCGGTGGTGGCCGACAACGTGCCGTCGGACCGCTCGACGACTAGAGCACCGGAAGACAGTCCTCCAGCAGCGCTGAGCGTTGCGGCCGGAAGCTTCGTCAGCTTCGCGGCAGCGGTCAGACCGGTGGCACCCGACAGTGCCGCGGCTCCGAAGTCCGTCGGCACCAGCGACATGGCGGTGACCGCGGGCAATGCGGCCGACGGGAACTCCGTCAGCTTCGCGGCAGCGGTCAGACTTGTGCTCGCCGACAGCACCGCGGCGGCGAGCCGCGTCGGCACCAGCGACACGAACAGCTGTGTGATTGCGGCTAGCGGAACGACCGAAGGCCGAACGATGATCGTGGCACCGGCGGTAAGCCCGGCGGACGCGGACAGACTGGTGGCAGCTCCGATGAGGTCGTGCGCGGTCGCGGATAGGCTGGTGATGCCCGGCAACGTTGCCGCCGGGAGCTTTGTCAGCTTCGCGGCAGCGGTCAGACCGGTGGCACCCGACAGTGCCGTCGCCGGACGTTCGGTGATTGCTGCCGCGCTGGTCAGTCCACCGTGCGCCGATAGGGTGGCGAAGGCGGGGACGCCAACCACCGCAGCTGCGGTGAGCCCCATGGAGGCGCTCAGAGCGGCGACCGGGCGCTGAGTGTCGTGCGCGACCGACGTCAGACCAGCGGTCGCCGCCAGGGTGGCGCCCGGGAGCTTTGTCAGCTTCGTGGCGGCGGTCAGGGAGGTGACCGCCGCCAGCGTCGCCGCTGGGCGTTCGGTGATCGAAGTCGCGCTGGTGAGTCCAGTGGTCGCCGACAGGGTCGCCGCCGGGAGCTTCGTCAGCTTCGCGGCGGCGGTCAGCCCGGCGGTAGCGCTGAGCGCCGCCGCCGAACGTTCTGTGACCGAGGTGGCGCTGGTCAGGCCAGCGGTCGCCGATAGGGTCGTCGCCGCGTTGTAGATGGCGATGCCCTTGTAGTGGATCCACCGGGTAATGGGGTAACCGCGACCGAGCCTTGCCATCGACCATTACCCCCTTACGACGGTTGGGCTCACTCTTCCCAGATGATGTAGCACGTCATATTCACCGCAGCTGTAGTGGTCGCCCTAATGCGCAGGAAGTTGGCGCCGTTAACCTCCGGTTCCCGACCCAGCGGAAACTGTTGCTTAAATTGAGAACCCCACTCCTCTTGATACGCTAGCAAGCGAGATGCAGCAACGGTACCCTCAGAGGTATTTATTGCGGAACCCGAGAAGCCCGAGGCGGACGTCCCCGTAGCGGCTTGAGATGCGGGCCCCGTCACGTCGTTGTAATTCTGTGGAGTTCCCGCAGCTCCACCGGTTCCCGTAAGGGTGGCCCCGACCGTGCCGGTCTCAACCAGCTCCACGCGGACCATCGCGGTAGGTACGGTCTCGAAGGAATACCCCCACTCGACAATGCGCACCTTGGGGGTGCCAGGCTTTAGCTGCATCATGGTCTTAAATGCAGTACCGGTGGTTTGTCCGGAAATGGCTGCGGTTAGGGCAGTGGTAGTCCCATTCCACATGATGTAACAAGGAGCGGCCATTAGGAGGTCTCCCAGTAGGTAGTGACAATGTAGTCGCTATCCCCAAAGAACAGACGAACGTTGCAGTCGATCGGCCCTGGCGCGGTAGAGTAATACTGCAGAGCCACCGACCGCGTGTTGGTATACGCTGCCCATGGCGGCACGTCGACGCCAGGGACGCCACCTACGAATCGAAAGGTAAAGAAGTGAATGTCGGCTGGATCGACGGGGACTACCGTTGAGAAGATAGGATCTGGATCTCTGGTTTCTCCCGCAGGTAAGTTAATTACCACATAAGCATCAGATCCGCCAGGAGCTGCTGGCGCGAAAGACAACGTCGCAGTCAAAATTCGTTCCACGTCAAACACTATGTCGACCTCACAGTTCAGTAAAGGCTCGAACGTCGAATGCCGACGTTGCTGTATTGCGGCGTGAACGGGTTATCCGCCTTGATCAGAGCCGCCACCGCGACAGACGGGCTCGACGAGGTGACCGTGGTCGGGGTCTGCGCCGACGCCACGCTCGGGTTACGGATGTACGGGTTCGTGCCGGGGTCCAGCTCGACCGTATATCCCGCGGTCGCACCGGTGGTCTGGCCGGTGCCGTTGAGGCCGAACCCGACGTAGAGCCGGTTCGGCCCGGACGGAGTCAGCGTCGGGAACGTGACCACGGTCGCGGTGGTGTTCGTCTTGGTGCCGCCCGCGCCGTCCTGGGTCCAGCGAGTGCCAGCCCCGCCCCCCGCGGTGAACTCCTTGCAGTTGAGCCGGTTTGTGCCGGACGAGGTGTTGGTGATGGTGATGGTCGCCGCTCCCGCCGTGGTGACGACACCCATCCATAGTTCGGTCAGCCACGGAGTGGTGCTGCTGACCGGACCCGCGATGAGATGCCACGCACCGGCCGTCCCGGACCCGCTGGCCGGGCAGCCGCCGCCCGACACCGCACTGTTGGCGGTATTGCTGCCCGCGGATGTCGCCAGGATCATCAGGGCACCGACCGCACTGGGCGTCACCGACAGTGTCTTGAGACCGGTCCCACCGGCATTCCATAGCGCCGTTGCGTTGACGGTGATCAGGTCGTTAGCCACCGGCCCCGCCTCTCAGATGACGCTAGCGCGGCGGACGGGCACATTGAGGTTGGTGGAGGATGAGCGGAGCGGGCTGGCCGGGAGAATCGAAAACATGTGTCCCAGACCCTTGCCGGTCGTGGCGGTAGTGATGGTGGCCTGCTTCGCGGTCACGGTGGTCGCGGCCGGCACTAGCGCCCAGTCATTTGCCCACCCGAAACCTGCCGCCACCACGCCGCTCTCGGACCCCTCGTTCCAGGTCAGACCATCACCGGTCACGGTGGGCACTGATCCGGTTGAGAGTGGAAACTCCTTGTCCATCAGCACAACGACAACCCCGCCGGCCGGCACTGGGTTGGGCAGCGCGGGAGCCGGACCGATCGTGGTCGTATTGTTCGCCGCTGCTGCCGTTAAGACGCCGTACTGATCAAACGGGCTGCCCCCAATGAATGCCCCGCTCATGGCCACCAGTTGAACTGTCCAATAGTCAGTGGCCGTACCGGCCAGGTAGGTAAATACCGGCTCGGCCATATCCGCCGTATACCAGTTGTAGTAGAGGCGGTGACGAATGGCGTGCGTCACCAATGTTCCAGTGGGGGTAGTGCTGGGATTGCCGACACCATCAGTAGTTGTGTTTTGCCAACCCGCCGAGTTGGTGGCCGTGTCGGCTAGCACTGTGGACGGATACGAAGTGGTCGGGTTAGCGCCAATGCGCCAAGACCTGGCCACCACGACCAGCAGGTCCCCCTGAACTGGGGCGTTTCCGGCCGTAGGAAACGCCGCCGTACGCGTTTGCGGGGTGACGCCGTCCGCGCCCGTGTTGGCCCCTATCGCGGCGGCGCCCCACCTGATGTTCGAAATAGCCACTGACCTACGTCAGCGAGATCACGATGCTGGACGCGGCGAAGGTCACCGTATCGCCCGAGTTCACGGTCTTGCTGGCGGTCAACGCCCCGAACCACCTCCGAATCGGAGTGCCGGCCGAGTCCCACAGCTCGATTCCCGTGATAGTGATAGGCCCAGGCATGTTGGTGAAGCTGAATGTTCCGGTGTTGGTGATAGATCCGGCGGATGCGGTCCCCCAGCCGCTAGCCGTGGTCACGCGCGCGTAGGAGCCGCCGGTCACCTCTGTGCCAGCCGTGGTGCCGTCACCCACGGTGCCGGTCGTTAGCGCCAGATTGACCGGGGTGGTCGCGGCGGTGTACGCCGCCCCCGTCACGCTAGAGGTCAGGAGCTTGTTCGCCTCGACAATGACAACGTTTCCCATGAGGTTAGCTACCTTCCACGATAAATACGACAGTTGATCCAGTGGTAATAGACGTCACTGCTGGGACTAGGGTCTCAGCCGGAACTGGGTATTCCGGGACACGAACCTTTACCGAATCCCCAGGGCACATTGGATAAGAATTGTCCCCCTCATGACCATCGGAAACCGTGACGCCGGATCCCGCAAAGGTATCGTGCAGCCACACCACATTCGGTCCAAGGTTTTTTAGATGCACTAGACCGTCTTGCGGGATCTGTGACCCTAGTTCCAGTACGGCTCCGGCGGGACCGATGGTAAACGTGTTCACGTCACGGGGCACGAGTTAGCCCTCCCCATTCATGATGTGCGCGCGAAGGTCTTCTCCGCGCTTTCCGTTAGCGGACTTCACTACGGGACCGCACAACTCACAATCAGTGGCCGTCGCGCAGCAATCCATGTGCCCGTACACCGAAACGAACCCAGGAAGAATTCGTTCGTGCTTGGGGTGGTCATCTTCCTGGTTGCAGTAAATGCACGTACGCTTAACACTCATTGAGTAACCTCGGGGGAGACGGTGACGGAACCCATGGCCACCCGCGACACGCGCAACCCCACCGGCGCAGCCGGATTGGTGAGCAATATGTCGTAGGCGCCTTGAGTAAAGAACCACGGAGCTGATTCCGTGGCCAGCAGGCGGATATTCAAGGTGGTGCCGGTGAGCGTGATCAGCCCCTGGCCAGTGGTAGGACTGGTCGACCAGGTGAAGAAGATTTCATCCGACGTTGGGTGCGCCCGGATCTGTGCCTTGGCGGTGCACCCGGTCAGGTCGTAGGGCTCACCGTCGGGCCCGATGATCGGGTAGTTGATGCCCGGCCAGTCGGCGCCCTGCGGGATGAACAGATTGAAGACCAGGACGGCGAGCTTGGAATCGGAACACTCCGTCATCATGATGGAATAACGATGTTCGTCGGGTTCACCTGCTGGCCCATCACCATGACGTCAGTACCGAAGTGCTGCAGCCAGACGGTGTGCCCCTGGGCTGGGGGGTTCGAGGCCGAGTAGGTCTGCAGGAAGGTCACCCCGGGGATTACCAGCCCGCTCGGGTCGTTGTACTCGAAGTCGACGATCCCGTTGAACAGATCGACGTTCCCGATCGACCCGAGATGCATCGAGACGCGCTGATCGCGCGGCACCCACGCCGTAGAGTTCCCGCCGCGCTTGATGTTGCGAGCCAGCCGGGCGATAGCAGCGTCCATGGTCACTCCTCACTTGGTGGACTGGCGGAAGCACACGAGCTGCTGTGGGTCAGCGGAGGACAACGACGTCGTCATGGAATTGATCATGTAGTTACCATCGACGTTGGCGTCACCAATTTTGATCTTGACGATGTCTCCCGGCTCCAACGCCGGGTGAGGCACGCAGGTGATCGTGACCTGGTCAGAAGCGCCAATCGAGTTGCTGAGAATGGCGTTGGCGGCGGCCTGTGCTTGATCGGCGGTAGTGATGAGCGAGAATGTCAATCGCTCCGATACCGATCCGTACGGTCCGAGAATATATGTCGGTGAGTTCGGGTTGTTGTCGAACGCTTCCGCGTTAACCGCATTCTGCGAGGACGTTGATTGACCGATGACGACGATATGATTGAACGTCTGATCGTCGCTCAGTTCCCGGGAAGACTCCGACACCAGCGGGTTCGAGTCCTCATCGAACACCCATACCGGATCGCCGGTAGAGGGGTCAGGAACTGGACGGAACACGAAGACTCCCGATGGGTCGAAATAAGCTTCGAACCCGATCGCGGTCGCCAGCTCCATGATGTCCTGCCAGGGGTCGCCGCCCTGGTTCATGCCATAGACAACGACATCCGGCAACACACGAGTGGTCGACGAAAGGGAGAAGTCTTTCTGAGAAGGGAGCCTGTCCAGCACCATCGCTTTCGCGGCGTCGGCGTAATTAATTCCGGCCGCCACGGTGTAGGGCTCTTGCCACACGTTTCGCTTAATGGCCCGGCCTAGATCAGTGACATGCACCAGTAGAGAGGTGCTCGCCCCCATCTGACCGCCGCCTTTGGCGGTGACCGCACTAGATGAAGGAGCGCTCGTCGAGCTACCGGCTCCGGTCGACCCAGCGACGGATCTGACCGTAACTTTGTCGATCATTCCGTGTCCCAACGGGACAATCTCGTCCGTGCTCGCGTCCAGCGAGACGTCCATTTCGAAGGAAGTGACCTTCGGGGAGGTAGTCCCTGCGGTCGCACGGGTCAAGGTGACCCGTGCCAGCACGAACCGGGTCGTAGTATCACCCTCGTGCAGCCGCGGGATGGGAGCGTTGTTGGCCGCGAGGTCCCAGCTCGCCCCGTTGTTGATACTGGTCTCGACCGTGAGCGTGGTGCCGGCGGGTACGGTCGCGCTCCAGCGGACCACCGACGCGGTGACCGGGGTGCCGGGCAGCAGCAGCGGGTCGCTGACCCAGAACCCGAACAGCGTGTTGTAGGCCGGGCCGGCGGTGTCGGTCTCGCGGGCGGCACCGATGGCGAAGGTGCTGGCCGTCGAGAGACTCGGGGTGATCGTCGAGGCGGTATCGGTCTCGGCCATGGTTCACACCGCCGTAGCGATCGTGGTGACCGTGCCCGTCAGGTTGCCGCCCGCCGTCGTGGTGCTGAAGTCGTGCTTGGTCAGCGGGATGATCGCGGAGTCCGCCGAGCCCGACGTCGGGCGATAGCAGGTCAAAGCTGCCCCGAGGACGTTGTTCAGCGCCCCACCGGCGGAGTTCCACACCAGGTTGCCGGTCAGAGAAACTGTGACGGTGGTCGTGGTCGTGATAGTGATGTTGCCGCTGGCCAGGATGATGCGTGCGTAGTTCGTGAACGTCGCCTCGTCCGATGTGGCCGCCAGGAGAGCCCCGAGGTTCGTGTAGCCGGCGAGCGTGGCGTCCGCCTGGAGGCCGGTGGACTGGAGAAGCACCACGACGATGTTGTCGCTACCGGTCAATAAAGAGTACTTCTCTACAAAGCGGCCCTTCGCGCATGGGAATACAAAGTTAGCCAAAGCATTTGCCCCCAATCTTCGCTAATGGACATTTAGTAACTTCCCGGTAGGCGCAGCTCGTCGAAGTAGATGTTGCAACCCATGGCGGTATACAGACCCCCGTACTGGGTTGTTTGTGAGAATCCACCAGCGATCTGCAGGACGCTGCCGGGAGAGATCGTCAGTGGCAGCGGAGAATTGGCGTTTGCGGTCGACCCAGGATAGGTGTGGAGAACGGAAACAACCGGCCCTGATACGTACAAAGATGACGTCTCTCCGGGAGGTACGTATGTGCTACCAACTACGGTATTGGTGCCGGATACGGTCAAGGAAGTACCAACCCGAGCCGTACACGTCGCGGCTGGCGCGCCCTGTCTAAGAGGAACAACGTCGAGAGCACTACCGCCGCTTAATGACGAGCCGGTGCGTCTATTTATGTTTAGTACGAAGCCGCCTGAGCTAACGTTCCAGAAAGTGATTTGAGCGATGCGTAATTCATAGGTAACCGCTCTGATAGCCATGGAAGCGCCGTCTACCGATTGGTCAAATCCTACGTAATATCCAGTCATATTGACATTGCCGCCTCAAGAACTGCCCGTGAGCCGCAGCTCCTCGAAGTAAATCTCGACGCCATTGGCGTAGTCGATGATCGGTCCACCGGCAGGCGGACCAATGCGAAGGACACTTCCGGGGGTTATCGTAAGCGTCAACGGAGACTGAAGCTGCCCGGTCTGTCCCGGGTAGGTATTGATCACCGAGGTGCCCACAATGCTCGACGTCTCACCAGTCGCCACATATGTAGAACCAAGCACCCTCTGGGTGCCCGTCAGCGTCAGGCCCGACCCGACAACGCCGAGTTTTGCGGTGGCTGACGCAGCCGGGGCCCCGTGACGAAGAGCCGCAATTGGTATCGTGGTCCCACCAGTTATGGTGGAATTCTCGTGCCGGTAAATTTTACACACTCCGGCACCGGTCCACGTCCAAATATTAACGATATTAAGACGAATTTCGTAGTTAACCGCACGAATGGCGATACTGCCACCCACTATGTTGCTCTGATCATTTCTACACAAGTAAGCAGTCATGGAGCGCCCTTCCTGGAATGATCAAGCCGCACCTATGCCGACTGAAACATCCGACGATGCCGTCAAGAACACGTACAGACCCGTCATAGCGGGAGCGCCTCGCGCACTGGGGAATGAGACAGCGCCCGTTGTTCCGGAAGCGGAGAATGTCTTTGCCACTAGGATCAAACTAGGATCCGTACCGTACTGAAAGAAGGTCGCTCCGGATTTATCGGTAGCCACCAGGTTCGTCCACCCAGTGGGGGCTCCCAAGGCCACCGCCCAGGACGGCGCGACACCGCTGCTGGCCCACGGGTCAGGAACAGTGCCCGCCATGAAGACCATGACGCCGGGACCGGGGACGGTCACTGATGCCGCTACCGCAGCTGTGTCACCGCTGGTCTGGCTGAGCCTCAACCAGCCCCCCGTAGGAGTGGAGGTGGGGCTCACGCCACGCACGGTCATGGTGGCGAACATGAAATGCTGCCAGTTTGTGGGTTTGGCCCAGGTTACGTTTACGTTGTCGGTGTCAGTGGCTGTAATCCGGCGGTAGTAGACCCCGTGAGTCTCAAGTCCAGGATTGATCGAGTATGCGGCGGTAAACCCAGTTGGGGGATCAGGCTGCAATTGCATCTCTAGCATCGAACCGCCGGTGACGCCTGATGCGGTAATAAACGCTAGCCTGATATCATTGGGCAATCTGTTCGGCCCCAATGGGATCGGCTGCGGTTGCAAATACCCAGCGGGAGGAGTGAGCGAAACGCTCATATCTAGGAATTGTAGCTGTTGGGCCATTCCGCACCCCCTTCCTCGGTCTGCTTAATCCCGAAGTTGACGCGGCGCTCCGGCGGCACATACAACGAATGATCCGTTATTGCGTCGTAGTTAAGTTCAAGGAATGGAAATGGCTTAGCATGTCCATCCCAGTAATCGTAATACTCCTGGGCAACCACACCAGCATCAACGTTGCTAGCGGTGTTCATCAACCGCAATACTTGGTTGAAGCTATTTCTAATATCGTCCACGTTCCTCCGCATAACAACGACGAACACATCAGGCGGAGGGTTGTCGATAATAACTCGAAACATGAGCGGGCACTGTACGACTACGTCGCTCTCACGGGCGACCAGGTCACGAAACAAGTCTATGCGATTACCTCTGAATCCTCCTTCATCTTCGTATCGATGGCCGGTGTCTTGCGCGATCATTTTCCCCGCGATAGTCGTTCCGGAACGACCTGGCCCGGTCACCAGAATCTTAGGATGCTCCGCCAACGCTTCAAACATCGTCACGGTCCCAGGACGAGTCCGCCATCAGTGTCCATCTTGACACCATTCATCACCCCGGTCGGGGTGAGCGGCGTCCAAGGATTGGCCGCATTATAGAACGCGGTCACAACCTCGGTACTCTTGATGCGCACTCCTCGCCATACCTGCATTCGAGTACCGAACGGAGCAAGCTGCGACGTCATTCCCAACGGGGTGAGCACCCCATTTGGGTCGCTCACCTCCACCTGGATAGTCCGCATCAGAGCGGCTGCTCGATCCGCTGTCACCACGCCCGCGTGCACCTGGAGGTAGTTGACTACGGCGTCCTTCTGGATGACATCAACGCGAGAAACAGCGGTGTGCGGTTTCCGCGCGGTGGCGTCAAAATCAGGAGTACGACCTTGCATCGACAGCTCCTCCTCAGTAGTAGTCCGGTACGCGCGTCTGGGTCATGACCAATTTCCGCCGCCGCCACTGAACTCGGGTGGGGACGCCGGGCAGCGCGTTGTAGTTCTCCGTGGTGTCCTGGCCACTCGCTCCGGGGCCGAGCGCGACCCAGACCTGCGAGCCGTCGGGCTTCTGCAGCAGCAGCGTCCCGCCGGTACGGTCCAGCTCATCGACGACGGGCCAGACGTTGAGCAGGTCATCGAGTTCGAAGAACAGCTCGATCTCGTATTCGTCGCCGTGCGTCGGACCACCGACGATGAACGGCAGCGCCTCCGAGCCATCGGCGCTGAGCGGGAAGAAGGTGCCCATCGTGCGGCGCTTGGTCACCTTGATGCCGGTGTCGCTCTTCGAGACCGCGACCGGCAGCACCGTGTTGAGCAGCGGATTGTTCGGATTCTTCAACCAGTGCTTGTCCCCGAACGGGGTCACCGACAAGACGTTCGAGGGAGACTGGGCCGCCACCAACACCGAGCCGCTGTAGGCGATCACCCGGTACTGGCTGAGCACATTCAGAGGAGCGGTGTACTCGTAGACCGAGAGCGGGGTCATCCCGTTCGCGGGCAGGTAGGACAAGCTCGGGATGGCGGTCCAACTCGTCCCGTTGTCGCGCGAGGCCTGCACCAAGAAGGCGGTCGTCGCGGGAGTGGTGCCGCCCGGTTGGAACGCGAGCTGCACACGGTTGTTGGTGACGTCGAAGACCGCGGTGTTCAGCACTGCCGCTGGCGGGGGGCTAGCCGGCGTAGCGACGCGCGTCCAGGTCGTCGAAGCGACCGCCGTCGGGAAAGTGCCCGGTCCCGACCACTGCGAGAACGCCTGGACGTAGGCGGAGTAGGTGCCGTCCGTGACGTCGCTGGTGAGCGTCCAGGACAGATCTTCGCCCAGGGTCACCCCGGAGGTCTGCACCGGCACCGTGACGAACGGGGAGAAGCCGAGGCTGGCCACCTGAGCCGCCGTATAGATGGCGATGTTGTAGGCGGCCTGCGGCTGCGAGTCCGGGCTCGCGTAGGTCCAGGTGACCGTCGGGCGCGTCGAGCTGACGGTGCCAGTCGGACCGGTGACGGTGATCGAGCTGGCCTGCTGGTAGGTGACGTCCAGGTAGACCGCGCTCACGCTCAACGTGGTGGTGGTGCTCGCATCGTCGCGACCGATGTCGTAGGTCAACCCGACCAGGTTGGTGGTGGGGTCCCACGGCTGCCCACCAGGGCCGGTGAGGAACGTCCCAAGGTTCTCCTCGATCCACACCGGAACGGTCGGGGCGGTCGGGGGAGAGGTCGGGCAGTTGCTGTTGAAGAAGTACTTCTGAATAGCTTGAATCTGGCCGGCGATAGAGATCGAACCGGTCACTGACCGGAGCCAGTGGTTGCACACCGGAATAGTGGGAGCTGGAGTGGAGGCGATCTGAGTAAAGGTGCGGCGGCGAAGACCTACTGAATAAACCTTCGCCCCCGTTGGAATAGTGGGGGTGGGGAACCCGACCCGCAGAACCTGGTTATCCAGCCGGCAGAGTCCATTAATGGAGATAAAAGTGGTATCCAGGTTGTCCGCCAACACAGTACTGGCCGGCCCGGTCCCGGTGATGGTAATACCCGTGCCCGCTTGAGGCGTGCTATTCGGCCGGATAACCTGGGTCGTCAAGCTAGCCATCAAGCCCCCTTTACGCTAATAGAGCGGTGCGGCACCCGGCTCTAACGGGGTGCCGCACCTATCATCCGACCTGCTGCGGAATAGAGTCAGCCAGCGCGTTAAGGGCATCCGACACCGTTTGCACGGTCAGCTGCTTGAACGGCGTGCCGTCGAGCATCACATTCAGGACGATCGGAGCCGCTGGTGCGGCCGGAACCGAGACCGCCTGGTTAATCGGGATAGAACCGCCCGTACCGGCTGGGCCTAGCAGGCCATCGGTGCCGAGTGCGGTCTTCGCCAGAGCGCTACCGATCTGCGGAAGCGAGATCGACTGGTAGTCGGCCGACTTCAGCACGGAGTTGACCCCGGACATCATGCTGCTCGACCACACGTACCCCACGGCGAGCCCAGCGTTGGAGGCGATCCCCGTAATGCCCGAGGAGGCGTTCTGAACCGCGGCTCCGAGTCCTCCGCTCAACGACCCCGTGATGGCGGGCGCTGGGTCGTAGCCGGAGAACGCGGCCGTGGTGGACTCGGACATGCCCAGGTACATGCCCTGGCCCAGTCCGGTTCCGATGTCGTAGAACTCCATCGACGGGGAGTGTGTCTTGGTCTTGTGCTTGGCGGCATCGATAGCGGCCTGACCGATCTTTCCGGCCGAATCACCGACATCGCCACCGGTCTTGTCAAGACCGGAGGAAAGCCCTCCGCCATAGTCCTTGCCGTCGCCCTCGCCCTTACTTCGAGCATCGTGCTGGGCGTCGAACAACGACTGGTTGCCGCCCATAACACCAGCTGCCTGCCCGGGGGTGATCCCGTGCTGAGCACCGAACTGGGCCTTGTGCTGGGCGTCCATGTGCTTGTTCCACTGTGATGTGGCGAACGGTGAGTTGCGGAACTGGTCGCCCGTCGACCCTTGTCCGAACAAGGAACGTGCACGCGCATCGTCCGCGGCATCGCTGCGTCCTTGTCGTAGGTCGTCGGCGTGCTTGTTGTGAATGTCCTCCAAGCCCGCCTTGCGCTCGGCCGAGTCTCGCGTCATGCCGCGATCGAGCAGCCCCTGCTTGTTCGCGTCGAAGGCATTGTCGCGCTTAAGCCTCTCCTGCTCCGCAGGCGTGCGGTCTTTCGGGTCCTTCTTGAGGATCCGCTGCTCCTCGTCGCGGCGCTCGATGTCGTGCTTGTCGAGCTGTCCCGTCCGGATCGCTTCCTGATCCTTCTTGTCCTGTTCGCGCTTGTCCTTCTCGGCCTTGTTCGCCTCCTCGCGCGCCTTGACGTCGGAGGCGTCCCGCATCTGCGATTGAGCCTGAAGCTGAGCCGTGTTCGACACGCTGGGCTGCTGCGCCCGAGCAGCGGCGGCCTGACCGGAACCTTGCGTACCGCTGGCCATGTTGGCCACAGCCTGCTGGCCCATCGCGCGGAACTCCCCGGAGGGGGACGCCGCCGCGAGGCCCGCTTGCCCCGCGGCCACCACCTGCTTCATCGCACTGCCTACTGCGGCGGTTGCGGTAGGAGTGCTGTCACGAACACCGATCGCCAAACCATCGCCGATACCGACACCGAGGTCGACGAAGATCTGCGACGGAGAGTGCGCGTTCAGGCCTGCCTTACCGCAGTTTGCGGCAGCCGCCGCCATTTCAGCTGTCGCGTCACAGACCTGGCTGGTCTGCTGCCTGACTCCCGAGGCCATCGAGGTTGGGATCTCCCCGCCCATCTTCGAACCACCGGACGACACCGACGAGCTGGCCGAGGACATCGCGGTCGACGCCTGTTCCGGCAGTTTGGCGATGGACTGCATCGCGGGCTGTGCGGCGGAGGCGGTCTGCGTGACCGCCTGCGCCACCGAGGTCGTAGCCTGAGCGGTCCGGTTGAGCGACTGGGTGGTCTGACCAGCACTTTGGCCCGTCAAGCTAAGCGCGGAATTCATCCGGGTACTGGCCGACGAAACCTGCTCCATCGGAGCGCTGACACTGCTCCCGCTGCTGCTCAGCCGATTCATCGCAGCTGTGGTGTTCTGGGCGCTCGCAGCGGTCTGGTTAAGACCACCGGCAGTGGACGAGCTTGTCACTCCCAGCTCTTGGAGCTGGCGCTGGGAGACCTGCGCCCCCGAGTCGCCCTGTAGCCCCTTCGAGCCAGAACCCCCGCCCACTGGGATTTTCGGCTGGTCGGGCTTCATCGAGTCCGGGATGTCATCCGGGGAAGTAAGCTTTCCGCCCGCCTGGATGATGGACTGGTCGGTACCGCCTTGCGCGGTAGCGGCAGCCTGCTGAGCCGCGGTAGGAGCGACATTGTTGGGCGTCAGATTGCCCTGAGCGTCCTCGCTCCAGCCGTACTTGCCAGCGGCGGTACTGGGCTGGACGCTCTGGCCACTGGCCAGATGTTGCTCCCAACCACCTCCACCGCCCGAGCCTGGGCCGTAGGCCGCGTAGGCGGCTCCGCCACCACCACCGAGGGTGGCTCCGATCATGGCACCCGGGATCGCCCCGATGCCTGGCAGGAGCACACCACCGATCAGGCCACCGATGGCGCCACCGGCTAGGGCGCCACCGCCCACGCCCAGGGCCGCGCTCTGCCAGTTATCGGTCTTGCTCGAATCGAAGGGATCCGTAGCGGCGGTGGGCAGGTTCTGCGCGCCCTCCATGAGGGCGTCGCCAGCCATGTAGCCGGCGACAGCTCCGCCGGGACCACCGACCATGCCGCCGATCATGGCGCCCAGTCCGCCGCCGATCATTCCGGGCGCGACCATGTCTTCGCGGCCCGCCGACTGCTCCATCTGAGCCTGAGCGAAGGCGGCGGTACCCAGCGCGCCAGCAATGCCCAGCCCGGCTCCCTTGACACCGAACTTGCTGGCCGCCCACGCGGCTCCACCACCGCCCATGAGGGCGCCACTGACGTCCTGAGCGCCCTCGGGACTGCCGGTGACTCCCTCCAACACGTTCCCGACCGTGTTGAGGATGTCGCCAGCGGCGCTGGTGATGATCGCGCTGTCAGTCACGACGCCGGCAGCGATGTCCGCGGTCGCGGCGCGAATGCCGGGCTGGGAGAGCGCATCGCCCAGCCCGCCCACCGCTGCTGCAACCTGCGGGTTGGCGATACCGTCCAGCAGCCCCATCCCGACGTTGGTCAGACCAGAGATGGCCGGACCGATCGCGGGCTCTAGAGCCTGCAGTGCGCTCGTGGCGCCGCCGGCCAGCTGGCCCACGCTCGACAACACATTGCCGAGTTGCGCACCACCGATCTTCCCGACCTCGTTGCCGAGCGCGCCTAGCTCAGCACCCAGCGCATGGATCGCGGGCACCCCTTCGGCGGCGGCACCAGCGGAACCGGAGCGCACCCCCTTGGCGAACTCCAGCATCGACTGGTTGGCGGCGCGTGCCAACGCGGGAGTGTCCTTGACGACCGCGTTGACCGACATGACGCCGGCCGCGGCGGCAACCGCCTCCGAACCGAGAGCGACGAGGCCAACCATCTGGGCGCCTTGGAGCAGGCCGTGCATGCCACGCATGCCACCGCCCTCATCGTCGCGGGCCCCTCCAGCGCCCGCGCTTCCGCCTCCTCCGCCCCCGCCTCCACCGCCGCCCCCGCCTCCACCGCCGCCCGGAGGCGTCGGCTGACCGTACTGGGCGACGTAACCGGAGTGCGCGTAGTTGGCGGCGGCCGCTCGAACCGCGGGAGATGAACTCCCGAATCCGCCGGACAGCGCTCCCCCACCACCGCCTCCACCGCCCGCGCCCGCGAGCGCGTTCAGCTCCGTTCGAGCGTCCTTGGCCACCTGCGAGGTCGACCCGAGACGCTTCTCCAGCTCCTGAGCGGAGTTGGTCATCGAGTCGAGGCCGGCGCTCGCGTCGGCGCCGGTGGCGGAGAGTCCGCCGAGCGAGGCGGTGGTGGTGTCGATGCCGGACGCCGCGGCTCCCGCGGCGTGGCCGGCCTGGCCCATCGTCTGGGCCAGGCCGCTCGCCGCGGCGTTCGCGGACACCAGCTCGCGCGACATCCCGCTGATCGAGCCACCGTCGGTGATGCTGAACGCGCGGCTGCCGGCCATCGCGTCGAGGTCACTGGCGGCGCCCCGAACCTGGCCTCGCAGACCGCCCAGATCGCTGCTGGCCATAGCGATCGCGCTGGAGTCCAGGACGACCGAGATGGTGGTGCCGCTCAGTTCGCGACCGGCGGCGGTGACCCCCCGAAGGCCAGACTCCGCCTCCGAGCCGCCCGTGACCATCACCCCGACGGTGGCGGTCTTGCCGTGCAGGCCATCGACCGCCGCCGAGGTGTTGTTGAGTGCATCGACCGCGCCAGTACAGTCACCGGTCACGTCAAGATGAATGACGGCCACGATGCACTCCCCCCGCTACTTCCTGTATTTGTCCGGATTGGACTCGTCCCACGGCATAGCGAATTCTTCAACGGTGATCTCCGCCGGGTAAGTACCGCCGGAATACCGCGCCAAGAAGGAGGTGTAGTAATCGATACGCTGTGGGCCGATAGGACCTCTGACGACCATCCATTGCAGCCACCCCAACCACTGCGACCTAGACAATTGTTCACGCAGAATGTCGGGGTGTGCAAAACCCAGTGCCCACGCTAGGTCGTAGGCAACCAACTCGTCTGGGTTTAGTCGGAGTTTCCCGAGGAGCTAGCCACCTTCGCGCTGTTGACCCGGTTGGCCGCGTTCAGCAGCTGGTTCAGGGTGGCCCGACCCACCCCTCCGAGCTGGGCCTTGGCGATGTCAACGGTCGACCACAGGCGGTTCCCGTACTGGTCGCGCACGGTCCACGCCAGGAAGCGGAGATCCTCGAACTTGGAGCTGTAACGGACGAAGGCGCCATCCTTGTAGATGCGGCCCGCGTCGAAGAAGTCCTCGTAGTCGGACGCGGTCATCTCCCACAGGATGAACCGAGCGGGCTTCCCGGAGACGGTCGGCCAGTCCTTGAGGGTGACCTTTTCGGTCCGCAGCTTCGGAGGGGGAGCGAGCTGACGAGCGCTGGTGACGAGTTCAAACTCCTCCTCGTCCTCCTCTGGTACTTCCGCGTCGACCACTTCTAGCTCCGGGACATCAGCGACATCAGTGTCAGGCATTCGGGGTATCCTCCCCCTCCTCGATCTACGGTTAGTCTTCAAATTTGAAATACATTTCTGGGGTGCAACGGCACCGCACATGCAGGGGGATTTTGTCGCAGTCATCGTTGAGGCGGCAGAGAACGCAGCAGTCAGGGTGTTTCTTGACCCGACAATCCATTTCCATGGCATTGTGCGGATCGAGCATTCTCTTGACTGCCGCGATCCCGTCGCTGGCGAACTGTGTAGTGCTGGTACAGACCGCCTTTACCCAGTCGCGCCATTCCGCCTCGGAGTTGAACTCCGGCACGGGTTTAGACGTCGAGGTTGACGCCGCGAGCGAACCCGAGCAGCACCTGCACGCCGGTCGGGCTGCCGGTGTTCGTCCAGATCGCCTGCACCTTCGCGTTGACCACCGTGGTCGAGGGCAGCGTGACCCGCTGGCTCCCGATCGCGGTCACCGAGCTGAAGGTGATCAGGTCAACCCAGGTGGTGCCGTCGGTGGAGTGCTGGATCTTGATCGCGGACGCGGGGCTGGTGCCGCCATCGATCGCCCACACGTGCAGCTGAGCCGCGGCTCCGGTCTGGGTGGCGCCACCGAAGAGGGTGTTGTCATCCAGCGAGCCGGTGCCCGAAGCGGTGGTGAGCGGGGTACTCGGCGACAGCAGGATGACACCGTCGTTGTAGGCGCCGCGCGCGTCCAACTCCAAGCTAAAATCAACAGCGTCCTTCAGCTTTGCGCTGATGGAGGCATCGATGATCGAGCTGGGCTGCATGGTGATCGGGGAAAGCGCGGTCAGCCCCTGAGTGGCGTACCAAGCATTGATCGGGGACTTGCGCCCGAACCACTGGTTGACTTGCCAGTTCAGCGCGCCCTTTTCCATGGCGGCCAGGCCCTTGATCTTCAGAGAGCCATCCTGAAGACCGGGCAGCGAGTTGCGCACCCGCGTACCGAAACCGGAGCCGTCAATCTTGTCCGCCTTGCGGCTGTGCTCCAGATCGTTACCCTGTGCGCCGAACAGGTACTGCTCGATGCCCCACTGCGTCTTGTACGCGGGGTAGACATCGGTCACCTGGTTAAGGTCGATGGCCATTGTTACTTCTCCTTGGAGGTGCTGGCCGCGGCGGTAGAAGTACTCGCCTTATCGGATGTCTCATCCCCGAGCAGGGGGCCCCGACCATCGGGACCCTCCGGGCTGGTCATGTCGTCCGTGACCGGTCCAGAGAAGGTGCTGTTATCCCCTTCAGGGTCGTAATGGGTGTCAGTTCCCGACTTCGGATCTGCCCACCGGAACGGTCGAAGCACGGGGTAACTCTTTCCTGCCACGAGCCACCTTCCTGTGTGAGGGCAATAAAAAAGCCCCCAGAAGGGGGCCGAGCGTAAAGAGAACTACGCCTTAATCTTGACGTTAATTCTCGCGTAAGCGTGGAGCGCGCCATCGAACATCATCTCGGCGACGGATCCATCGACTACCTGCACGAATCGCATACATTCCTGCAAGGCGTATATCAGCGATGACCCGGGGGAGATGATGTCGCCCATCAGTTCCTGGGCGGCTTCTTCATCGACGAGCCCCACGACGATCAGTACATGGAAGTACCAGTCGGCCAGGTTGCCCTGGCCCAGCACATCCAGATAGCTGAGCGTCCGCTGCGCGACCGGCTGGATAATCACCGAGGGCGGGATCAGGGTGCGCGGAACGTAGTTGTATACGTTCATGGCCGGCTGCTCCACCCCGATGGAGCCGAGCCATTGTTGCGCGGCCCCACCGAGGCTCTTGCGGACGTCGTTGTACCGGCTCACCACATCCGCCGATACGGAGACAACATGACCGCCGCGTCGCACATCGCGCGCTTCACCCGCGCGCCCGGAACGCTGGCGCCCGTCCCGTCATGGGTGATCGCGCCCATCGACAAGCTCCAGGTGTCGTGCAGCCGCGAGATGAGCAGCAGCGTCGCTTCCTTGAGGTCGTTCGGGAGCGCGGTGCACCCCACCCCTACCTCGTGCGGGAACATCAGGGGCTCGACGGTGAGGACGTTGCCGGTTACCGCCGTCGGGACGATGTGTTCCTCGATCCACTTCCCGTCCTCGATGGTGAGGTCGGTGATGCCCGGCTCGATGCCGAGTGGATTGCTGACAACGATCTGGGTGTCACCGGCGGCCACGGGCTGCGCCAGCGTGGTGACCGGGTAACCGTTGACGTAGGTCCACTTGGCCCAGAGCCGGGTGCCCGCGCGCCAGTTCCCGCCCACACAGCGCGGGATGGTGATGCGCCACGGATCGAGCACGACCTGGTTGGCGGGGTCAGAGAACTCGGTCAGCGACCGCACCTCGGTGCCGATCGAGATCGAGCGCACCTCGATGATCGGGTTGCTGCGGCAATGGATGCGCAGATCCCCGTCGTCGGACACCCGAACCCGGCCGACCTCGGTATCCACCGTGGCGGCCAGGTTCTGGGTGACCTCCGAATTCATCATCGCGGAGACACGCATGATGATCCGAGCTAGCTCAGCGTCCCGATCGGCGTCCGAGGAGCCGGGCACCAGCTTGCGCAGCTGGGTGGAGATCGGGGAGCGCTTCAGCTCCGCCACCGTGATGTACGGGACGGTCTGCCCCATGGTGGAGACGGAGGCGATGGTGGGCGCGGTCATGGCGTGCCTCCTGTTCAGTTAGGGGTATGCGGTGAAGGTGCTGTTCGCGCCGCCGGCCAGCTTCGCGGCTGGGTACTGCGTCCACTGCCCTTGGTTGAATCCGACGTAGTTGTTCGGGGGCACCGAGAACACGGTGGTCTCGTTGTGCACCACGAGCGCGTTCCCCGAGGTCTGAGCGTCGGCGAAACACTGCACGTTGGTCACGCCCGACATCGCGTTCAGCGCGGTCTGCAGGGCCGAGGCCCCACCACCGGTCGTGAACTGGACGAAGTTGAACAGCGGGGCCAAGTTGACGGTCGGTAGATAGGTCGCCACGGATTACTCCTTCGGCCGACGGGGAGCTAGTCCTTGTCCTTGGCTGCGTCCTTCTCGGCCTCGCGAGCCGCCAGGAAAGCCGGGAGGTCGAGGGACCCGCCCTCGCCACGCGCGAGCGCCTCACCGCGGTGGAAGGACGCGAAGGTGTCGAGGTCGGCCTCGTTCTGCTTGGCCTGCTCCTCGGCTGCCTTGGCGGCCTCCTTGCGAGTGGTCTCTTCCTTCGCGGCGTCCTGCTTCTCGGTGTCAGCCATGACAGTCACTCCTTATCATTCGTGCGACCGCATCGGCCGCACTTACGGAAAAACGAACTAAATCCGCACTCGCAGTCGAACCCACGCACGCGCGACGGACCGCCAGAGGCATCGGCCAGAACGTAGCCCTGGCTCTTGAGCATTCGAATGTGCGTCGGATCCGTGACGTTAATGGTCCGGCCGTCGTATTGGCGTTCACCGCGAGCGGTCGGCACCTTGACGGAGATGCAGGCGTCATCAGGGGAGAGTAGACGGGGCATCAGGAACTCCTAAACCGAGTAAATAACACCAAAATCGAAGCTGGGGAATAGGGACTGAAAGTAAAGCCCAACACCAGCTCCGACGGTTATCGTCAAGTCAGAAAAATTGATTGGTCCCCTGCTTGCATCCCAACTCTGGAGCCACTCAAACGTGCCACTGGGCTGAACGGAGGTAGTCAGTGCACACCCGGAAGCGCGACCTCCATCGAGAAGCGGCGCGTCCTGCCCTGCGCTACCTCCTGAAAAGGTGGGGCTGGTCACCCGCGCCAGTGTCAGACGAGCGCCAACAGTAGCGATAAATGGCTCAACTCGGAGCAGTTGCAGAGTCGACGAAGGAACAACAGTTAGCTGACCAGATGAACTCTCACATATATACTTAGCCATTTATCGAACCCTTTCGACAATCACACCGTTCTCACAGCGGTACATGCGGTCGGTGTCGCTGAACGCGACTACGGACCAGTCCGGATCACACGACTGACCGATGCGGGGGTCTTCCGGATCGTGCGTCGGCTCCGACCTGACCTCGACCGCCACCTCTGTATTCTCCGGGACCTCCACCTTGACCTCAGGCTTCGGTGGCTCCTGCACTTTCCGGGGCCGACCAGGCCCACGTCTTACTGGTGTGCTCTTGTCGTCCTCGGGCATGAAGAAGCCTTTCAAATTGTGGATGAACAGCAGAAAGGGCGCCTCTACGTGAGAGACGCCCTTTCTGGGTAATACTTAGATCTTGGTGATTCCTGTGATTGCACCCTGCCACGCCGGAGCGTAACAAACCATTGTTCCGTACCAGTACGAGCTGGTCTCATAGGCGAACTGCGTGACCGGCCATTCGATGGCCATGTAATCCTGAACATTGTAGACCGCGAACACATCGGAAATGTTCGAGTCCGGCAGAGGAAGCGTCCAGGAAATGATCGGCATATTGCCCTGAGGCAGCCAGGGGTGCACGGTGACATTCACCATCTTGCCGGTGACCTCGTTCTGAAGGCCGGTCACCAACGAGCCCAGGTGAGCATCGTGCACGCCTTCAGTACCAGGCGCGTTAATCAGGCTGATCTGGTAGTTCGAGCTGGACGACGTCTTCAGCAGGTCCGACAGCTGCTTGCGGTCGTTACCATTCGCCAGCACCTCGTCCGGGTCCGCCTTCACGCTGTCGTACAGCGCCGCGAAGGCCGAGAAGAACTCAGCACCCGGGTTGTTGACGTTCAGGCCACCATTGACCGCGCCCGAGGAGGCGCCGTTGGAGATGGCACTGATGTTCTGCACGTAGCCGGAGTTCGGCCCGGTGCAGTACGTCAAGATGCCGTCGTAGTCCAGCGCTGAGCCCGAGGTGTCGCCGTTGGTGGACACCACGGCGGCAGTGGCGGTAGTGGTCGGTACCGCGCCCTGGATCACCGTACTGCCGCCGCTGAAGCGACCGTAGAAGTGATACGCGGTATTGGCGCCGGGCAAAGATGCGGCAGTGGCAAGATAAACCTTCATGCCGGTCGCACCAGCGGGCAACGTCGCGGACAACGTGACGACCTGGCCGTTGGTGATGGCCACGTTCGCCACGCTCGACAGCACCGACTCGCCCCAGACCGACTCAGCGGTCACCAGCGCGTAGAGGTTGGTGGTCAGGCCGGTGATACCGGTCTGGCCGGCGGCCGCCGAAGCGGGCGTACCGAATGCGACCGGAGTCGGGGCGGCGAGCGCACCAGCGAAGCCGGAGCCAGTACCACGACCACCGAGCAGCATGCGCTCTTCGAGCAGCATCGAGGAGTACAGGACGGACGTCTGCGAGAGCTGACGAATGTCCTGGTAACCCTGGCCGGAGAACTGCGCGGCCCAGGAGACCTGGTCCGACACGCCGAACTGCATGTAAGGAACGGACGCCTGGTCGCCAGCGTACGAGATCTTCGGACCGCGCAGGTAACTGACTCCACCGAACGCGGTTTGCGTGGACTCAGTAATGCCGGGCCGCAACAGAGAAAGACCGCCGGTACCGGTACCAGTAAAGCCGGTGATCCGCTTGTACTGGTGAGCCGTACCGACGCCCTTACGGCGCGCGATGCGGTTACGCAGCGGCGTCGGACGAGGGGCCAGAAGCTTCGCGGGAGCTTCGAGGTCGTAAGCGTTCAGACCACCAGTACCACCCAGCGCGCCACCGGTACCGACCAGCAGGTCCTTCTGGATGTCAGCGCTAGCCAGCGAATTGCGCACCGACTCCAGCAGCTCAGCCGAGAGCGCCTTCTGGACGATGTCAGAGCCCAGAGACTTCTGCAGCTCCAGCATCGGGTTGGATGCCTGACCCTCAAGGGTCGGAACACCCGGAGTCGGGAGCGGGTTATGCGCGGACTTAGTCAGCGCGGCCTTATAGCCTTCAAAACGCTCGGCGATCTCAAGCGGGTTATCCGCATCGCCGAACATATCCCCAGTCTTGGGAATCATGTCTGTCCTTTGCTTAATTGAACATCAATGGAGGAGTTACAGAGCCTTCAACTCAGCGTCAACCTGCAGGGCCTTCTGCGTGTAGCCCTTGCGCAGATCCGGGTCCTCCGACGCGTTCGCCAGCGCCTTGTAGCGCATGACCTCGCGGGACAGATCGGACTTGCGTGCATTGACACGCTCAACCTCGGTCCGCCGCAGGGACGGTCCGCCGGGAGTGGCCATCGCCTCGACCTTTTCCAACCGCGCGCCCAGTTCGTCGCCAAGCGCCTTCGCGGTGGACTTCGTCGATGCCTCCGTGATGTCCACGATCATATTACGCAGATCAGACTCCTTGTTGTCAAGATCGTCCTTGATGGACTTGACAAGCAGATCGTCATGGAACACCTTGCGGAGCGGAGAGTCTTCCTGGCGAAGAGCGGTGCTCAACGCCTTGAGAACCTCCGATCCCTCCTCGGTCAGAGCCTTGAACATCTGAACGAGAACGTCTTGGGCTGCGCCCTTGGTGATCACATCGGGCGACTCCACGTCAGCGCCAGCCGACTTATCGACGTCCGGCGCGGCGTCACCCTCGGGGGCGTCCTCGGCCGGCGCCTCATCGGGTTCGACGGTCTTGTTCTCGGTCTCCGGAGCGATATCGCTCTCGGGAGCGTCAGCCTCCGGGGCCTCGGGGGTCACGTCGGTGTCGATGGTCTTCTCCACGTCGGGGGCCTCGGCGGCGTCAACGGTCATCGTCTGATTTCCTTCCTTGGCCACGTCGGTATCGGCAGCCTTGCTGGACCCGGACCAGCTGTCCGGGATCATGTCGCTCGCGCCGAGAGCCTTCGCTCGACGCTTGATGTAGGCACGGATCGAGTCGTGGCTGCCGCTGCCGCGGCCAACCGCATGGATCGCGTTGGAGAGGTCTTCCTTGTCCCCGATGGGGTAGCTGGGCTCCCCCTGCGGGTTCTTCATCGCCTTGCCGGCGCTGAGCATCGAACGGAGCTGCTCGGCGGAGTACTTGCCCTTGGCGATGTCTGGATCGATCGCCATCTGGACGGGGCCGTCCGGGTCGACGTCGGACTGTTCCATCCGCTCGCGGCGCACGAAGCACCGCAGCGCATCGACCGCGCCCATGAGCAGGTGGATGTCGCAGTCCTGGCTGGGCATCTTGGCCATGTCCTGCGCCTCGGAGATGATCAGCCGCGCGATCGTGGAAATCGCGGACTCAGCACCGGTGATGTCCGGGGACTCGTTGTCGCCCAGCGCCTTGACCAGCGCGATCGCCTTATCGCGATCGAAGGGCTCCGGGGAGATCGCGTTCTTGAGCGCCTCGCCCGGCTGCCGGGAGATCGCGTCCGCGAGCGCCTCGTTGGCCTCCGCGATCGCCTTGCTGATCTTGGCGTCAACGGTGTCTTCGTCGATGACGGCCATGGACTTGAACGGACGACCGTCGAGGTGGACGTCGAGGACCGGCTCGACGCCCTTCGTGACGGTGACCCGCAGCTCCTTGGCGATCGCCTCCTCGTCGACCAGTAGCTCCTCGCAGCGGACGAGTCCGCGATCGAGATCGAGGTCGGCGCCGGAGCCCTCCCAGCCGCTCTGGGCGGCCTTGCAGAGGGTGAGTATCGCGTTCGAGTTCGCGGGCCGATCGACCAGGCTGACCTCGGTGATCATGCCGCCATTGATCAACCCCTTCGGGGCCCGCGGGCTGCGCACGATCTTCGGCTTATTGATGCCGATCGAGAAGCCGGTGAAGATGCCGGCCTTGGTCTTCGCTACCGCCAGCGGATCCACGATCCGGGCGGTGATGTAGTGGCCGTCCCCCTCGATCGCCTCGTGCTCGATCGCCTTCCCGATGGCGCTATCGGCGCGGTGTTGCTCGCGGATGTTGCCCCACTGAAACCACTCCGGCATCGCGGTCTTCAGCCATGCGGCATCGCAGCGCTGGTCGTCGAGATCGAGCGAGTCGTCGGTGGCCTTCCCGTAGACGAGCAGGCTTCCGTCGTCTTGATCAACTGTCTTGGTAATTGGTGCAAAGGTCGAAGTGAGATCCATCGAAGGGGCTCCCCTTGTGAGTTCTAGGTGAACAGCTGGCCGCCCCAGCCGATGGCGTAGCAGCGACAGCGCGGATGCACCGCCCCCGGGTAGACGCCGTCGGGCGGGTTGTCGGCGGTGAACAACCGGCCCTCCAACATCGAGCAGCGTGGATCGACCCGGCTGTCTTGCTGGGTCTGCCACACCAGGAGTGGTCCGTCGGACTCTGAGACGTCATCGACCTTGCGAGCCGCCGCACGACGTCCGCGTCCGGCGCTCACATGCATGTCGAGATAGCGACGCTCCTTGTCCAGGGCGTGCGCGTAGTCGTCCGAGGCCACGGCCTCGGTCAGCCGGCGAGCGGCAGCCAACAGGTAGGCCGCCCGATACTCGGGCTCCTCGGTCGCCACCCGCCGCAGCGCCCCCATGCCGGTGAAGGCCGAAGGAGTCCCGTAGCGGGAGCGCCCGGACAATGGCTTGTCCAGGATCAGTTTCCCGATCTCGGCAGCCGCCTGTCGGTCCACCCCGACCGAGACGAGCACCTCCAGTACGTCCTCGGGCAGCTGCGTAGCCGATATCGCGTCCTTGCTGGCAAACCAGCTGGTGAGCACGTACATCGCTACCGACTGGTCGTTCAGGGGAGAGGCGGTATCGAACTTCGCCAGCTCCGCCGTCACGCTCGATACGTGAGCGCGTGCGAGTGCCATCAGAGCCCGGACGCGCGCCTCACTCGTCGTCATCGTCTTGCATGGCGAACAGCGCCTTGCAAGCCTCGATGTCGCCCGCCGCCCCGAGCCGGTTAGCGGCCTTGGCGATGTCCGGCGGGTAGTAATCGAACGTGAAGTCCCGCCAGCGATCGCCGGCCTTGCGGGCGAAGGTGAGGAACTTCTTGCGCTCGACTGAACGGGCGGGGTCGCGGCCACCGGCTGCAGCCTGGGGGTCGTCGTCAGAAACGATGGCCCGCTTGCCGGAGTCGGTAGATGCTGGCGAACTATCTGTCCGCTGGGTCAGCGAGGGCTTGGCCGGCGAGGGCACCGGTGCGGGCGCACCCTGACCCTGGGTACGCCCCTGCGGCTGAGCGCCCGGCATATTGCCGGGCAGCTGCGTAGGCTGCACCTTCACGTTCAGGAACGCGGGTCCGGTCGGGGTGTTAAGGAAGGGCTGGTTCGCTTCCGGGAAGTCGTAACGCGGCAGGTTGAGCGTGTCGCGGCCCTCATTGAGGGTCTGCAGGCCGTTCCCGATGTAGCCGGTGAGCAGGGTCTGCTCGCGCTCCTCGTTCTCGTCATCGAGGCCGTGGAACCGGAATGTCACCTCCGGCGGCATATCCAAGTAGTTCAACGAGACCTCGTTGATTAGGTCGATGATCCACTGAGCGGTGGGCTTCGTGCCGCGGCGCAGCTGGCTGTCCTGCTCGCCTTGCTGGTGCCCCTGCCCGCCCATTCCGCCCATTCCGTGGTTTGGGGTGAAGCCGATCGAGGTAGGCAGTACCTCGAAGGCCGCGCAGATCAATCGGACCAGGTGCAGGTCGAAGTCGGAGGTGTACTTCGAGTCGTGCTGATGCGGATACTCCGCGTTGAACCCCGCCGGCAAGAACCGCGCCCGGTGGCGCTCGTTGGTGCGCCCGCTCAGCTCATCGTTGAACACGCTCTCGTATTGCCGCAGCTGCTCCGGAGTCATGGTCGTATCGACCATTACCAGCATCTCGGGAGTAACTCCCGCTGTGTACTCGCTGCGCAGCCAGTCGAAGCGTCGGTTCCAGAGATCGATGTCCAGCAGTGCCTGTTCGACGTTCGAGAACCCGTAGGGGCCGCGCGTGCGGCGGTTGCGCACCTTGTAGATCAGGGAGTCGGTCGGTGCCTCGATGCCCTCGGTGCGCCCGTAGACGGCGGAGATGAATTCAGCATCGACCTGGTCAGGCGGGCTTTGGTTGAACTCGCCCCGGGGGAAGCCCCAGAGGATCTGCTGGAAAGCCGCGTACGGAGGCTGTGGGGTCGCGCCTCGGTAGTCCTGTAGCGGCTTGATGGTCGTGGCATCCAGTAGTTCCAGCGAATGGAGGTCTCCGTTGAGCTGCAGGTGCGGGTAGAGGGCGACCGCATCGAGGACGAGCTGGTCCTCTAGCAACGCCCCCATCCACTCAGAGAAGGTCCAGTTGTTGATCCGGTCGGGCTTCGTCCACCAGTTGTGCAGCCGCTCGATGTCGGCCGAGTACTTGTCGGTGAGATCGGCGGTCACCGCGCGGTCGGAGCTGCCCTCGCGCTGCGCGAGGTTGCGCGCGCGGGCGGTGTTGATGCCGAAGGACCACTCCAGCCCCGTCATCGCGGCCTTGTTGACCTCGATGCAGGCCCGCATGATGCTGACGTTGTCGGCGGCATCGCGCAGAATCGACCACGGCGTCGAGCGGGTGGTCGAGGTCTGCAGGTTCCAGGTGACCGGGTATTCCCAGCGCCGGGGTGCGGGGCGGCCAGACTGCAGTGAGGGATCGAGCGGCGACGGGTAGAGCGGAGTGCCCGGACCGAAGTTCACGTCCTCGTAGGGGTCGCGGGTCAGCGAAGCCTCGGGTTGGCCGTAGGCGAGTCCGTTGCGCTGCTGCAGCGCGGCCAGGTAGCCCTGCGTGACACTGGTCGCGGTCGCCCCCGCCGGCAACGCGAGCGCCTTCTTCAGCTCTTCCGCGATCACACGACGCATGTCATCGCCAGCCGGAGGCAGCGGGTGGGGCTGCGCCTGCATCGGGCGCCGACGTCGCTTGGCCACGGGTCACCCCTTCTGTAGTTGTGTGGGAACAAGAAAGTGCTTCAAGCTGTCCAGACTGGACAGCTTGAAGCACATGGCCGACGCGGCAGGAGTTGAACCTGCGACCCCCGGCACTTCAGGCCGGTGCTCTGCCGTCTGAGCTACACGTCGGTGCGCGTCCCTGGGTTCGAACCAGGCATGACCAAGGTCGGCGGCTTTACAGGCCGCTGGGCGGCCGCTCCGCCCACGACGCGCGTCGTGGGTTACTTAATACCATCTCCGGCCACCGACTGGGTGACCAATACCGCCGAGCAGCAGCAGTACCAGCCCGATGACCAGCAGAATCACGCCGATCGTGTAGAGGATCGAGATCCCGGTCAGCCATCCGATCAACAGCAGGATCACGCCGAGAACGATCATAGGATTCCCTTCCTATGCGACTTCAGACAGCACAGCGCCGCAGTTGCGGCAGTGCGTCGCCTTCTTCGGGTTCACGTGTTCGCACTTGAGGCACTCGACCGAGATCGCGTTCAGATAGATCAACGCCGACGTACCGACGGTCAGCTCCGTGGCCGCCCACACCAGCGCATCGAGGTTGTCCGGACTCTCCGTGGAGTCGGGGGTGAACGCGCACATCTGATCTTCCAGCTGCGGCAGGCACCCCACGATGTGGGCGCGGTGCTGCTCCCACAGCGAGCTGATCGGCTCCGCACGCACGATCTTGCCGCGCGTCGCGCGCACCGAGCGGTAGGGCACGTTCGGGTCGACGGTGCGCAGCAGGTTCTCGATGTAGTCGCCACCGTTGTTGGTTTCCCCAACAATGCGGTCGGCATGCCACTGGTTGTACAGAGATACGGCCTTCGCCATGCAGGAGCGCGGAGAGCCCTTCATGGTCGCGTCCTGGAGCACGTACAGATGGCCGTCGGCGCTACGCCCAGCAACCACGATGCCGGTGAAGTCGCTCTTCTCCCCTGAGGTGGTCGCGGGGTCGACGCCAACCACGATGCGAACGAGCGGCGGAACCTGATCCACCCGCGTGTCATCGAGCAGGTCGCGATTCCAGAGAGCGCCCTCGACGTCATCGAGAAGCTCCCCCTCTAGCTCTTGACGCCCCATCCGGGTGCCCTCGTAGCGCGCCTTCAGCTCCGCCAGGGCCACCTTCGAGAGGTTCTCGGCGTTATCCCAAGTCTTACCTCGCACGACGCGCACGGAACCGTCGGTACGGGCCAGCAGCTCGCGCAGCAGCGGCACCGGACGCGGGGTGGTGGTGACTACCACCTGCGGACGCTTACCGATCCGCAGCGCCGGCATGAGGCTCTCACCCCAGAGGTCGTCGGCGTGCACCATCGAGGCGAGTTCGTCGATCCAGGCCCCGGACAGGTTCGCGCCACGCAGGCGGTCGGGACGGTCGGCGGAGTAGCCATAGATCTTGCTGCCGTTGGTGAGCCGCACCGTCAGGTCGGAGGCGTTGCACGAATCGAGTTCTCCGGGCAGTAGCGCCCGCAAGATGCCCGACTGACCCTCGATACACACCTTGCGACAGTCACGCCAGGTCGGAGCTACCACCGCCCACTCCGTGTCGGGGTTGGTCGCGGCCTGCTCGGCCAACCAGTTACTGCCGGTCGCCGACTTGCCCCAGCCACGACCGGCGAGGTAGAGGTGCACGCTCGCTTCACCTTCGGTGGGGATCTTCTGGTCTTCGCGAGCGGAGGTGTGCCACGGACGCGGACGAGGGGCGGCGTGGCGCGCGAGCAGCTTCTGCAGCTTCGCGTACTTCTCCCGCAGCTCGGACAACTCGGTGAGCTTGTCCAGGGGTGCTTCGATCACGGGCGGCTCAGGCACGGCCCCTCCTTGCGTCTGAGTTCACGTACGGGTATAGTTACGGGCATGGCAACACTTAGTACTAAGGACAAGACCTACGAGAACCTGCTGAGGCGTGCCGCGCTGCGGCAGGGCTACCTGCTGATCAAGTGCCGGCGCCGCGACCCGCAGGCGATCGGGTACGGGCTCTACCTGCTGATCGCCGATAAGGCGGGCAACCGCACCTCCCGCTACGGCGGGCAGGCCGCGGTGTCAGCGTTCGCGCGCGGAGAAGGCCTCTCGCTGTCCGAGGTCGAACACGAACTCGGGCCGTTGAACGAGACGCGCTCGGGTACCCGCGCGCCGCGCACCGAGATGAAGGAGGGGAACCGCTACGGGCACTGGACGCTGATGTCGACCGTCACCGAGCGCGCCGACAACTACTCGACGATGCTGTGCCGCTGCGACTGCGGTACCGAGCGCCGGGTGAAGACCCAGAACCTGCGGCGCGGCACCACCACCTCGTGTGGTGAGTGCGAGTACTCCGGCCACCCGAGAGTGGTCGAGCCGGAGGTCGGCGATCTGTTCGAGTGGTGGAAGGTGATCGACGCGCCGCACGCGAACGGGACGACGCTGTGCCAGTGCCGCTGCGGTCGCCAGCGCCGGGTAAATACCCGCCGGCTCCGCCTGGGTGAGACGAAGTCATGCGGGTGCGCGGCCAAGTGGCGCACCGGCACCTTCGCCCCGACACAGTTCGAGGGAGCGCGCTCCGGTGACTGACACCAAGCACACGTTCTGGGCGAATGTGTGGTGGATGGTCAAGTTCTGGGCGCTGTTCTTCCTGGTGTTCGCGGCCTTCATGGCCTTGATCTGGGTGGTGACGTTGTGAAGACCTGGTGGACGTTCGAGGAGCTGAAGGACTACCTCGGCCACACCCACGTCGGCTCAACCGAGGTCTGGTGCACCCGCCACGGGATTAGACCAGTTCGGCACTACCGCGTCCGCGACATACTGCGAGCGCGACCTCCGCAACCTCAGAAAGAGATCTGATGACCAAGTCCCAGCCATTTCGCTACCTACTACCGCTACTCGCTCTGCTCGCGTTCACGCTGTCCGGCTGCGGCAGCGACTACCACCGAGTGGCCGCGCCGGTGAGCTACGACAACGCCGCCTACGCCTCCGCGCTGTGCGTTGATCAACAGGGCGATCGCGTGCCGGACAACTACTGCCCGATCGACGATGGCGTGATGGGGTCGGGGGGCTACGGGTGGCGCTACCACTCCTACCTGGCCAGCGACCCGTACCAGGACGTCGTGTACGTCGGATACCCGGTCGGCACCAGCTACGTCACTACCCGACCGGCGCGGGTCTCGACCTTGCACATCGATAGGGGCAGGTTCCCTGCCTCGCCGCCCGTCGGTGTTCGCTCTTCGTCGGTGCGGGTGTCGTCGCTGCCTACCGTGCAGCGCACCGGTTCATCGAACGTGACGCGGGGCGGGTTCGGCATACCGGCCACCGGCACTCCGCTGCCCACCCCGGCCGGGCGCGCCTTCGCGGCTCCCGCGACGTTGCCTCCGGCGCCTCCGCGCGTAGCTCCCTCCGCGGCTCCTGCTGCCACGCCACGGGCTCCCGCGGCTGCTCCTAAGTACGCGCCCCGCTCGTCGGGCGGTTCGTTCGGTTCGTCGCGCGGGCTCTCGTCCTCGTCCAGTTCGTCCACGAAGAAGGGTAAGTAGCTATGAGCCGGTACATGCGCCGCAGTGCCTATTGGACACCGGGCGAACTCACGGGCGCGATCGTGTGCGTCATCGGGGCGTTTCTGATCATGGCGTTGCTGTGGCGAATCGGGCTCTTCGTGCTCGTGCCGTTCGTGATGGTGGCGATCGCGGGCGGGTGGGCGTGGGCGATCACGCCACCGAAAGGTTCACGGCCGGGGCTTCCGCCTCCGCCGATCGAGCCCGCGATGCGGCCCGCACCGCTACCCCGACCGCCGGTGCGCCGGTCGGGGTCGAAGGTGCGGCGTAACGGCGGGAGCTTGGATTGAGCGAGCTGCCGCACTACGAGGCGATCGTCGAGCGCGACGGCGACGTCATCATCGAGCGCTACCGGGTCAAGACCGTGGGCAAGTACCACATCGAGGTAGTGCCGATGGCCGTGAACTACCGGATCCACACCGTGCGCGTCGATGGCGGCAAGTACGCCTGGTCGGAGCGCTACTGGTGCTACGCCGGACGCAACCGTCTCACCTTCGTGGCCGCGATGCTGGCCGCGCACGCGTGGGATGGTGCGCCGGACAGCGAGCCGGTGGGGTGGGTGAAGTCCTGGGACGGGCGCCGGAACGGCGAACGGCCCGCGTTACCCCTCGACTAGGAAGGGCTGGCAAGACGCGGGCCGTTCTCACCCTGTGGAGTGCACTACGCGGGCGAGACTAGCAGCTCGCCCGCGGACGCGGGCAATGGTAGGGTCAGCAGCGCTGACGGTAGTACGAAGAACGCGCCCTCTTGGAGCGGGGGCGCGTTCTTTTTTGTGCTTAAGTGGATCTTGTAATTGTCATTCCGAAAATCCAGAAAAAATACCGACGCTGTAATAACCCTTGCCTTGATCAACTAGTGTATACAGTATAGGGGGGTCTTGTTGATCATGTCCATGTGTGGACATCATCAACAATGATGATCAACATTGTTGATCAGTGTAGATCATTGGACGTATAGAACATCACCCATATGGCCTACATCTTGATCATGGTATCGTGAGTAGGCTTAGGGCATGCCCCGCAAGGGGGCGGAAGGAAGGGCCCGGCCGGATCGCGCGCGGATCGCGCGCGAGCCACCGGTGCAGTTGATCTTTGATAGATCACCCGCGCTCACGCGCGTAGTCATAGTCGACGGCAGACCTTGGGAGCCGTGGCGTCAACAGGTAGCTAAGCCCTATGAAGCGACCCGCCTAGTTGCGTCCCACTGGTCGCCTGTGAAGGGTGGTGGAAAATGAGTTGATCAAGAGATGCGCCGTACGCATGTTTCACGTGAAACATGCGCAGTGTGGATCACTTGATCCAGCCTCACCCAGCCACGGAGTAGATCATGACTGCAGTACCGCTCATGTCCAGCCGGTCCGCCACCTACCGCCTGCGGGCGGAGCGGATGACCAGTGGACGAGAGGTGATCGTCCAGCAAGTAGCGGCAACGCTAGAGCAGCTGGAGTGGCCGCCCGCGTACGGACCGCTCACCGAGCGGGCCGACCGCGTACGGCGGGTGTTCCGGGACGTAGTGGATCACGAGGAGTTCTGACCGCATGCGGAGAGCATCGGCCCACACGGGCCGGTGCTCTGCGCGGGCAAGTCAGCCCTAGTGAGAGGACAAGATCATGAGTGACGTACAGATTCTGACGTCAGCCGACCTCCGCGCCCGTGTTCGGGCGCTGCGGGATCTGACAGCCAACCGGGCCGTTGTGACCGACGGCGCGCTACGGCACTTGATCAAGATGCACGATGATGTTGTAGTGCCTGATATTCACACGATCCTAGGTGGGCGCGCGGTGAGGCGAGAAGCCAAGCGGCGTCATCTGGCCTGAGTGCATGCGGAGGGCATCGGAGTTCGGCTCCGGTGCCCTGCGCGGGCAAGTCAGCCCTTCACTGAGGAGTGATCATGAATTACGCAGAGAAGATCCATAAGTACACCGTGACCACCAAGATCAACGGTCAGGTGAACTCGCGGACCGCCTACACGGGGACGTTCCCGCAGTTGAAGCAGCACGTAGCCGCGGTGGACAAGCGCTGGCACGACACGTTCGGATTCCCGCTGAACGTCACGTTCGAACAGGTGGCCTGACCGCACAGAGTGCGGCACCGGAGTTCGCTCCGGTGCCGACGCTCGGGCAAGTCAGCCCGGCACGTCGAGCTAAGGACAAGATCATGACTGCTGCCTACGATCCGCGCGTGGCCGAGTGGGCACGCGAGGATAGGGACGCGCTCACGGCGGTACAGCCGCGGCTGGTCGAACTGGCCGAGCGGCTCACCCGCCCCGATGATGGTTTCACGATCGACCCGCACACGGGCGCGGACGTGACCGGAGGTTATGCGGTCAGCGTCTACCCCGGAGAGGGTGTGGTGCTCGGTTCGGTCACCCCTGGTGACTTGATCGAGTACGTAGTACGGCACGCGGACGCGCTAGCGCGCGACGGCGCCGTGTTTGGTGGTTGGCGCGACCCTGCCGACGGACGTATCTACCTCGACGTCTCGACGCTGGTCACCGACCGCGACCGCGCACTAGCCCTAGCGCGTGAGCATGATCAGTTGGCCGTGTTCGACTTTGCGGCCGGGCAATCGGTGGCTAGTTACTGAACCGTGCGGGTCGCTCCGGAGCTAGCTCCGGAGCGTCTGCCGGGCGATTCAGCCCGTACCGATGAGGAGTGATCCAGATGAACCGCACCGTTGCCCGTATGCAGCGCGCCAATCTTCACCCGGCGCACCCCGCACACGGCAAGCTGCACCACGCTGAGACCGATATGAAGCGGTTCTGGGTGGATACCTACCACGACGGCGTCCGCACCTTTCTCAAGGTGAGCGTCGGAATGGGAATGCTCAAAGTCCACCTGTTGTCCAGCCTGCTGCACCCAGTAGGTGACGTTGGCAAGGAATTCGTGATGGAGAGCGCGCCCGCTTACGTGACCAGCGCCGTTCAGTACCCCGGAACGGCGGTTTGATCATGAGGTGGGATATCGCTTACGTGGCGTCATTCTGGATGGTCGGCCTGGTCGGTGGCTTCTTGCAAGCGACCGGTCGACTGTGAGTCAGTAATAGGCTACAATTGAACTGTGCCTAGGGAGTGCGGCAGGGAATGCGACCCTGCCGTGCTCGGGCGGTACAGCCCAATGCTCCAGCCAAGAGGAAATCGATCATGAGAAAGTTCACCCAGGATCAACTCCTGGCCAATCAGGTAGAGCGGGTGTACCGCGAGTTTATGCACATGCCGAATGATTCGGCCTATGTGGTGTCGACTCTGTGGGCTATGCACACCCACCTACGCGACAACGATGGGCGATTGCTGCCCCGCGTCACGCCGCGGCTGTACTTCGGATCGAAGCAACCGGGCGCCGGTAAGTCCCTGGCCACCGAGTTGACCATCGCGCTGAGCTTCAACGGCGAGATGATCGGCGATCCTAGTCCGCCGTCCATCGTGGCGATGATGAACGAAGATCACGCAACGCTCGGGTTCGATGAAATCGACACCCACTTCGGGCGCGGCGCGAACTCTAAGCTGCGCATGAAGGGCATCCTGAATATGGGATACCGGCGCGGTGGAGCGAAGGTAACTCAGGTACGCGGTGGCGTCGCCGAGCGGCTCGACCCGTTCGGGCCGATGGTGCTCAATGGCAAGAACGCGAGTGTCTGGTTTATGCCCGACGGTCCGTTCGATACGCTCCGTTCGAGGTCGATTTCGATCATCCTCGAACCTAAGCCGCGTGACGTTCGGCTCGCCCGGTATAACCCGGAGTTGCATGACGATCGAGTCATGGCACTCCGGGAGCGTCTCACCCGTTGGGGTGGCAATGCCGCTAGCTCGATCCTCTCGATTCCGATCGAAGGATTGATGTCAGAGGACATCGCCAACCGAGCAGAGGAGATCTGGACGGTCCTATTCCGGATCGCCCGATACCTGGGTGACGCGTGGCCGGAGCGTGTCGAGAAGGCCGCGAACACGTTCGCGCTAGGCAAGTGGGCGCCTGAGGACGAGGCGATCTTGGACCCGTTCGAAGAGTTGCTCGCCAACGTTCAGGCGACGTTCACTGACGGTGATGACTTCCTGCCGACCGCCGAGATCCTGGTCAGGCTGGAGGCGCTGCCTCAGCGTACGTCGATCATGGATGAGTGGCAGTCGGATCGGTCCGCTGATATGGGGCTCGCTAACGGACTGGCCGTGTTCGAGGCGCATGCCGAACGGCAGTACTGGAAGGGCACTCAGGTACGCGGCTACTCCCGCGACGCGGTGGGCTTGGACCCGCCACCGCTGGCCGCCTAGGTTGTTGATCTAGCAAGACAACCAAGACAACCTTTGCAAGCAAGACAACCTCTGCACAACAAGACAACCTTTGCAAGCTGTCTGAACCATCGGAGAGTGGTGCACCGGCCCTGGTCGGTGCACCGCTCGGGCGGTTCAGCCCGTGAGTACAGAGGAGACAGACCATGATCCCGACGACCGCCACCGACGAACAGCACGAGACCTACGTCCGAAACATCATCAGCACGTGGAACCTGGCCACCCCGGAGCAGATCGACCGCGGCCGGCAGTGGTACCCGCACGCTAACGAGCTGGCGACCCTCATGTCTGAGGGCAACACGCGGGCGGCGGCCGGAGTGATCGCGGCTCTGTCGCCCCAGAAAGCTTGGGCCTTCAACGTGAAACTAGCTCGGGAAGCATTCGCTACCGGCGAGGTTCGCGGCCAGGTGCGCGACGCGGTCGGGAAGGCCGAGCGGATCATGCTCGGAGCGGACCCGCTCGATGTGCTGCCGGACGACTCGAAGACCTGGAATTTCTTCCGGGCGATCATCGATCCGACGGACGCTGAGGCGGTAGTGATCGACCGGCACGCGCATGACATCGCGGTCGGGGAGATCTACGGCAACCGCGATCGGGGACTGTCCACCAAGCGTCGGTACGCGACGCTGGCGCACGCGTACCGTGAGGCCGCTCGTCGACTGGACGAGCTGCCTCAGGTGGTCCAAGCGGTGACCTGGACGGTGCAAGTTGATCTTACCGACTCGCTGCCGCACCGGTCCGCACGGCGCTACGCCGAGGACAGTTGATCACGGATAGAGTATCGTTTCTAAGATCCACCCAGCCACTGACCAGCCAAGACGCCAATAGAGTGTCGGTTCCCTGAGGATCCGACACTCTAGGCGTCGAAGGAGATCAACATGAGGTACCCGGTAGAGATCTTGACCCGGGAAGAGGCAAGATCAATTCTGCTCGCTCCATCGGATCGAGCACCGACTGGTGTCCGCAACCGAGCCCTGATCGCCGTGATGTACGGAGCGGGGCTGCGGGTGTCCGAGGCGCTGGCGCTGAAAGTGTCCGATGTGGACACTGACGCGGCCAGCGTCCGGGTGCTGCACGGTAAGGGTGACAAGTCCCGGACGGTCGGCATCGATCTCGGCGCACTCGTGCACGTCGTGCGCTGGATCGAAGTGCGGCGCGCCCACGGGCTACGCGGTCGCCACCTGTTCTGCACCCTCAAGGGCGGCCCCGTCTCGACCAGCTACGTCCGCGCCATGATGAAACGAGTAGCGGCGCGGGCGGGCGTGGACAAGCGGGTGCACGCTCACGGACTGCGGCACACCGCGGCTGTCGAGTGGGCACAGGAGGGCGTGCCGGTGATGGAGATCCGAGACCAGCTCGGGCACACCCACCTGGACACGACCGCGACCTACCTCAACCACGTCAGCCCAACGGCGCGGATCGAACGGATCCGCAACCGCCGGACTGAGATCTAAGCGTCGACCGAGATGCCGAGTTCGCGGGCCTGAGCGTCGAGCGCGGACATCTCGCGGTTGAGTTCGGTGATGGCGTTGCTGATCGCGTCGTCGGAGATCACGGTGATCTCGCGGCGCGTCGGCGCGTCTACCCCGTAGAGCTTGCGGTCGGACTCGCTCCAGCCGCGGATCGCGTTCCAACACTCGGCCCGAGTGCGCGGCGAGATCTGCGGGTTCTCCGCCATCTGGAGCAGATCGTGAATTGCGCGGTACGCCAGCTCATGGTGATCGACGCGCAGATCGTTCAGCCGCTCGGCCGGAATGCGGTCACGAGCGGCTTGGAAGATCTGGCGGCAGCGCTCATGGCTCAGCCCCACCCGCCGAGAGATCTCTCGCCACGGGAGATGTTGGCCGTGAAGATCGATGATGAGATCTTCCCGCTCGGCGGTCTCGATCGGGAGCGTCTTCGCCATAGGTCAACACCTCCTACGTCAAGTTGACTGAGTGCTAGATCATTTCAGGAACAATCCGACGTGCTTGTCGGTTGTACGGTATGATAGTTCCGATAGGGCCTGACCAGCCCAAACACCCAGCCGAAAAGGACCAAGAAGATGAGCAAGATCGAATCTCTTCCCCGCACCGGCGATCTCGTGACCTTTACCGAGTTGCCCGGGTACTGGCGAGTGAGTGGTTTGACCCTCACCACCGAGACTCGAAAGCCCGTCGTTTCCGCCCACGGAGTGATCAATGGTCGCGGACAATTCGTGTTCCGCAATCCCGAGGACACCACCGTTGTCGCCCCGCGCGATGACAACCCCGGCGAGCGAGAGCTGAGCCGCCTGCTCTGAGTGAGCTAGTCGACCTACCGGTACTGCCAGCCCGGTAGGTCTGTAGTCCAACTCAGGACTGGATCAAGAGAGGTAAAGATCATGACTGCTTTCGATGACTGGAGCGACTTCGAGCTTGACGAGGCGATCCGCACCACTGAGCGATCGCTCGAAGGGGACCTGATCCGCTACTTGAGCGACGACTCGATCAACGCGCAGATCGGTCGAGTGACGCGACTCAAGCGCGAACGTACGCGGCGACTGACTGTCGACTACACCACCGGACTCCGTCACAAGGGCACCCTCTACCGCGCGGTCCCGGTCAGCTCGACCGACCGTGAGCAGATCGCCACCGAGACCCGCTACATCGCCTCGGCCTACCCGCAGCGGGGAGTGACCTACGAAGTGATCGTGAACGATGTGATGACCCCGTTCGCACCGAGGCAACTGCGACCGTGGGCCTGAGTGATCTAGGAGGTCGGGCGAGTGACACGCCCGGCCGATAGTCCACTCAGGGACTACCGAACAGAGAGGCAAGATCATGAGTGCAGTCGACGTCCGCCCGATCCACGAGATCGCCGACGAGATCGCCCGCGAGTGGCTCAACGTCTACTTCGGAGCGGTGCCCTACCTCGACGCGATGCAGTACCTGACCGCGATCGACGACAAGTTCGGGGAGGACGACGCGAAGGAGATCGTCATCTACTTCCTGTCGAACGCCCGCAACTGGCGCGGCCCGGTCGCCAAGCGGGTCAAGGAAGAGCTGAAGGAGCTGATCAAGTAAGGAGGTGAACCACTAGCGTCGCCCCCGGAGTGTGACCGGGCGCGGCGCGGGCGGTTCAGCCCGATCGCAACCCAGCCAAGGAGAACAAGATCATGGCTTACTACCTCAACAGCGAACGCGTCCGTGACATCCAGGCCCGCTACGCCGTCGCGCTCAACGCGGTGGCCGCGGCTGAGTACCGCGAGGTGTTCGAGCTGCCTGGCCTCAACGACTGGGGCAGCGACATGTCGCACTCCGAGTGGCTCGACGGTTTCAGCACGATCGACTACCCGGTGCCCGCTGGCCCGCCGACGCTCGACAACTGGCTAATGGGACCGAGCGTGATGTACCCCGACGGATACTCCGAACACCCGCCCGATCTGGCCCCACTACATCGATGGAGCTGACCATGGCACGCGCGGCTGATGAGATCCTCGGTGTCGCCCGGCTGCACGGGTGGGAGGTGACGACCGGCATGGGAACGATCAACGCCCGCAAGGGTAAGCGGTGGGTGTTCATCGAGTTCTCAGTACGGGGCGGCGTCACCTACGCCAACAGCGAGAGCCGGCGCTTCACCGGCACCGGCAAGAAGGATCAAGTACTGAGGGAGTTGACCAGGAAGTGAGCAAGAAGCCGTTCTACGCCCGAGTGGGTGCGTTCACCAACATGGCGCTACGCACCCTCGGACCGTCACCGCGCACGTTCAGCCTCCAAGCCCGCATCATCGATGGGCCCGACGTTCACATCGGGCGCATCGTCCAGATCAACATCGACGGCACCCGGACTGCTCGCCAGCTCGGTGAATCGCTGATCGCCTGGGCGGACGAGCGAGAGAAGTGGTACCGGGACGGAGACAAGACATGACCCTGCACGAGCTGGCCGAGTGGTCGCAGGTAGGAGTCAACTACCTGCTGACCTTCTGGGTCTTCGCACTGACCATGCTGGTCCGACTCCAGCAAACCAAGATCAAAGAACTTGAGAGGAAGAACCGAGATGTCGAACATGGTTGACGTCAACAACCGGTTGCTCGACTACGAGCACGCGATGCTCACCGACGAGGAGACCGTCGAGTTGTTCCAGGAGCTGGTCGATACTGGCCTCGCCTGGTCCCTACAAGGAAGTTACGGGCGCACCGCCCGCGACCTGATCGAGGCCGGCGAAGTGTCCGTGCCGCAGCTCGACCGCAACGACCCGGAGTACTACCAGGACCCGGACGACTACCGCGACAACCACGTCGACTGAAGTTCAAACCAAGTTGGCGAAGTCGCCCGTAGTCCGGTAAGATAGGTTCCATAAGGCCCGACCAGCACTAACACCCACACTCACTAGATCAAAAGGACACAGACCATGTCGAAGGAAACCTCTCAGTGGCTGAACCAGAACGTGCTGGTCGGCATGACTGCCGAGCGCGGCAACGCCTGGCACTACCGCAAGTCGAGCCAGGGCGCGGAGCCCAACCACTACACGGGCCCGATCCCCTACGCCGACGTCGAGCGTCGCTTGATCGACTGGGAGGCCGTCTCCCGGCGCGTCGCGGTCGAGAAGCCCGCGACGTACGAGAACATGACCCATCTCGGTGAGAGCGGTGAGCCGCTGCGCTGGGCGGTGCAGCGTGATCGTCAGGCGATCGATACGTCCGACACACACGAGACCCTCGGGCTGTTCAAGGCGGGGTACAAGCCCCACCAGTTCAAGGAGTGGCTGCTGGAGAACATCCAGGGCCTGCTGTCAGACGATCTGATCATCTCTTCGGCGGGTCTGCTGCGCAACCGCGCGGTGATGTGGACCGAGGTCAGCGTTCCGGAGACCAAGAGCATCAACGATGTGCTCTACCGGCCCAACCTGCTCTCGGCCACCTCGTTCGACGGAACGCTCGCCACGACCTACAAGCGCACGATCGGTGCGACGGTCTGCGACAACACGCTGTCCGCAGCTCTGACCGAGGAGGGCACCACGCTGAAGTTCAAGCACACCGCGAACTCCGGCTACAAGGTCGCTCAGACCCGCGATGCGCTGAAGATCATCGAGTCGACCTCGAAGAACTTCGAGGCGGCGGTGCGGCAGCTGACCAGCGCAAAGATCGGGAACCTGCAGTTCAAGGAGGTGCTCAGCGTACTGGTTCCGGTCGACGAGGAGTCCTCGCCGCTGGCCCAGAACGCCGCGCACAACAAGCGCAACGCGCTCACCTCGATGCTGCACACCGACCCGCGCGTCGCGCCCTGGAAGGACAACGCGTTCGGGGTGCTGCAGCTGTTCAACACCTGGGACCAGCACGAGCGCCCGGTGCGCGGTGAGACGCAGCGGGTCGAGCGGAACATGTTCGACACGCTGTCGGGCAAGGTCGAGAAGACCGACGCCGGAGTGCTCGAAGCGCTGCACGGGCTGCAGCTGATCTGAGTCGTACTCGACGGGTCGGAGGCTTCCACAGCTCCGGCCCGTGGGTGAGCAACTCAGCTCAACGATCAAGGAGGGCAGTTGAGTACCAAGTACGCCCTACAACCGTTCCGGGCACCCGTCGACCACCGGTGCGTCAAGTGCGGAGCGGGCACTATGTCGATCTCGGTCAGGTTCAAGGCCGAGAGCCGCTGGCGATCGCGCCCGGAGTGCCTGGAGTTCTTCTGCCGCCTATGCCACGCGGAGTGGTACGGGCAGACGAAGGACGCGAGGTGAACGACTACGACCGCATGAGTCGCAACCAGCTCCTCAACGCCCTAGAGCCTGTCTACGGCTACGTAGCCAACGAGAAGGAGGTGGTAGAAGCCCTGATGAGGAAGGAACAAGAGCGGAGCGTCTGGCGCAAGATCCTGCTACTCCCGCTCCCGTTCGTGGCCGTGCTCGCCGTGCTCGGACTGATCGTCTATCGAGTCGACGGCACCCCGATTGACTGGCCACTGCTCGCCATCGCGTGCGTGTTCCAGTACGCGTTCAGCGCAGCGTTGGCCTACAAGATCCTCAAGTCCTGAGTATCCAGGGGGTGACCGAGTACTCGCTACTCGGTCAGCCCCGGGCAACTCAGCCCGATCGACACGGAAGGAAACGATCATGCAATCCGAAGTTCTCGCCATCGTCCAGCGCCACGCCCGGTTGTTCCCGAACGGCTTCCCGATGAAGTGCCAGGCGGCGCTGATCGAGGACCGCCCCGACGCTCAGCGGAAGATCATCTACGACGACCAGGAAAAGGCGCTCGCGGCCCGCGATGAGTTAGAGAAGCTGCCCGGTGCACCACGGCTGCGTGCGTATGCCTGCCCGCGTTCGCTGCACGGCCACTACCACCTGACCACCGACGGCCACGCCGCCAAGGTCTACGCCCGAAGGAATAACTGATGATCCGCTTCACCCCCGCGAGCGCGGGCTTCACGGTCGCCAACGCTCGCGGCCAGCAGTACATCGGAGCCTGGGCCTCGCAACTCGAAGAGGGCATCGGGCTGATCATCACCGGCCGCGGCCACGAGTCCGCCGCCATCATGATCCCGCGCGAGCGGATCCCGGAGCTGGAGGCGCTCATCGAGCAGGTCAAGCGCGACGACCTGAACACCCCGTTCCGGGAGAAGGAGATCACCCAGCCATGACTAGCCGCCAGCCCATCCCCGAGTTCAAGCTCCCGGGCCCGCTCAACCAACGGCTGCTCACGCTCGCGGCCGACCTCAACGGCCACGGTGAGCTGCTCTCCCGGCGCCTCGACCGACAGCCGCGAGCATGGCGAGAGTCCGAGGAGGGCAACGCCGCCCTCGGCTGGCTGGAAGATCTCGATGCACTGATCGAGGCCATGAACGAGTTCGCGGAGGTGATCGAGAAGTGACCAGCCTCGCCCGTCGCGTCTACGCGGCTGCTCACCGGCTTCGACCTGATCAGGTTGGGCCCAACGACGCGGGCTTCCGTGAGGTAGCCCTCGTCCTCGCCGACCACGCGGCGGCGGAAACGCCCCCTCCACCCCCACCACCGCGACGTCTGCTGTGCGCGGTCTGCATCGAGGCGAACCGCCAAGCGGAGACCACCCACATCCACGAGGCTATGACGATCGTCTATGGATCGATGGTCTGTCACGAGCACTACGACCTGATGGCCGATGTGATGACACTGCCCAACGCGATCGAGAAGATCGCCCAGGACGGTGCTGAACGTCGCCGTTCGGAGCGGCGCGAGAAGTACGAGGAGCTGCAGTCCGAGCTGTACCAGCGGATGAAGGAGCAGGGGCAGTGACCGGTGTACCCGTCTCGACCGTGTTCTTCTGCGCGGTCTGTCTTCGCCTCGGTCGCTCTCGCCCCGAGTTCCCGGAGCGCGCGGTCACCATGATCAGCGGCATGACGGTGTGTAGGGAGCACATCAAGGACGTACCCAGCTCGACGCTCGACCAAGCGGTCGAGCGCATCCGCAACCGCAAGTTGATGATGAAGAAGCACCCAGCCGAAGGAGCTACCGCGTGACCGAATTCCGCAAGACCGTGATCTTCTTGCTGTTGTTGATGATCGCCGTTCCGGTGTTCGCGGGCTGCTCGTCCGACGCCGACGTCGCCAACCAGAACCTCACGACCGCGGCCGATCAGTTCCAGGTACCGCGACGCGTGGTGTTCTACAACGGCATCACCGACAAGTACATCTTGTCGATCGAGGGCAACTGCTCGCTCGCCCCCGCACCGCGTCAGGTCGACGTCACGTGCAAGCTGCCCGACGCCACCTTCATCCGGCACTCGGAGGGGCTGTCCGACAACGTGACCTGGTTCTCTCAGCAGCTGACCGGGGTCAACGTGAGCACGCTGGAGTACCAGGTCATCTTCAAGCCCGAGGTGCTGGTCCCGGACATCCAACGACCGGCACCGGGGTCGAAATGACCCACGACCAACGTGAACAGATCGCGGCCGCCGAGGCGACCACCCCCGGTGGCTGGTCGGTCTGGGTCGATACCACCGACGACTTCGACACGCTCGGCTGGCTGCGCGTCGCCGACAACCTCTCGGGTCTCGACGCTCACCACCTGGCGAGCAAGCTCAACACCGTCACGGCCAAGGTGATCAAGACCGACGCAACCGGCCGCGAGATCGCCGAGGTGCTCTACTCGGAGATGATCTTCTCCGAGGGCGATCGCGTTCGGCTGATCTCGGTCGGGCGCGAGGGCGAGGTCGTGCCGCGGCCCTGGGTGAGCGACACCGCGCCCGAGCGCTACGTGACAGTGCACTGGGACGGTAACCCGCCCAACCACACCGCCTCGATCCCGCCCGAGAACCTGGAGAAGATCCATTGACCAGTCTCATGGTCGAGTGCGCGACCTGCGGACACGCCCGCCACCACCACGAACAGGGAGAGGAGTGCAACGTCGCGGTGGTGCGCGGCACCTACCGGCGCGCGCTGTACGAGTCCGACGGCGACACCACGTTCTGCCCGTGCGAGAGCTTCGCGTGGCCGAAGGAGGAGGCCGTGGAAGCTGTGGAGGCGCTGCTCGCGCTGTCCGCCGGCCATACCCCCAACTTCTATGTCTGCTACTGCGGTCGGTGCGGGGTGCGCATGCCCGACCTGCGCATCGATGGCACCACCGCCACGGCCTGCCCGGTACCAGGTTGTCCCGGCGGGAAGCTCATCGTGCACACCGTGCCCGGCCACATCGCTATCGAGAGGGAGGTCTTCTAGATGCTCGACCAGCTACGCGCTGATCTCCGGCGCATGATCGAGACCGGGCAAAGCCCCGACGGGCTCGGCTACACGTCCACGAGCGCGGGCTACATCGCGCTCACCAGCAAGGTCACCGAGCTGCTCGACGCCCTCGACCAGTTCGCCCCCGGCGTCCGCGTGCAGCACAAGTACGACAACCGAACCGGCACCGTCACCAGCGAGCTGGCCATCGAGCAGGTTCCGATCCACTGGGACGGATACCTGCCCGATCAAACGATCTGGGTATCGACCGCCAACCTGCTAGAGATCGAGAAAGAGGAAAACTGATGGGTACCAGAGGTGCCTGGGGCTTCGTGCTCGCGGGGAGCGAAAAGATCATGTACAACCACTACGACAGCTACCCTCGGGGGCTCGGGCAGACCGTGCTCGACTGGCTGCGCGAGCAGATCACCGACGAGATCGCGCTGCGCGAGCGCGTCGAGAAGCTGACCGTCGTCCCGGACCGCGAACCAACACCCGCCGAGCAGCGCAGGTTCGCCAAGTACTCGGACTCGATGGTCAGTACGGGACGCGACTGGTATGCGCTGCTGCGCCACACGCAGGGCAACATGGACGCGACGCTGGAAGCGGGACTGTTCGAGGATGGCTCGAAGTTCCCGCTCGACTCGCTGTTCTGCGAGTGGGCCTACATCATCGACCTCGATATGCGCCAGTTCGAGGTCTACGAGGGCTTCCGCACGGAGCCGACCACGGACGGTCGCTGGAAGGGTCAGCGCGAGGCGGGCAACCGCGAGTACCACGCGATCCAGCTGGTAGCCAGCTACAGCTTCGATGAGCTACCCGAACTCGACCTCGACATCGCCCTGACCGCACTCGGAGTGGAAGCCTGATGCCCGGACGCATCGAACGCGCCATCGAGAAGACCGGCCCCATCGTCAGTCAGTCGACCATCGATGAGGCGCGGGCGTTGGAAGAGCACCAGCGTCACGAGTGGGCGAAGGAGCAGCGGCGCCAGCACCAGCGCACCCACGACGCCGCGGTCACCACCGCACAGTTCCACGTCGACAACGAGCTGCCCGTCCCGTGGCAAGCAGTGAAGGTCTTGCTCGAAGACCGCGACCACCAGTGAAGTTCTTCCGTTGGGTCAAGGGGTGGTGCGAAGACATCCCCTGGATGATCAGGGTGGCCCGAGGCAAGGAGGACCCGTACGCGGCGTTCTTCGAGCGCCTCGGGATCCCGCAGGAGCAGCAGCTCCGCGGCTGGGACGGCAAATTTCCAGGACAGGAACGTTGATGGCCACCTACTCCCGCGAGGAAGTAACGATCACCACCGTGCGCTACGTCGTACCAGCGACGAGGCCCTACGGCGCCCACCCCGACGAGATCACGAAGGCCGCGACAGCCGCGGCTACTGAGACCAGAGAGAAGGGCGGTACGACGCTACGCTTCGTCCCGAGCGACGAATCGATCAACATCGAGTTCGACATCGAAGCCAAGCAAAAGGACTGAAGTGCGCAAGCGCGACGAAGCGACCCAAGCCCAGGTGGACGCGATCTTGACGGAGCTGCGGGAGGTCACCCGGCGGCGCAACGACGCCACCGAGGCCTACCTCGCGGTCTGCGTCGAGTGGGAGGACACCGTCCGACGGGCCTACCGTCGCGCGCTGCGCGTCACCAGCAAGGAGCTAGCACCCACCGTCGCGGAGATGGCGGACGAGCTGGAGATATCCCAGAAATCACTCCAGCTCGTCCGGCATCGCGAAGACGGTACGGCCGCGATCCCTCGCCCGAACATCACTACGGAAGACGACGCCACCGAATCGTGAGCGTCTCGATCAGCTCCGCGTCATCGAGGTCCGATGAACTGCGCTCCGTGACGATGTCCTCGTAGTGAGTGACGTCCATCGTCTCCAGCCGCTCTGTCATCGCGTTGAGCACCTCGTATAGCTCAGCCTTGGCCAGCACGGGCTTAGTGCCCATGCACATGGGGCGGAGCGTCGGTAGCGAAGCCCTTCGATTGGGCCCACGCCTGTGCCGCTGCCCACAAGGTTGCATCGTCTGAAGTCGACGGCGTCGGTGTGGGGGTGGGTGTCGGCACCGGTGTGGGAGTCGTGGTGGGGAAGGGAGCGGCGCTCGATCCGGTGAGCGCCTGGAAGTCGGCGTTAGCGGTCGCGCCATCGAGCCCCGACGGAGTGAGTCCGGTCTTCGACATCCACTCCTCATCGACCGGCACCCACCACTCATCGAAGTAGCGGGCCTCGAAGTCGGCGGTCATCTTCTGATACGCCGACCAGGTCACGCAGGTGAAGCTCGAAGCGTCGTAGCCGATCAGCGGCACGCAGTGTCCGCCCTCGATACGGCTCCGCGCGACCGTCGACCAGGGCTGTCCAGCATCGAACTGCGTCATGGCGCTGGATGGCACGTTGAGTCCCGCATACACCACCCCGAACAGCGCGATGCAATTCTGCAACAGCGCCTTATTGGTGCCATCGATCTGCGCGTAGGCGGCCAACTTATAACCATCGAGCCCGGTCTTCTGCCAGTACTGCAACCCCGAGATCAGCGTCGCGCCCACATCGGAGTTCGCGTTGCGCGGGTTATAGCCCGAGATCGCGGTGTACATAGCAAGAGCGTCGCTGGTGGTAAAGGAAGTCTGCACTCCCTGAGCGGTACCCTCCCACACCTGCTGCGCGTGGAAAGCACCGGCCGCAACGCAATCCCCGACGGAGTCGTTACCGAGCATCCCGAGCGCGCTCGCGGGCACGGCCACCGACCAATCGGCGCTAGCCGGCGGGGTCAGAGTCACGCCCGGGAGCGGGCTCAGCGAGACGCGCGCCTGGCGCTTATCGTCAGGCTGGCGGCCGAGCTTCAGGTTCGAGGGAGACTTTCGAGTCAGCAGTGCCATTCGCGTTTTCTCCTATCATCTCTAGCCAGAGACGACGATCAAGAAGACTGTCTTGGTCGGCCCGGTATTGGGCCTGTAGCTTGGGGAGCTTTTCCGAGCGCGCGACACGCACCCTCAGCTCGCACAGATAGTTATCGACCGAGGTGATGTCCGGGCAGTCATAGAGCCTGATGTGGCCCTGGACGGTGGTCGCCACGTCAGGTGGCTCCGACTGCGCTCGCAGTGCTCGTGCCACGGGCACACACCCCCTTGAAGCGGACACGAAAAAGCCCCGCTGGGGGTGCTCGCCCAGCGGGGCTCTTCAACGGAACAGCGGGGAACTGTTGGTACTGGAGCAGCTGCTCCAGCGCGGGAACGACGGGACTCGAACCCGCATCCTTCGGCTCGACAAGCCGACGCTCATCCAGTTGAGCTACGAACCCAGGGCGACCGCTACAAGCCCGAAGCTCACGCGGCCGATCCAGCAAGCGGAGACAACTCACCCGCTGGTGGAAAAGCGTGACAGTTCGATCTACTCGCTGTCAAGTAGCCCTTTTTCACGGGCGTGATTCTGAAGTTCTCGCAGGTCGTAGCGTCGCCATCCCTCGCGGTGAGTGGCGATGTGCCCTCGACGGGCCCACTGGCGCACCGTCGCGGCACTGATTCGCTTCACTCCGAGCCGGTGCAGATAGAGCGCGGCCTCCTCGGCGGTCACCAGCACCTTCCGAGGGTCAGTCATCTTGATCAACTAGCGGCCAGTACGTCGCCGAGCGCGATCCAATCGACTGGAGGCCACTCCCAGCCGCAGCTCCCGCAGGAGACGGTGTCCCGGTAGGTGAATCCGGTCGGGATGTAGAGCGACCGCCCGCACACCTGCTCGTCTACCTCGTTCGGGCACGTCCCGAGGAACACCCGTGGCGAACCGGTGAGCGGCATGAGCTGGCTGCGCAGCCGGCGCAAGGTCGCCGCGAACTCGATCACCGACTCTTGCCGTGTCAGCCAATCGAGATGGCGATCGAGAAACTCAGTCAGGTCGCGGACGTTCTCGCGCGGATCCGGCATCGCCACCTCCCGCAGCTCGACGACGTCATAAACCTCGATCACGAGCGTCGAATAGACCGAGAGCGGTGGTCGAATAGATTCTTGGTGAATCCGTCCGTCGGAGCCCACCCACACCTTAGCCTCGGGTGAACTCCGGTGATCGCGCATGACGATGACGTGATCGGACGCGGGACTGCGCGATACGAATCCCGGCGAGCACCGGAAGTCATTGAAGCTTCCCGCCGGTGCTGGCACCGACGTGAGCGCCTCGTAGCGGTCCGCCACCTCGATCAGCTGCGCGTGCAACCGGTCCGCGCAACGCTCACACGTTCGATGCCCGGACATTGCCAGGTGCCAGGCTCGATTCTTCGGTGGGCGGCACGTGACGCACGCGGCCTCCGGTCGTTCGCATACCGCTTCAAGACTCATTCCGACCCTCCAATTCCCAGCGTGCGTCACGGTGGTAATACTTCCGCTTACGAGCATTACGACAGGTACGACATTCGAGATTCGGTTTATCGGGACGGGTGATCACGTTCGCGCCCACCAGCTCATGCCCGGCCCGGCAGAACGAGGGCTCGGCGGGGAGTTCAGGCTCGACAGGTTCGGGCACGAGCGAGGGCATCGGTCGCTCGCGCAAATGAAACGCCCGGTGCACCGCAGCGCTCGCGCGTGGCCCCCGGTCGTAGCCGGCGCGCTTGCGGGCCTCGCGACTGTGCACGAGGCCAGCGCGAGCGCGCTTGATCGAGTCCTTGTCGGTCACGCCCAGCATCGCCAGCAACTCGCTGGCGGTCTCGGTGTTCCAGCCGCGGCGCTCGCAGACACCCGCGACCGACCTGGCGACCCGGGCGAGCGCCCACTCATCGGGTCCGCGACCCAGCGCGATCTCGGTCTCGGTCAGATCGCTCATGATGAAATCATCTCCGGCCACTCCGCGACCACAGCACGGTGATAGGCAAGGGTAGGCACATCGAGCCCCAACCAGACCGCCCCGAGGTGCGCGAGCGCCGCGGCGTCCGCCGAGTCGTTGCCACCGAGGTCGGCGTCCGGGTAGAGCTTCGCTACCGCCAGCGCCACATGGACCTTGTCGACCTTGTCCTTGACTGATCCCGCTCGACCCACGATCCCCTTCTTCATCGCCTGCGGCGCAATGATCGCCACCGGCACCTCTCGCCTGATCAGACCGCCCGCCACGTGCCAGAATAGGGCAGCGCGATCGATCAAACTTCCGGCGTTCGGCCCGACGAACAACCCCTCGATGACCACCAGGTCCGACACCGACGCATGGTGCATGATCGCTTTGCTGAGCGTGGTGATGCGCGCGTGCCGTTCGACCAACGAGTCACCGCGCTTGCCGGTCGAGCTGATCGTGTCGGTCACCAGTTTGGTTCCGCGGCTGGCCGCCACGATCACCGCGATACCCGTCTTCGTCAGTGAGAGGTCGAGCCCCACCACTCGCTTCATGGCGATTCCGAGCCCTCAGCGCCTCGACGACGCTTCATCTCCCGCTCGACGTGGACGGACCCACCCCCTGGGTCCTGACGTACCGCAAATTCGCTCTGAGGGCTCGTAATCGAGTCCAGGAAGCCCGTCAGGGCGACCGCCTCCCGGTCACCGAGCGTCCGGGCCACGCAGTGCATCCCATCGTCATCGACCAGCACCAGGTAGAGATTGTTGCGGTCCGGGAGCCGCATGATCCGAAGCTCCGTACCGGCGGAGGTGTAGCTCCACTCGCGGCTCACCCGACCAGCTCCTTCTTCCGCGCCCCGAACAGCGCCTTCAGCGAGTCCGACCAGACGCCCGCCGACTTCGCTCGCTCGTAGGCGAACCCGAGGTCGGTCACCGACGTCGCCAGCGCGCAGGTCGCCACGAAGTTCTCCTCGGCGGGGCGCACCATCGCCTTCCCGAGCCGATTGCGCCAGGTGTAGACCGACCGGACGAGATCGGCGGCCGCTGCCGCAGCCTGAAGATCCACCCAGTAGAGGCGAGCCTGGCCGCTGCCGCTCGCCACATGGAAGATCACCGCCCAGTCCTGATTCGGTGGGGTGTGCGCCCAGGGAGTCCGAACCTTCTCGATCGGGTCGTAGGGAGTCGCTGTGGCATACGTCCAACACTGGACGGAGAACTTCGCCCCCGCGAACTCCATCCGCTGGGCGGTCTTGATGTCCCCGATCAGCACCGTGCCCGCCGGCAGCACCGACCCGTCGGGCGCCTCCATGTCGTGCAGCGTCTCCACCGCTCGATCGAGGGTGCCCGCCACCTCATGGTCGTCCTGCACCACGAACAGCTCGACCGACAGCGACCGGAAGCCCCGGCTCAATTCCTGGTAGGCCTTAAGGTCCGGACGCCATTGCTCGTCGAGGTGCCCCGGATCCTTCCCCATATCGATCTGCTCGAATACATGGTGCAGTCCGGTACCGATGACCGCCTTTTCCCCGGACCCGACCGCATCCATCGCTTGCTTACACAGCGCATCCAATTCCTTCTTGGACGCCTTCTGCTCATCGAATTCCGAAGAATCGAGTCCCATTTCGCTGCGCGATACCGCCATCTGCAGGTCTTTCCGACGCGAAACACCGCGCGCCACCTGCCGCAGCTTCCATGCCTCCAGCGCGGAGGCGTCCTCCAGCGGAGCCCCGTAGCTCGATGCCCTCCGGTAGCCGACCTCCTTCGAGTTGTCCGGAAGCATGATCTTCGGTCGACCCCACTGATCGCGGTTGCCCTCGATCGCCTGATCGAACTCCCACCGCCTCCGCGCCTCCGGGTCAGCCGGCGCCACCACCGCGGCTTCCCGCACCCCCTTGAGCGCCATCAGCCGCAGTCCTCGGTCAAGTGCGCGCACGGGCTCACACCGCAGTGCGGGCAGTAGTACGGGTCGTCGGTATCGGCCACAGCTCTCGCTCGTCGAGCAAGCTCGCGTTCGATGCGTTCTCCACTCATGCCCTCGGACGGGATCCAGGTCATCGGACTTCCTTTCAAGATCCAAGTCTCCAGGCAAAGTCTCGTCGTCTCCTCCCAAGGGAGGAGGAGGAGACGAGACACGAGACTTCCATTGCCTCGCGGACGAGACGAGACAACGAGACTCTCCGACGAGACATACTGTGAACTGCTGAAATGCTCTGACGATCTCTTCGAGGAGACTAGGAGACTCCATGAAGAGACTCCCTGCTCAAGATCTTCCATAAGAGGGTTATGAGACTCCACTTTTCAGCCCTCCGCCAGCCCCAGTCGGACTACCTCCGCAAGGTCAACGCTGAAGCGCTTCCCGACGTCGGTGTCCGTCACGATCAGGACGTTGTCCTCCTCCAGCGCGCCCCACATCTTGTAGAACTGACCCTTCGACATCGGCTTCCCGTTAGGGCCGCGGTCGTTCTCCTTGACCGCCGTGAAGGCCTCCGCCTTCGTCGCTCCGTGGCCCTGTCCGAAGGTCGCGTGCACCCACTTGACGATCCGGTCCCGAGCCGGCGAGTTCTCGTCCACCCTGGGGCGCTCAAACGGTGTCTCAGCGCTGCCAGCCGCCACCAACACAGCCGACTTCCCGACCGTGATCAGATCCAGCGAGATCGGGCGGAAGTCCTCCCGATCCTTCTGCTTCTCGCTCAGCACGGTGATCCGGTTGACGCCCTGCTTCGTGACGCTGATTTCGGTGTCCAGAGCCGCGGGTACCACGGTGGAACCGCGTCCGTGGTCACCGGATCGCCCCTTGTGGTGAATAAGAACCACACACGCTCCGGTCTGGGTGCGCAATAGGTCCGCTCGTTCGACCATCACGCCCATATCCTTGGCCTCGTTCTCGTTAGCTCCCACCGTAATCCTGGCTTGGGTATCAAGGATGATGAGAGCAGGACGGAGCTTTGCCATGGCGGCCACCCAGATCAACCACTCGGTCTGGTGCATTACTTGCACTGCACGCGGCAAGAATAAGGCTTGTTTATCGAGCTTTGTGTCGTGATGCGATTCCCACGCTCGGACGCGGGCCTTGATACCTCCCACGCCCTCGGCCACCATGTACACCACGTTCCCCTGGGTGCACGCGCGGCCATGCCAGGGCAACCCGAGCGCGACATGCGCGGCCACATCGATCATGAAGAACGACTTCCCGTGCCCGGACGTACCGATCACACGCGAAAGCGAATTGCAGTCCAGGATCCCCTCCACCAACGGGACGGGTTCGGGGATCGAGTCCAGTTCCGACGCTGGGATCAGCTCCGCGAGGAGGGCGTCTACCGGGTCTTGATCGTCTTGCGCCGGATCGTCGTCGTCTTCCTCGTCCTCCGCCGCATCCACCGTGGGCGCCGGCTCGGGCGCGGTCTCCGGCTTCCCCATAATCTCGGCCAGCCGGTCCTTGTCCAGCACCGTCGGTTCGCTGTGCGCTCGGGTAATGCCCAGCTCACGCATGGCGGCGCCGGCATCCCCGCCGTACTCGTACGCCGCGATCACCTGCAGCTTCGACCATGTTTTGCGTCCCGCAAGTTCCTCGGGCGGGTTGTCGGTCCACAGGTGCAGGAAGCAGCGATCCTCGAACGAGAGGCACCCGAGGTCGTGAGCCGTGGCCGACTTTGGGCTGCTCCAGTCCCCGGGGCGCGTCCATATCTCGCAGCCGCAACTATCGGGCCGCCCGGAGGTGTTCCAGCCGTAGGGCGCGAGAATCTCCTCCCACGCCCGGTCAGCGAAGTGCGCCTCGATGTCGTCGTCGCCATCGAGCACCGTCCGGCGGTGCTCCTCGGTCACCCGAGCGTTGCCCGCGATGTGCGCGAGCAACTCCTCGATCATCCAACCCGGGGCGGGTTGTATGTCGCTGCCCATCGTGTAGGCGCCCTCCGGGCGCACGCTGGGCGGCACCAGCACGAGCTGGTCGTGGAACATCAGCGTCGCCTTCGTGGCGTGCGCGCCGATCTTCATCGCCGTGGCATACGCGACCTCGGAGAAGTTCACCTCCTCCGGCAGCAGGAACCAGAAGTGTCCGCCGTGCTTGTGCGCCCAGCTAGTTTCATCTTCGGGGTTGGCGCTGTCCTTGAGCACGCCCGGCGAGTGGACGGTGGGCGCCGCGTTCACCAGCTCCGGCACACCCTCGCGCTCCGCCCAGTAGGTGGTGAAGCTCGCCACCTCCGCGACGGTGTCGGCATCGACCACCAGCAACCGGCTCGCCCCGACCTCCAGCCCGATGTTGAGGTCGGGGTGCTTGAGCAGCAGCCGCTTGAATACCCGCTCCGCCTCCATCGGGTCGGTGATCGCGTGCACCCGCCCGCAAGGGTGCTTGGCCAGCTCCCAGCGGCGCTTACCCTCCGCACGGGCGGTGTTGGCCGCCAGCCGGTCCGCGGCGTTGCGAGCGCGGTCGGTGAGCGTGCACAGCGGTCGCTTCTCGCCGGGGTAGACCGGCAGTACCGCGAAGCCCTCCTTGCAGGCCGCCTTAGCGATTCCGACTAGGTCGCTGTTCTCGCGGCTACCCCCGAACAGGTGCACGAACCGGCGATCCCCACCGGAGGCGGGCATCACTTCTCCTCCCCCCGCCACGCGTGCCCGAGGTCATCGCGATCGCAGCGGAAGATCGGGGTGCGCCCCGCCAGCTCCACCAGCCGCGGTGGTGGCTTCCGCATGATGGCCTCGATGTCGGCCGCCGCCTCGGTGTCCACCACCAGCTCGTCATGCACCGCGATCAGAATCGCGTCCTCCAGCCCAGCGTCTTGGCACCCGATGACGGATTCCGCTAGCACGTCGTAGCTGGAGCCCTGCACGGTGAAGTTCGTGCCCTTATACCCAAACTCCGGATCAACGTCGATGATCCGTCCCGACAGTGTCCAGGTCTTCCCGACCGTCCCCGACCACTCCGCCGCCCAGCCGGTGAAGCGGTCGGTGAGCGGCATGGCCGCGGCTACCTTCGCGCGGATGACCTTCGCCTCCGCGACCTCGACTCCGACGCCGGCCGCGAGGCTCTTGATGCCTTGCCCGTAGAGCATCGCCAACAGCACGACCTTCGCGGTCTTGCGGGTGACGCCCGCGGCGTCCGCGGCCACCTGGTAGAGATCACCGCCGGCTTCGTACTTCTTGATCGGATCGACGTCGCCGGCCAGGTTCGCGCCGAGCACGGGCTCGATCTGGCTCCAGTCGAGGCTCGTCATCTCCCGGCCCTCATCAGCCAAGATCGCGTGGCGGGCGTCGCCGGTGAACTGCTGCAGCGCCGGGCTCCCGTAGCTCATCCGGCCGGTCCGGGCGTGCAGGATGTTGACCGACGGATGGATCTTGCCGTCGGTGCGCTCCGCGACGAGGCGCGCGTTCTCCAGGTAGGTGAACAACCGCCGGATATCGTCGTAGCCCGTGAAGGCGCGCACCATCGGATGGTCGATCACCTCCAGGTGCTTGCCCTGGGTGGAGGGCCTGTTGGTCTTCGCGGTCCTCGGGTAGTCCTCCGGGAAAGCCTCCGCTGCCTCCAAGGACGCCGCGAGCTGGTTGCGGTTGCTCGGGTCCTCTACGCCATAGGTGGTCAGTTCCTCGGCTAGCTCGCCCATCCGAACCCGGATGCGCTCCTCCTCGGCCGCGATCGCGTCGTCATCGATCCGCAGGCCGCGCGCGGAGCGCTTGAGCATCACCCGGTTGACCCGCTGCTCGCGCTCCATCAGGTATTCGGCCTCGACGGCGTCGGCGCCGTAGCGCCCGAAGGGGTGCTCGGTCAGCTGGCGCCGGCAGTGGTCCTTCACGTGCGGAACGATCATCGAGGTCAAGATCCCGTCCCAGCCCGCGTACATGGCGTAGATCGGGTCGCTGTACTGGGCCTGCTCGAAGATCTTCGCCTTGGAAAGGCGGTTGACCTTGCCCCACTCCGCGAGGTTGTCCTTGGTCTGGGTGCGCAGCGCACCGGAGAGATAGCGCTTCTCCAGGTCACCGAGCTTGCGGCTATCGCGTACGCCGGTCAGCGCCATTCGCGCGTACACCAGCGTGTCGACGACCTTCTCGATGTCCTCCAGCCCCATGATGCCGGCGGTCACCAGCGGCGGTACATCGAAGGCGCTGTTGTGAAACACCAGCGTGTTCGCTACGGCGAGCGCGTCGGAGGCCGCCGCTCGGTGGGCCGGATTGCTCGCATCCAGCACACAGCTCCGAGCCGGGGTGGCGATGATGACCACCTTGACCTGGAAGGCCTTCGCCCCGAGGCCAGCCGTCTCGATGTCGACCGCGACCGTGCCCGCGCTGGCGGCCAACCGCACCACCTCGACCGCGGCCTGATCCCCGATCGAGTAGCTGCGCCGGGTCGGGTCGGTCTCGGTGTGCTGGGCGTAGAAGTTGACCTGCGATTCGGTGGTCACTGCCCGACCACCCATTTCCCGTCGCGCTGCACGGCCATGCGGTAGAGCGCGTACTCGCGCGTCCCATCGACGGTCTTGCGCTTCCCCTCGTACTTGACCAGCACGCGCTCGCCGGGCTGTGGGTTGAGGGTCTTCAAGCAGCCGCGCAGCACGACGCCACCGCAGCGCAGCGTTCGGTACTGGCCCTCATCGAGCACGAATAGCACGGGAGCGGTCGTCCCGAACGCGGGCTTGTCCTCGACCTTGACTACTTCACCGGAGAGGCGGTCACCCTCCTCGGGGTGCCAGCGCGTCGGAGGGTCGTGCTCCAGCAGCGCCTTGAGATCGAACGCGCCGGCTGGTACGAGTGGATGCAGCATCGGCATGCCCGTAGACAGCTGTGGCATACTCATAGGGCCTCTCCTTCCTGTGAGGTGGCCCTACACGTTCCAGCGCGTAGGGAAGAGCTAGTGGTTCGAACGGCCAGCGCCGAGTGGGACGAGCAACCCAGGCGCTGGCCGTTCGTTATTTCACGATCAGAACGGGGGCTCTTCCTCGTCCTCGTCGTCGGCCACGGCCTTCTTGGTGGTGACCTTCGCCTTCGTCTTGCCGGCGCCGCCTTCATCGTTGCGGCCGAACTTCGCCAGCGCGCGTTCCGCCAGCTCGATGTCGCCATCGG